ATGCGATTGTATCCATGGGCGGAAGGCAGGAGAAACTTCCGGAATTACTTCGCATGGTGATGACGTTGCGGAAGTGAAGGAAACCACACGTGGAGACGGCTTGGATGCCGTCTTTTTTTTTTTTTTACCCTATAGGTGGAAATATTAAAAGGAGAGCCGTCGTTCCGGGCTCTCCTTTTAATAAGGAAGCGTCAAACGATCCGCCCCTCCGATGTTGCCGACTCACGATTTTGTACCCAAGGATAAAATCTATTCTACTTAGCCACCGCCTGCAGCAGCAGATCCACCACGCCGTCCGGCAGCGTCTTCAATTTCGACATCAAGTCATCGCGTTTGGCTTCGACGCCGGTATCAGTGTTGTCCTCCTTCCGGTAAATGCTGTCCAATGAGTTGATGGCCTCGATCTTGCTTTCGTCGTATATATGGGTATAGACTTTGGTTGAACTCAAACTCTTTTGTCCGGCCAATATCGCCACCACGTCCGCCGGTACTCCTTTGTTGATGCAGTCGCTGATGAAGGTATGTCTTAGACAGTGAACAGTGTATTTCTTTCTTCCTTTTTTTCCTCGGTTGTCAGGATTCAGCGTCTCGTCCAATATGCGATTGCAGATGCTCTTCAGGTTTCTCAACGTCTGTTTGGATAGGTTCGGTCCTATCACCCAGTCGCAACTGCGCGGTTGTTTCTTTCGTTGGATCTCCAATTCTTTTTTTAGGTCGCAGTAGATGGGTATCGTTACCCCTTCTCTGTCGGGGTCACTTCTTTCTGTCTTTTTGGGGACTGTCCAGATGGTGTTGCGCTTGAAGTCCACATTCTCCCACCGCAGCGTATAAACATCGCTGATACGCAGCCCGGTGTAGATGCAGATGAGGATCACTATTCTGTAGTCAGCCATTCCGGATATCTTTCTGCCGGTACGTACTCCTTTGCGATGTCCTGTAACAGCCATCTCATCCAATGCCTGCAGCAATGCCCGCAGTTGCTCTCGTGTGATGGCTGTCCGCAACGAACGCTGTGACTTCAATCTGCGTATACGCGCAAAAGGATTGACCTGATCGGGCAGCAACACCTTGAAGATGTTTTTCAATGTGGTGATCTTGCCGTTGATGGTAGAAGAGCGCAACCCTGTTCTGCGCTGCAGACAAACCACGTAGTTTTCCACCATGCCGGCGGTGACTTCGTGTATGAACTGCACCGACGGGAACGTGTAGCGTATCCAGCGTATGAAGCAATCCAGTTTGCTTTTATACTGCTTCAAAGTACTGTCCGTGGTGTCTGCAATATATAAGGATATGAAAGTGTCCCATGCCGCCGCCAACGGTATCTGCGAAACCATGTTGAGCTTGGCCACCTTCACGAAGGACTCCAACTCTATCAACGAGGTACTGCCGGCGATGTTGGATAACAGCTTGGCGGATGCTTCCGCGGAGATGCGGTTGCTAACCGGTATGCCGGATGTGTCGGTGAGCAGTATGTGTTTTTCCGCATTGTTGGATCTGACGCGGAGATAATAACGTCGTCCTTTGCGCAGTATGGATCCCTGCCCGCGGGCACGACGTGTGATGACGTCTCTCGCCATGATAATGTCCCCTTATTCGATTGTTGTCGGCTGGACCTACTATAAAACGTTCAATGACAAGGGGCTTTTTGTGCTTAGGGAGAGATAAGGAGAAAAATTTGACGCTTTTGGGAATTTTTTGCAGGTTTTTTGCCTCAAAAACCTTGACATCGTCAGTATTTCATTATAGATCAATCCCGCAATGAGCTCCTTTTCTTTGTTTTGAACTCAACGTGAGCTTGTTGCATTCCTTGTCTGTAAAGCATAAAGTTTTGTTTTTATGTCTTCTTTTTTCTTTATTTTGCATCTGTGGGGAGGCGCGTAGGGAGAAGTAAGGTTCCTGTTCAATGTCCTCGCCGCCTATCCACCCATGTACTTCAAATAATATAACGTCTGTACAGGGGTAATGCAAATAAAGAACCCCTCTCCCCAGGGGACAGAGGAGAGGGGCAGGCGAGAAAGAGAGAAGGAAGCCGACACCTATACTATATACAACCTACGAAATCAATCGGTATAGTCTTCCGTACCGGGCCTGGCTGACGATTTCACTTTGGCTTGCACTTTGGAGCGGCTGTCGGTAAGCAATTATTGGCGGGTTTCCACCAGTGGGCCCCCGCCAATAATTGAGAAGCGTCAAACGATTCGACATCTACGCGGGATTTGCGTTGTTGTTTGCGCCGTGTTCCGCCAAATATAGTACTTCGCGCTTGTCGTAACGGATCCTACGGCAGGAAAAGCGTATCTGGGTGAGGAGTCCCTGTCTCGAGTAGGACAGCAGCGTAGGCTGACTGATCCCGAGGATGTCTCTGGCCTGTTTAGATGTCACCAGGTCCTTCGGTGCGCTAGTCCCTACGCATGCCGCCAAGATGCGGGACTTCAATGTGCGCTCCACAGTGTTGTCTGACTCCAAGGCCAGTTTAATGGTTTTCAGTGTTTCAGGTTTCATGTCGTCGTCCTCCTTTTTCTCCTTACAATAATCATCACCGGATTTGACGGCCGACTTTTTATGACTGAACATAGACTATCCTCGTCAGGTTTTGAATAAACGTCAAACATACTGAAGCGCCCAACACAAGGTAACTGAAATGGCCCACAGACGACAACTGAAAAGTGCCGACGGCACTACCATACTACCGTTTACCACCAACGTACCGGTGCATTCTGCCGGAGGATTGACGTGGGGATCCGGCTCAGCTGGAGATGAAAAGCTGCAGGTGAAGCTTACATCGGGCGGTGGAATCGCGGCGGGATTGGACGGGCTGTACATCAAAATCGCTTCCGGAGGAGGTCTGAGCGCAACCGAAGACGGACTCCGTGTCATCGGTTCATCCGGGGGCAGCGGAGGAAGTGGCAGCGGAGGAGACATTTCCGGAGCCATCGTCAGCGGAGCCGCTTTTGTTACCACGGTAGGTAATTACACACTCGGCTTGACAAGCGGCGGTATTCTCATGTCCGGTGCCAATGTCAGCGTAGGACTCGCCAGCAGCTCTTTGAACATACATGTCAGCGGGAACTCCGACGTCAGCGCGGATATCGACATGTCCATGGATGATAGTGGACAATTGTACATCGGACTCGGCGGCGCGGACGCGGTATTCGGCATTTATACCGACCAGAGTCCTGTTCTGGTGAACGGCCTGCCTTTGTACGTGGATTATGATAATGCAGACTTTCTGTTCAACGACGAAGTTTTGGCCACGCAACCGTGGGTTTCTTCGTATGTTTCGTCGCACGGTGGTGGCGGAAGTGTTTCCGGCGCGATAGTGTCCGGCGCGGAGTTCAGTACCACCGTCGGCTCCTATACCGTCGCTCTCACTTCGGGCGGCGGGCTGCTGGTCTCCGGATCCGAGATGCAGTTCCGGTTGTCTTCCGGGGGCATGATAGCTTCCGGGACGAGCGGGGAGTGCGTCGTATTGTCGGGCGGCACGGCGAAGTTGATGAACAACTATGATGACGTTGAGCAGTCTGTCACAGTCGAGCACGACGGTGGGGTTTCTATTCATGCCGCCGATCCCGGACGCAATGTGGATATCGTGTGCGACGCGGGTGACATCAACTTGAACACGTCGTACGGAGGCGCAGTCAAAATCAATGACGTCCCCGTCATCACACAGCTCATCAGGGCAGTCGATAGTTCATTCAACACCAGCGCTCAGGTGCGTGTATCCGGAGGTACTCATTATATCTATCCAAATCCGTTGGATCAACTTATGGTCGGTGTTGCCGAGGACAGTCGAGAGAGCTACATCCAATTTACTTTAACATCCTCCGGAGTACTGATAGTGCCTTCGACGCTGGCGCTGTTGAATAGCGGAATCGAATTCGATGGTGGCAAAACCTATCTGTTGGGGTTTTTGAACGGCATGATGGCAGCAGGGGAATTGACTGAAGGCACCGGTAGTTACGGGAGTTTTGCCGTAAAGTTCTGGGATACCGGGAACATCTATAACTTCTCATTCTTCTCTGGCGATTTCTATAACCAGTATTATCTTTGCGCAGATCTCCCCGGATACTCCATTGTCATAAATCAACATGATGACAATGGCCAGAATACTCAAGGTAGTTTTTATGGTCCGGGCGGAACGCTTCTATCCTCCGGAGAAGGCGCAGGCGACGATATAGCCGGTATCGGCTGGGATTCGGAAGACTATAGCATTCAGTACGTGGGCTAACGAGGGTGTTCGGATGAGTATGTTTTTCAACATGCTGGCGGGTGGACTCATGGTGGATGAGCCGATATACGGCAGCAAGGGCGTTTTCATCGCTTCCTCCAACACCATTTTGTCTTCCGGCATGTCGATGTTTGCGACCGTCATCGGCAGCGGGCAGGCTCAATACGTATGGAATAAGGGTGTGGTGTCCTCAGGACTCGTGGAATCCCATGGTGAGTTGGTAGTCTACAGTGGCGGCACTATTTCTGATGTCACTCATATCGGCGCCGGATGGGGAGCATCACCCACCATCATCAGCTCCGGCGGTTATGCCTACAACCTTTCGTTGTATAATAATGTAAATCAGAACTGGCGAGGATTGTATAACTACGGCACAATCTCCGGGCTGCTGTTCCCGGTAATGAATGGACAACCGATCACAGCCTACATCTATGATGGTGATGTTTCCGATGTCACAATGAGTACTCGTTGTTATATGCATGTTTCCGGAGGAAGAGTGTCCGGTGTCACAATGAGTACTGATTGTTATATGTATGTTTCCGGAGGAAGAGTGTCCGGGATAAATCAGAGCAACAGTCCTTTGGAAATCTACAGCGGTGCGAGCGTCTTCAATGTTTACAGCGGAATGGGAAACGTCAATATTCACGAGGGCGGTTATCTAAGCGGATTAACCAAAACTCAATCTGGCGGTCAGATAATGGTATATCCCGGGGCTGTTGTCTGCGATGTTCAGATCTTGGTATCCGGGTACTCCAAATTCTTTGTGTCCTCGGCGACTATTAGCGGTGGCTTAGGAAGCAATTATCGCCCCTACTTCAGCAGCTCCATTATATACGACTATACACAGAGCGATGGAGCGATAGATGGCAGGAACACGCCAAACTCTTTTATTCGACTCTCCACCTTCAATGTCGCTTATGAAAGCTTTACTGGCGCACATATCACAGATTGGACATTGGTACGGTTGAAGTCGGGTGGTGCTTCTCCGACATTTACAGCCATTAGCGCCAGCAACTTCAACTTCTCGATGACCGTTAGTGGTACATATCTCATGACTCTGCAGTCCGGAACCATTCTGGATGGGGGTTACATCCGAGATGGTATGCGCGTATCCGCAGTGTCTTCTTTCATCAAAAATACCACCATCGAGCGGACCAATCCGTCTAACGCAGATCCGATATTGGATCTCAGATTAGGCCTTTCGGATTCGCTCAATGCCAGCAACATCTTCATCTGCAGCGGCGGAAGCTGCGTATTCTCCTCCGGCGCTTCGGGTGCCGCCTTCACTATAGGTGATGGTGGTAGAATGACTATCAAAGGATATGCCTTGTGCGATGGAATCGTTGTCAATTCCGGCGGATCGCTGAATGTGGATGGTGGCGGCGGTACTTCCGCGCCCTGCTCGGCACTCAATGTCACATCCAACCCGGGAGCAATAATCACGGTTTCCAACGGCGGATATATCGAATATACAGACTAAAGAAGGATAGAATATCATGGCTACCACTATTTGGATCGACAACAATGGAGATATCTATCACGGCGGCGGCATCGTGATCGGTGATCTGCGTTATTTCCATCCTACTCCCGAGCAGTTCCGCGAGGCAGGATATACCGAGTACATCCCGCCTACACCTGTGCCTCCGTCGACTGAAGACTTCGACAACGCCTGCGTGCAGTTCAGACAAGTTTGTGCGCAAATCGCGCTTGCCACGGGCATCGAAGGCTTCAAGGGCGGTTTTGATGAAATGTACGAATTTCAACAATCTCCGGTCTTTGCCACTCTTGAGGGCATGCAACTCGCCACCGCATGGAATGCCGCGGATAAGCTTTGTACCTATGAAGCGTCCAAGATCGGCATAGGACAACCCCAGTGGTGGTACAAATGTTGGGAGGAGGAGCTCGCAGACGCCGAATCCGTTGAAGAGACTGTGGAACCCGAAGAGAATGGCGAAGAGCAGTCCAATGACGTGGCGTCGGAGGAAAGCAATACACCTCAAGAGCAGTCCGAGGACGACAGCACTCTCTGATTTGACGCTGGCACTCTTGTGATGTCCCTTGATTGGAGATAATCCACGTGAGAACTGTTTTCGCATCCGCACAACAGCAAACCATGATGCCACAACCGGTACCGTCAAGGCCACTGCAGCCCGGCAGTACTGGTAACTCTGGTGTGGGGCTAATTTTTAGGCAACAGTCAGGAGCCAGCCCATCTCCGGCCACCAAGTACTTTAGAGCCGGTAAGGGCATACAGATAACCGGACTTCCGGGTAACGGACTTCTGCTGGCCGTATTGCTGTCTCCAGCAGGAGGATTGTCCACTGATGCTAACGGCAGACTTACCGTAAACACGGACAGTGTGGCCTTGATGGTGAAGGAAAACCTGGAAAGAGCCATTGAGGCAGGCGAAATAGTATCACCGGAAGAGGTTCCATCCATTGTCATAGATACAGTCGAGGATGCCGGTTACAGTAAAATAGCGATATCACCTTTCGGTTTCAACCTGGATCAGATGACCTTGGTGGATGACGGAGAATATAACATATCCGTTCCAGGTTTTGTTTTCGAGGTTGAAAACGATGTCACCGGTACTGTGGTATGTGACATAGAGCATCAAGCAGATGGAAACTCACTGCTTACATTCGTCGAGTTTGACCCGTCGGTATTCGGAGATAATAAGGCATTCACGGCCTATGCACTCACCAATAGCGACGGTACAATTTTTCCAGTGCTGCCTAAAACCATAATATAAGGAAAAGAAACATGGCACGTGGCGTCAGAATCAATAGGGCGAAGAACTTCGCCGGTAAGAACTACCTGGTGGAAACAGATCTGAGTTCCGCCAATATTACTGCCGTGAGCCTGAGCGGTACCAGTCTCACCGTCTCCCAGGGTACCGGCAACAGTAAGTCCGTAGACCTCTCCGGATTGTCAACCACCCCTGCCCTGCTCAACGGAGCTTCGGTGAGTTCAACCACTACAGCCACTACTCTCAAAATTACGCAGAGTGGCGGGACATCTGCTACTGCCGACCTCACTTCGTTGGTGAAGTCCGGTAATGCCGCCATCAGTGCAAACAACAACAGCGTTTCGCTGAAACTGAATACCGACACAGAAACGGAAAAGTATCTAGCCGTCTCCACTGGCGGCTTAACCGTCAACAGCATCACCACCGCCATCAATGCCGCTTCCAGTGCCGCTTCCAGTGCGGCGGTAAGTGCAGCGGTGACTTCCGCCGCAACCGCGGCGAATGCTGCATTGAGTGCCGTAGTCGGTTACAGCTCGCTCCCGACTGGGAGCAAGACGGTGGAGTCTCGCCTTACTTCGCTGGGAAGTGCCATCGACGACATAGTAGCCAGCGGTACCATCGTCAGTGCGGGCAACGGCGGTATCGTTGTCACATCCAATGCCAACATCTACAAAGTCAGTAATACGCTTACACTCGTCAGCAAGGCGACTCCAGATGCCGGTTACGCTGCCACTTACGAACTTCAGGATGGCAGCGGGGCTCGTATCGGTGCTGCAATCAACATCCTCAAGGATCAGTTGCTGCAGAGTGCGTATACCGTGTGGGGCACCAGCCCGGATCTCAATGCACAGGGCCAGGTCCCCGGCAAGCAGGCATCGAAGACCTCCACCGCCATTTACCCGTTCCTTGAGTTCGATGTGTACGCGTCCGGCGGTTCGGTGGTGGATCCGGTCTATGTTCCGGTCAACGACCTGTTCCATGACGTCACTTCCGGCGGCGGCATTATCGTCAGTCAGACATCCGCCGGTAACCAGGTGTCTGTCGATACCGCGTGGATGAACTCCCGTTATCAAACCTCCGGCAAGTATATCTCGCAGTTCACTGGTACTAACGACTACATCCCGCAGATCACCAGCAATGGCAGTGCGCTGAAGAACGGACGCGCCATCGTCACCACGATCACCAGTGGTGGGACGAGCATTCCGACCGAGGGTGCAGTGTACAATGCAGTCAGTTCCGCCACCAGCAACGCCATCATGTCGAACACCGAGTTCGAGACCGGTGTTTCCAGCGCCAGTGACGGGGAACTGGAAATCGATTCCGCCAGCATCAGTCTCCACCCCGGTGGGTTCTATATCAACGCCGGGCATTCCGAATCGGAAGGAGTTGACTACACAACCTCTATGGAGGTTACCGGTTCCAGCATAACACTTGATGCAGGTAATGCTCCGCTTAATCTCAACGGTGCTCCCGTGAATATCGGGGGCAATTTCGGAGACGGTATAAATATAAGCGGTGAGTATGTAAACATACATGGCGGCGATGTCACTGTCAAAGGCAAGCAGCTGTACCTCCTCAGCAGTGCCACATTGGAGATGTCCGCCACCGCGGCCAACAGCTTTTGTCCCGTCAGTGTTTTCGACTCCGGGCTTATTGTAAATGTAGTGCACAGCGGCGCGGTGATCTATCCTTCCATAGAGACCTCCGGCGGCACGCAGTATATCGAGGCCGATCTCGGAAGTTCATCCACCGAGACGTGGGTAGTGAATTATCTGATTCCGGCGGGCTCGGTATCCGAGGAATAAACTGACAGGATCCGATAAATGGCCTTCTTTCAAAAATTCGGTGAAGTAAAATTCACGGATAAGTGGAAGGTCTCCGGCTCGGTTTATTCTCTTGCGAAAGTACAAGATGCGCTGGAGACCTCCGGGTTGACCCGTGTGCAGTTCACGGTGCCCAGAGGCATATCCACCCCCACCGGTCAAGGTATTTGGCCGGTGGTGGACATTGCGCTTGTACCCACCTTTGCCACCTACTACTCACTGGACTCGCAGGACGACGCGGAGTCGGCAGCCAAGTTTCAGTACTACAACCCGAATACCGACGAGTGGATAACCATGACGTCCTCCGGTATGCCGGACGATGATGGGGCCGCAGGATGGATGATGGTTGCCGATGTCAGTTCTCTGGTGGCGGAGAGTTTGGTCGGACAGTCCTATCCGTGGCATATCCGGGTATACTGGAAGAGCTCCTCCGGGAATGACGTCACCGAACCGCTGGTGTTGATGTATCCGGTAACCCCGATCATCAACAACTCCTCTCCGGTGCTGCCAGCTGCTACCTCCACCAGTGCCGGTGTGGTCACCCTTGCCACCTCGGCACAGGTCTCATCCGGAATCAATACCTCATCCGTTATAACTCCCCATGCCTTGACCCACGCCATGGTGCCCTTCTCCAGCGGCATCAAAGCATCTACCATCAGCGGATTGGGTACCTCTGTCGAAATATTGGCACACAGTCGTGTCGCGTTAAAAGTCAGTAACATCGCCAGTAACGGCATAGAAATTGATACTAACGATTACATATCCGCATACGGCGGCGGTGCCACGCTGTCGATGTCCAGCTGTGAACTAAAGGCTAGTGCAGCATCGGCAGTTAATGTAGTCGCATCCGGAATGAGTGTGGTAATGTCCGGCGGATCCATAGTGGCAAGCGCCGGTTCCGGTGGAGGCGGTATCGCCATCACGTCACAGGGCGTGTTTTTGCGGGACGACGACATAGGTGCATCTGCCTCACTGATTGCCGGATATTTGTTCGTGAACGGACATCAAGTACTCACCGATGCCGACGCCTCGTCATTTGCCGCCAGGACCGATATTATTCCCATCGTTTCCAGCGGCGGCTATATCACTTCCAGCGGGGTGGGTACCATTGTCTCTTCCTCCACTTCGGACTGCCTGCGTTCCGGAGCCAACATCGATACCTTTGCTCCTTCTAATGACGCATTTTTCAATATCGGTGCCGGTGATCCCACTGAGATGGGAACACAAGATTATGCCTATCTGCACATGTCCGGTGGTGTAATGGCAGGCGGACATGCCACTTTATCCGCTACCTACCGTGCGGTCGTCGAAGGACAAGGCGAATTATATCTATCCGGCGGCTCCGTGTACTTGAATGGGACACCGCTGGGGATGCTGACGATAGTAAACTCATCCGACACCACTGTTTTTTTCGATTCAGCGTTGTCCGGTGGAACCGCACACGTGTTCACTCGGCCGATGACCGGGATATATATTATGGGCATCACGAGCTCAACAGCAGAAGATACTTTCATTTTTACCGCCGGTGCATCTCCGCATATAGATTTACCGGCTTCTGTCGGGCTGGTGGAGGGCGGTGTAGTGGAAAGCGGCATGGTCAACTTGTCATCTGGTTCTTCCTATATCATGGCGATAACACAACTCAAAGCTGTCATCGTGGAGTATAATCAGTGAGCGTTTTCACCAATCTCTGCTTGACCATAAAAACCGGTGCACGCCCTGTGGATGGTTCCGCGGGCGTATTCATCAAATCCGCCACCACCGTGCTCTCCCGCGCTTGGACAATGCTTGGCGCCACCGTGTCCAGTGCCCAGTCCCAGTACGTTTACAGCGGTGGTTTAGCCACCGCTTGTGTTATATCTTCCGGCGGTTTTCAGGAGGTCCGCTCGGGAGGCGTGGCTTCGGATTGTCAATATTTTGCTCATTTTGCGGTAAGAAACGGAGGACTGATCTCCGGCGGTACTGCGGTACATAACAACGGTTCGATCGGCAGTGTGTATGTCGGCGGCGTTCTTACGGATATAACGATTGGGGGTATTTCGTCATGGAACGCCGTATATGTTCACGGAGTTATTTCCAACACCACGTTTCTTACCGCGGGCGAACTGTGGCTGCGATCGGGCGGTACCGCGATGGACATCACCGTCGGCTCGTCAGGTGGTGCTTACGCATGGACCTACGGCGGTCTCATCATGACAGCGGATGGCGCCTACATATCCGGAGTCACTTTCAGCGGCGGCTATATGTCGGCGGTCGGCTCCCGTACCTTGGTGGAAGACCTGAAAATAGTCTATCCTAAACTAGCTCCGAGTTTTTATTCCTCTGCTGTGTGCAGTGGTGCCGTGTTATATCCGACAAATGCGTATATGGGGCTGAACACCGGCGCTTCGGCATATGACGTAGTTATCTCCGGAGGGACCTTGGCACTCAATGCTTCTGATACTTACGCGAGCAATGTCCAAGCAGTCGGAAGCGGAGCACGTATTATGGGTACGGGTACCTTTGAGAATGTGTTGTTGTCCAACACCCTGGCCTCAGGGATTACGTATGCATACATACAGCCGCTGGGTCGGGCTCATAGTATGCGTATTTTTGGGAGCGCGGCTTGTAGCATCTATTCCGGGGCGACTGGTACGGACATTTATCTTGAGGGCGGTCCGACAGCCGGGGTATCCCGCCCTTCCGTTGTGGTAAGCAACGGCGGGTATGTATCCGGTGTGTCGACCGGTCAAAATGCTGTGTTATACTTGCGCGGCAATACAGATAACGTGTACATAGAGTCGAATACCAGCGGATACGTCTCATCCGGGGTCGTTCTCAACGGTCTTGTAATGAGCGGCGGCACTGTTTGGGCGTATACCGGGGCAACTTTGTCCGGGGCGTCGATCTGCAGCGGCGCTATTAACAGCAATATTCTTTCCTTGAGCGGCTGCAGCGCTGATCGAATTACCGCAGGGATGCGCGGATATATAACTCTACGTGCAGGAACCACCGCCACCAACATAGATCTACAAGACTCGGCGTGGATTTATGTGTCCTCAGGTACAGCAACCAATATTACCGCCAGCGCGGGCTGTTCTGTTTATGCTTCGAGGGGCGGAGTGCTATCCGGCGTTACAGGTGTTAACGTAGCACGTATCGCTATAGCATCCGGTGGAATAGGCTATGATGTGCATATGCTGAGCGGCGGTGTGATAGCCATGGATCCCACCGCGAGTGTTTACGGACTCTATCTATCCGATACGCAGAATGTTACGTTCAACTCCAACGTATACATCGAGAATCTCCAGCAGCTTTCGGTGTCCCAAGGGCAGGTTACCAACCGCGGGTCAATGGTGAGCGCAGTAATTAACAGATATTATTACAACTCCGGTTATTGTTCGGGGTTGACCATATCGGGAACTTCTGGTTTTACGGTGGTATATGCCACCGGAAGTGGTTATTTGGAAGACGCGGATCTGTGGAGACCGTGTACCGTGAGCGGCAGTGCGTCTAACGTGAGACTTTATAGTACTTATATTCATATTATGAGCGGCGGCAAGGCGGACAGCGTCACGGTATCGGGTGGCACGGGCCTCGTTTCGTCGGGCGGGACACTAACTGCGGCGACCATTATGTCGGGTGGATCACTGGTCGTAGAATCCGGAGGTACTGCAATAAATGTCTCCAATCTATCTGGAACAGTTAACTGTACTGGAGCTTATCTTTCGGATGCTTATACCGAGGGGTTCGGGTATGTACACCTCTATTCTACGACGATCTGCAGCGGTATCAGTATAGGAGCTGGCGGTAGGCTCAATGTATACTCAGGCTCAATAGTCAGTGATGTATACGGAGGCCAGAACGCGGCATTGAAAATTTCCTCTGGTGGTACTGCATATAACGTAAGTTGCGCAACCGACGTACTTAGTTCCGGGTATTTGTCAGGCGCTAATGTGAACAATCTTTTTATATACATGGTATCTAATGGCGGTGTAATAGAAGATGTAGATATTCCGTACGGCAGATTGAGAGTCCACGGTACTGCTGTCAATATTAGATTCAACCGCACAGAACTTACAGTTTATTCCGGAGGAGTCTTGTCAGGTGTAAGCGTGACCACCAACATATCAGCTGGAGGGACGATGTTTGTCTCATCTGGAGGACTGGCTAAAGATGTGGTGGTAACTAACTATGGAGTGGTTTCCGGTTATACATCAGGGCGCATCAGTAACTGCATACTCAGCGGGGCCAGTGTTACAGGCTGGATGGGCTGGTGGGATGACGTTCAAGTGCTCGGCGGTAAGTTGTACGTCAGACAACATCTGCACAATGCCTTGTTCAGTAGTGGAAACGGCTGTTATATCGCCGGGGACATTTCCGGGATAAGACTTGTCGCCGGTAACTTATTTGTTGAAACCAGCAATACCGATGCCTATGACCTTCATATAGAGAAAGGGTACTTGCAAGGACAAACATCTGCACGGTTACATGACGTAATCGTATCTGGCGGAACATTAAGGATTAACTCAACGGCATCGGCAAGCGGGGTGACAGTTAGTTCTGGCGGCAGCCTCATCGTCTCTTCCGGTGGCACCGCGCTTGCCGTGACATCCAACGCCGGAGCGGTCGTGAACGTTCTTGAGGGCGGTTACATAGAATACTTGTAGGAGTTGATATGTGGTATCTTAATGGCAAACCGGTAGGCAATATGATCGTCCTAAACGATCGTCGTATCATTAATCCAACCGAAGAACAATACCTTGAGGCCGGGTGCGTATGGCATGATCTTGTTTCCCCGGAGCAACAGCAGGAAACAGCGGAAGAAGCGTCTATCCGTGCGCAGGAATTTGCCCAGGCTTGTGCGCAGTTCAAGCAGATATGTGCCCAGATACAGACCGCGGCAAATCTCCCCGGGTTCAAAGGTGGTTTTGATGAGATGGTGGAGTTTCAGCAGTCTCCCGTCTATTCAACCATCCCCGGATTGCAGTTGGCGATGGCGTGGAGTGCGGCAAACGAACTGTGCAAATATACCGGATCCAAACTGGGATACGGACAACCCGAGTGGTGGTACCGATGCTGGGCCGAACCTCCTCAAGAACCTGTAGATGATACAGAAGTTGCAGAGGATACGGAGTGGCCGCCGGAAGAGGAGCCAGAGATACCTCCGGAAGAGGAGCCGGAACAACCGTCGGAAGAGGAACCGGAGATACCGCCCGAGAGTTCGGAAGAGACGACATAAGTGCACATAGTACCTGCTATAAGTCCGTGGGCAGATCCACGGACTTTTTTTGTATCGTTATAAGCATGTCTTTTAGATTGACGCGCCAACTCTTATGGAAGCACTGATAATAAAATCCTCACGGGCACCCTGATGAAAGATATACTCGGTAAAATAGTGGAACTGCTGCCGGTTGTCGGACTGGCGGCATTCGGTGGATTTACAAGGACACTCTACGGCAAGGCCCGCGGAGAGCCGTATTCCTGGAAGATCGCCCTCCCGGAGATCGTCATCGCCATTTTCTCCGGACTGCTCATTCACTGGCTTACTCTGGAACTGGGTATGTCAGAAAATCTGAGAACAGCGGCCATCTCATTGGCCGGATACTCCGCCCGCAGTGTGATGGCCATTATGAACGCGGTGTTCATCACGTTCGTAAAGAAAAACGTGGGGGTGGACAAGAAATGAAGATCTGTCGTTGGCTGGTGGAGTGTTTTCTGATGGTTCTCCTTATCGTCGGAGGTTGCTTTGAGCAGCCGCCTACTTCCGGGGTGCCTGCTGTCAATACAGTGGAAAGCATACTCAACGACACCGCCGACGATCTGGAACTCGGTGCCAAGGTGCGCCAACTTGTGGAGAAGCAGGAGCTCGGTAAGCCATGCGTACACCAAAGGGCACTGCAGGTGGAGGCCATGAAGTCAACTTCCGCATATCCTCTCAATTCCATTATTTTCGGCATGACTTTCATCATCTGGGTGGCCATACTCCTTGATGTGATAGGAAGAACAAATGGTAAAAAAGCTTAAGCAATGGTTTTGGTCGATAATGCTTCGGCTGATGTCCAACCGCAAGATCCGCACATGGGTTCTGTGCTTTGCGCTTCGTCATGTGTCGGCGCAGAAAATAGTGGGCGAACTGGGAATAGAAGATGAGAGCATATAGAAATTTCCAACAAAAAAGAAGGCAGGATCTGCTATGCTCGATTCTACTTCTGCTGGCCATAATCATTTGCGTGGTAATCTGTCTGGCGTTGTCAGGCTGCGGACATAACACCGGCGCTTTCATGCTGGGCACCGGAATAAACATCGGACTTGATCCGCAGTACGCCATTCCTCGTGTGAGCTATATCGACGGTTTCTGTGCAACTGATATATCTCGTGAGAATTCCGGATGGGAGTTCGAGATCGATGCCGACAACGGTCTCTCCATCGGCAAGGATGGCACCATAAAGGGCATCAAGCGTATGCGCAGACATATCGGCCCTCAGATGAACGGATACCTCACCAAGTTGATCAAGGACGATCCTGAACTTGCCCGCAATTATGTGGAGGCCATGAAATACTACTGGCAGTACCGGACCATGCTTATGCGAGGCGACAGCACCGCCACCGGGCGTGTGGATTCAGGAATATCCGGATACTGATCCGATACTTGTTTTTGTACTCAAGGATAAAATCTTCATATGGCCAAGAAAATACTCCTCATCAACGGCGGCGGGCAGTTCGGACTGATCCCTGCCATTTTGCTGTCCTGGGTATATGACACCAACAAACAGGACTTCCGAGAGTGCATCGACTGTTTATCCGGCTCTTCGATCGGCGGCATCCTTACCGCTATGTACGCAGCCGGCAATGACCCGCAGACCATAGCCAACGCCTTTGCCCCAGCCTGCAGGAAGATCTTCAACAAGCGCTTCATCGCCAAGATCAACCCCCTCGCCTCTCCGCGATATGATGACGATCAATTGGAATCCTTCATCAAATCATATGTGAAGGACAAGACAGTGGGCGATATCCACAAGAAGTATCCCAAACTCGACGTCTTCTTTGCCGGCCTTGACGTTACCGATGACAGTTACAAGGTCTGGGACAACATCACCGGTAAAGACGATCGCGAGCGGCTGAGTGACATCTGCCGCATCACCTGCGCTGCACCTACATATTTCGATGCCGTAAATCGCGGAAATCACGCCATGGTGGATTGCGGGCTCATCGAAAATACCATGCTGATGACCACCACCATCGGATACAAAAACCGGCGTAATGTGCCGTTCGAAGAGATGGACGTATTGTTGATAGGTTCCGGATATCTGATGGACAAGGAGCCGCTGGATTATAAGAAGTACAGCAGCATGAACCAGCTGGAGATGCTGTTCAATTTGATTATCCCGTACGTAACGCAGAGTAACGAGCTGGCCAGCATCTACTGGGCGCGGGGACTGGGGCTGCGGAATTTCTATTATTTCAACCCGGTGGCCATTTATGGTGAGATGGACGATACGTCTTTATTGCCACGTGTCGGTGACGACGCCATGATGTGGGGCCTGCGCTTTATGGAAACGTGGAACAGCTTCCTGTCGGACGAGAAAAAGGATCCGGTGAAGGATGTGCGTGAATTGATTGTGCTTCCGCCAGAAATCGGTGAAAAATATTACATAAAGGTGTGTTGATGATGATGACGTACAAAATGGGCAATATTCAGAGAATCGCAAAAGCTGCTCTCGAGAAGTATGCAGCTGCTCGGCCGAGTTATGGCTTGACTGTAGACAACAATCAGGAAAACTTCCAGACCGTGGATGGAAATGACGATTATTCTGTCGTAGCTGAAACAGAGAATAACCAGACTGTATTATACATCTATGACAGGAAAAACAATAAGATAAACGGTGCGTTAATGCTTCCCAGTATTGGTAATAAGCCGTACAATATCAAGGTAGAGCAAGCTGGGAATAAGTGGTCCATCGCTTTACCTGGTAACAGGATCGCTACTTTTGATACCAAAACCAATAAGGGTAATGTCTCCAAGGGTTTTTCTAACTGGATATTGACATAAGTCATTATCGATTATCGGTACAGATACGTAACTGGGAAGATAAATACGTTGGATATTGTACGTATAGCGCAAGCAGCACAAACCAGAGTACTAAAGAGCGCCGAAGATAGCCCATATCATACAACGTGTATGCATAAGGTGGCTGACGCAGGCGTTGAAGATGCACTTAACTACTTAAATAGTAGCGGAAATGAAGACATCTCTCCATACGGAGTAGGGATTTCATTGAATGCCGCCGGCGTAAAGCCCGGTAACACAGGCGCTGCGGGTAAACAACAACCGAGCGTGGTTACCGCCAAAATATACGGGCCGGTCATGAATGCGTTGGCTCATATTACTGATTATGCTGGGCACGCTATAACCTTTCCATATGATCTGGTTAGAGCTACTCCTGGACTGCACTTAGATCGATACTTGCCGTACGCTAGCAATCCTGGAGAAGCTGCTTTGCCGTACACCAGAGCGTTGTTATCTCATGGTTATGGAGAGCGCGTTGCATCTGATATAGATCAGGCCACTCAGGGTGGCATTGCTGGAGCCGCGTTAGCTACGGCCGTTCTACCCGTAGCACGCGTAGCCGGTGGTAAACTTATGCGTATGGGGAAACCAGTATTAGATAAGACCAGGACTACGATACGTAAAACACCACAATATACGCGTTTTGCGCAAAAAGCTCCCAGAGCGCTCGGCCAGCGCGGAGCAGCGGTTGTAGGAGATAAGGATTACGAGTTTTTTAAATATCTATATGGAGATAGGTATTATCCGCAGCTCACAGAACGCTTTACGCATATAAACGGTTCACCGGTAGATGTCTATTCTCTCGACCCCGCGAGACAGGCCATAGCGCAATATACGCCTATGCGTATAGGAAAGAATAGGATGCCTATATACGCTAAAGGTATACGCAAGGAACTGCGAGATGAGATAAGGGCCATGCGTGTTGATTCTAAGATCCCACAAAAAGGTTATTATTTATCCAGTGATAGGCCAGTAATAGCACCTACAAGAGGGACTATACTTGGTTATTCCACCGTGGCAAATAACCCTGTAGGTGCTTACGTGGTACCGCACCCAGGGTCAGGCTCATTCTTAGTAGATCGCAATGGGCGGATACATACCGCTGACGGGTCTCCTTTAATCGTAGCCTCGCGGAAGAAAAACCCTTTGATCAATGGTTTTCATGAACTGGGCGGGCATAATTTCGGCGGGGATGCTGTAGTAGACATGCTATGGAATAATAGCGAGTTTCCTGCCGACCTGAGTTACGGGCTAAGTAGACCTGGAGAGACTTTAGGTACTCGTGCGCAGTTAATAAAGGCAATGAATAAAGAAAATCCAAGGTCTCCAGTGCCGGTATCGATCACACAGATTGAGGAGACCGCGAAAAATTTATCTGCAAAGCCTGGTTTTTTAAGGGTAAGCGATCAGGTAGGAAATATACCCGGAGATTTGGGTAAACTGCGACAATCAGTACCGACACCAGCTTTTTCGCAATACACAGCAGATATAGGAGCAGATAAACTAGCGCGTCATGCCCGTGATAGAATTTATCGTCAGCGGGCGAATGGCCGTAAGTTCTGGAATATTGAGGGTGAGGCTGACGATGCTATGGAACGCGCATATGATCGATTCCATCGTTGGTGGAACCGACATAAGCCAGATATAGATGCACTTTACGCTTATCAGCAAAAGCGGGACGCAGCTACCAAAAATACTGAAGTGCTGCACGACCTGGAAAAAATATTAGTAAAAGGCTGGAGTGGTATAAAACACTGACAGTCTGGATATAAACAAAAAGTCCCACGGATGAAATACTCCGTGGGACTTTTACGTTTCTGCTACAGTGAATCCATTATTATAGGTGATATATGTCGGATATACCCAGAATATTCCAGTCGGCACTGGACAGAATGCGCATGCACAAAGCTGCCGCCGTACCGCAGACAGTATCAGCGAGATACAATCTCGGCGCTCCGGTGACGGATATTGATGGCTCCAATGATTTCGGATATGATCCGAAAGATGTTGACGTATATTCCATGGGATCATGGAACGACCACCGTTTCGGCAGGTTTCTGTTCGATGATTCCAATAAGACGCCGGAACAGAACCAAAACGACTGGGATGAGTTCTTCAAAAGACGAATGGATGCCAGGCATCGATACAACGCCGAGCATGGGATAACCGAGACCTCTAATAATGGCGGTGATCCTGTCCCTACACTGGCACTCCGACCTTATCCGAGAAATGCTATACAAAAGGATCACTGGTCGTTCAATCCTCAGACTTCAGTATATTTCAAGCGTCCGAAAGCCGGAGCGTCGCGGAATACCGCAGCGGCCCCTTCCGGCGAATTAGGCATCACGAGTTTCCCGGCTGGGGGTATGTCACATATTGAGGTCACTGACGGCGCGGTCGGACGCGGAGCCAATGCGATAGATTCGGACAACGACCAGCAATCCAAGGTTGTTGATGTGCATGAGGGCGATCATGTCGAAGTGGGACCGCATGCTGAACACGGATATGTGGAAACCGTGCTTGCTCCGTTCAGACGTTTGTGGGTAAGCCAACAGCGTCCGATATACACATCGAATATCAATGCTTACGGCGACAAGACTTTGGGAGAGAGAAGCCGTAGCAATTTCGGGCTCAAGGCCTTTGCGCATCGTGTTACCGGAGAGGTGGTGAATTCACACAAAGAGTGGTTAGATGCAATGGCACGCCACGGGTACATAATCAAGGATAAAAACGGCGAGTGGGTGGAAACCGATAAACTCCGCAAGCATCCGTTATACACAGAAGTCACCGATGATGCCGGACGCGGATATACAAATGACGTAGAGAACAAGCTGAACTTCATCAACAGCCGCGAACAATATGAACGGGATGTGCGATCAGGTAAAATAGTAGCGGATCCAGAGTTCGACAATATGATCCGGCAGCAGGATTACCTGATGGAGGGAGCCGATAACAACGGCTCCAAGCAGTATCACTTCCTGTATGGTCCCGACACAGACAGTCTCGCCTAAAAAATGGTGAAGCGCCCCTTGTTCTCAGGTTTCCATGACAGATAGAAGCGTGCACCACAGTTACGGCATCCCCAGTAAGGTGTGTTCCCTTTTATGCTCCCGCCGCCGTAGATAAAACCGTTGGCTCCTCTTATCGCCTTTTCATAAGCCGCCTTGCCGAAGGCGTAGGGCTTGATATCCGACGACCCGCATCGACCACACTTTTCCGGCCTGCCTTCCGCGGAGATTATTCCGCCTGGATCGGCTTTTGCGGCCTCGTTGTCATCCCAGACCGCCGGTAAGTTTGCAGAGCGTCTCAGAGATTTCAAGCCCTCTAGGTTCTTTTCTAACTCATCGGTGGAATATGTACTCCAATCGCGTTCACCCATACGTAGTTCTCTGCATTCCTTATTCAGTTGGACGATAAGATCGTCGCGATGGCTGCCGCATCCGCAAAGCCCCAGACACGTCTCAGTTATCGCAATCAGCATCAATACTCTGAACATCTCATAGTCCTCCTATAGTAAATCGCCATCCAATATACCGCCGGATGTAGTTCAATGCAAGCTGTTACGCTTTGCCTTATGTACAACCACCAGTCCTGCAAACACCAAGGAGGATTTCATGACTGACAAACTCTGCATCAAGTGTGGCTGCGTGAAGCCGCTCTCCGCCTTTTACACTCACCATGACCGCGGCGTGATCCGTTATCGCAACGTCTGTCGCGCCTGCTACAATGCCGGTCGACGTAAGGTGGCCACCGGTAATCCGGAAGAGTTCCAGCCGGATGTGAAGGACCTCGTGTCCGCCTACCTGAATCTCATCCACTGGGATCCGGAAAAACTTCGTTCTGTGGATCTGGAGCGCTACAACAAACATTTCAATCTCTCCGTCACCGAAGAGGACTTCATCTCTATCGAAGATGCCGCCGCGGAGCGCCTGGAGGAGATGGGTTACTACAATCCGCAATCTCTCGATCTGCCTGAAGACGGCACGTATATCGTCATCGGAGATACCTTCGGTACTCATACGCCGGAGGAGGTATTCCGGTTGATGCGCAAGGTGGCCGGTCTCGAAGGTGCTACCCACGTCATCGTACTCGGCCACAACCTCGACGATGAGAACATCGTTTCCAACCTGATTGCCAATTTCCCGGTTCCTGTCACCATCATCCCCTGTCGTGATGAGCTCAAGGATCTGCACGCCCAACGCGGGTACGGATACGACATCGTGCAGGACCATGTAACCATCGGCAACATCACGCTTCGCAACCAGGAGCACATCACCCCATACACCAAGACGGCTCTTTCCAACCTGGATCCCCTGCTCTTCCCCGGGCGCATGATCGTCAACTGCACCCGGCAGGAACTGGCGGTACGTCCTTCCCCAGGGGTTCCCCGCAACTTCATCGCCTCTCCAGGTTGCTTGGCAGATCCCCACGTGGTCACTACCATCAACCGACTTATCCTCAGCAACGGCGAGAAGATCTCGCTGCGTCCCACCAACAAGGATTCCTATCACAAGCATCGCAAGAATGAGACCGACAAGATGCTGTGGGAACGCGGGTACATATTGATCCGCAAGGGAGAGGTGATCCAGCGTCGTATCTTCTGCCACAAGGACAAAAAAGGATTAGTGGCAGCGACCATCGCCGGTGACGGTGTCATCACTCACTTCGGCACCAAAGTTCCTGCACTGCGCCTGCTGGTGCTGTCCGATCTGCACTTGCCTTATGGCGATGTCGAGTTGTTGGGCAAGCTGCGCGACAGTGCAGAACCATTCTTCCAGGTCATTTTCAATGGTGACATATTCGATTGCCGTTCCTTCAATCCGCACAACAGCTACGAAGCCTCGCACACCGATCTCCAGCGGGAATTATGCCAATGCAAGATGTCGCTGAGACATATTGTCGACCTCCTCAGCGCCACGCAGCAAGCGCGCGGCGGTCTCGCTCCGGAGATGAAGTTCCTTTGGGGCAACCACGAGGATTTCGTCCGTCGCTTCTCTCAGCAGTATCCGCAGTTCGCTTCACACTTCCGCGGTCTTTTCAACGATATTCTCAAGAAGCACGGCAGCGTGGTGACCGAGGATCACCAAAGCTGGTTCCAACTTACGCCGCACACGGTGATCCATCATGGCTCGGCAGATATTTTCGGCGCTGGTGGTAATAATCTCGAAAAAACCGCCCGCACTTTTGGCACTCAGGCGGTAATTGGGCATACTCATTCTCCGGCCATACGCTTTGGAGTCTATCGTACCGGCTGTTTGTGCAAATTGGCTCAGGGATACAACAACGCCGGGATGAGCAACTGGGCTTACGGGGCTGCTATTATATATGCCAGCGAGTCCCATGATTTTATTGAGTTGAGAAATATCCTGTAGTCTATAGTCCTCCACTCCCCTGCCCCCGGGGTTCCGCGCGATTTGTCCTCCTTGGTCGTACGGAACCTCGGGGGTTCCTTTTGTGTGGACGCTTATAGTAATATTGCGTGGTGTCGAGGTCACTGTCAGATGCGTGGCACGGGTCTGTAAAATCCGCACAGTAGGAAACACCGCTGGTGCAACTCCAGCCGACACCACCAATGTAGCGGGATGGAGCAGTTTTGGTAGCTCGTCAGGTTCATACCCTGAAGGTCGCCGGTTCGAGTCCGGCTCCCGCCACCAATGTGCTCAGGTGGTGAAATTGGCAGACGCGGTGGATTCAAACTCCACTGTCGAAAGACGTGTGGGTTCAAGTCCCACCCTGAGTACCACCCTCATGTAGCCCAAATGGCAGAGGCACAGCGCTAAGGACGCTGCAAGTGTTCGTTCGACTCGAACCATGAGGACCATGGAGGATTGCCGGAGTTGGTCTAACGGGCCCGCTTGGAAAGCGGTGCGGTGTAATGCCACAGCAGTTCGAATCTGTTATCCTCCGCCATTTCGATGTCATCCGGAGGGCTGGCGCGAGTTGGTTAAGGCAGCGGTCTTGAAAACCGCCGGGGTTCTCTGAATCCCTGTGAGTTCGAGTCTCACGCCCTCCGCCATGGAGAGGTAACCCTAAAGGCAAGGGAGTGGTTTGCTAAACCACCAGTAGCCGGTGAAAGCCGGTGTGGGTTTTCGAGACACCTCCTCTCCGCCAACTTGACTATATTACTCATGTAGCTCAGTCGGTAGAGCAGCTGGCTGTTAACCAGCGGGTCGTAGGTTCGAGTCCTACCGTGGGTGCCAATTAGGCTTTTGGCCTTGCTAGTGGGCTGTTTCTATAGTAAACAACGTGATGGTCAGGGTGATATGCGGTAATTGCCGGCGTAACTCCGCTAGTCCGACGGGACAACGGCTAACTGATCGGTGTGCGGCTCACCGGACACTCTCGGGCAATACTAGTTTAGAGAGGCGCCAGCACACCGCCTTATTGGAGGGTAAACTCGGGCAGTCCTGAGCACCGTCTCGAAAGCGGTTGGATGTTAACAGCATTGGGGAGCGTCACCTCTACCCTCCGCCAAATTGAATACATAAAGGCCCTGTAGCATAACGGCAGTGCAGCGGAATCTGGTTCCGCTCATGGGGGTTCGACTCCTCCAGGGTCTCCAATTTTGTATGCGGTAGAAAGGATCTTCTCAATGGATGACTGTAAAGAGGACGTGGTAAAAGCATGTCCGGAGATCTACGGCCAAGTAAAGGAACTGAAGGCCTCGGGATTGGCCGAAGAGGACGTATATCGCCGGTGTCTGGAGAAGTTTGTCGAAGACTACGCCAAGGACGTGCCCGAGGATCGTTTGAATCAGCACGACTTCGAGGATATCAGCCTGTTGGAGTGCTATATCAAGACGTTGGTGATTTGTTACGATCCTGCCCGGGACGACAAAGTGTTGCAGGACAAAATGATGTTGTGCTGCAAGCTGTTGAAGGAGTTCTTTGGGTTGAATGAGCGCTTCGATCGGAGATATCAACCGCAGAAACGCACGAAGAAAGAGGATAACTGAGAATAAGGTCTGTTAGTTTATCGGTAGAACGCGGGTTTGTCACATCCGTGGGACGAGTTCAACTCTCGTACAGACCGCCATTTTTCGGAGCACATATGGAGTACAAGTGTGGCGCAACACGTAATGTCTGGTTGATCGATAAATACGCGATCAAGATCCCGCGGGCCAGGTCGTGGCGTACTTTTCTGAACGGGCTGCTCGCCAATCTTACGGAACGCGAATTCAGTACTATGCACAGTCCGATGCTCGCTGATGTGAAGTATTCCGATCCTATTGGCCTGGTGCTGATAATGGAACGCGCCGACCGGGTGTTGAAGTACACGACAAAGAGCTCCAACGAATTTTTTCGTTGCTGTGAGGCAGCCGGGCTGCCCACGGACTGGAATCCCTGGAACATCGGAGTCTTCGGTCGGCAATGGAAGCTGATCGACTTCGGGACGAAACAAGCATAAGGAGGTAATCGAATGGCAAACATCTACTACGGCAAAGAGCTCTGTGTCTCGGCGGGGTGCGTTCACGGGAAATTCTACCGCGACTGGCTGGCAGTTGCCGATGGCGGCAAGGTTGTGAAATTCAACGAGGAGTTGAACCTGCCGCCCAGTGTCATGCATGATATCGAGGATTTCGTGGCCGAGGCCGACGCGGCCCCGCAGAACTCCTATGCTTATCCGGGCAATCCGACCATGGACTTCAGCAAGGCGATCGAACTGCTGAAGGCGGGCAAGAAGGTTACGCGCCGCGGCTGGAACGGCAAGGGAATGTTCCTTTGGCTCAAGCCCGCGGCAAATGTCGACACATCGATGTGTCACGATCCGGTGCTGGGAAAGTTGGCGGAACTCAACGGCGGGGCGATCCTTGCGTTGCCGACGATCTGCATGTATACCCACGACAGTACCGGACGGAAGGCAATTCTTACCGGATGGCTCGCCAGCCAGTCGGATATGATTTCCGAGGACTGGGAGGAGGTGGACGAGAGATCGCTTGATCCGCGTATGCTCGGCCTGCCGGTGCCGGACGATGCGCTTCCCGTGTGCTCCTGCATCAGGCGGATGCTGGCAAAGGACTTCCCGGATGAAAAATGCATCGATATTTCCGCCGACTCCGAATTGTTCGGGCAAGTATCCAGGCTGGTGAAGTACGCAGACCCTCGTACGGAAAGCGATACCGAACGAAAATGTACGCTGATGGAGATGGCGTCTCTCGCGGATCATGACATCGCGCTCATCCACGGCGGCAATAACGGTTCTCCGGACTGGCTCAAGTACCTGCTGGATATTCACGATATCATGGAAGTTCTCGGTCAGGCAGGATTCGACGCCTGGATCATCAAACTCGACAATGATTGTCCGGATGATGTCCACTATGTGTACATCGGACTCAGGAGGATCAAGCCCAAGGCGGAATGCCGTGATAACGCAAGATAGAACGTTATTGGTCTATTAGAGTCTCCGGTGAAAACGCCGCACTATCCGCGGACTGCGAGTAACCCGAGACCTTTCTCCGGAGGTCTATCAGCGATGCTCAACTTTCCGGAGTGTAGTGGGCTGATCGAAAGATCCTGGTCCACCAAACTGCTGAGGATGCCATATCTCAGCTTAATGCGGGCGTACGAGTCAGCGCAATCCGCAGGATACGAAGTACCGGGGCATCGGTGAGACAGGCTTCGTGTTAGAGGACTCCGGAGTGGCGTACGTTATTCCTTCAAGGTACCTGGAGGAGGCCTTATGCTGGCGTAGCTCAGTTGGCAGAGCAGATCCTTGGTATGGATCAGGTCGTAGGTTCAAGCCCTGCCGCCAGCTCCAATTAAATATACGCCCCGTTAGTTCAAGAGTAGAACACCGGATTCGTAACCCGGGAACGCCGTTGCGACTTACGGTGCGGGGCTCCAAAAATCGAACATGCCGGCGTAGTTCAGACGTAGAGCGGGACACTTGTAACGTCCAGGTCGAGATTGCAAAACTCTCTGTCGGCTCCAAGGAAACGTAACTCAGGAGGAAGAGTAGCGGATTTTTAATCCGTTTGTCCCGGGTTCGATCCCCGGCGTTTCCACCAAAAATTGAATATTGGGCGTGTGGTGCAATTGGTTAGCGCGCGTCTCTGATACGGATGAGGTTCCTGGTTCAACTCCAGGCATGCCCACCATGGACGCCTGGCCGACGTGGTCAAGGCGCTCGGCTGAAGCCCGAGCTATTCTGGTTCGATTCCAGAGGCGTCCACCATATTGTATATTGCGGGCGATTAGCTCAGTTGGAGAGAGCACTGCCTTTACACGGCAGGTGTCGTGGGTTCGAGCCCCTCATTGCCCACCAAAATTGAATAACACGGGTTCATAGCTCAGTTGGTTAGAGCACCGCGCTTACTCCGCTGATGTCGAGGGTTCAAGTCCCTCTGCGGATACCAATGTGAGTTTAGAACCCTCGGTAGTTCAGGGGTAGAGCGCTCAGTCCGCGGTTCGAATCCGCGTCGGGGTTCCTTCATTGGACCTGTGGTGTAAGGGTAGCACAGCTGGTTTTGGTCCAGCTAGTCCTTGTTCAAATCAGGGCAGGTCCGCCAATAACTAACAGGAGGTAAAGACATGACCTACAACCAAGAAATTCTCAAAAACGTGGTCAACATGCTTGCGACCTACAATTGCGGCAAGAAGGTTTTCGTCGGTACACTGCTGGAAGTCCGCTTGGCCCCGGACCTGTACGTGTCCTTCGGCTGGCTCAGTGAACCGGTGGTGAAGTACAGAGGCAAGTACTACGACCTTATCACTACATTGGATGTACTGCCTAAAGACATTGCTTTCAACATCGTGGGTGATTTGATTGATATCTGGAAGCATGAATTCACCGGCACGCTTGTTTATTTGGTGGGTGAGAATTGGGCAAAGAACTACAATGCCATTGATACGATCTTCACTAGTATTGCTGAGGGACACGAATACAACGTGTACGTACCGATGTTGGATTCAAATTTTACCAACGAACTGGAAGCAGAGGACGAGGAGGATGAGGGTGATGATGTCTCCAGCGAGCATCTGCTTCTTGTAGATTCCTTCGTCTCCTTACTGACGGCAGCTGAGGCCTATCGCAGTAAGGACAACCGCCATACTCTCGGCAAGGAACCAGTGAAAGACGCGGATTCTGTACTGAATATCTGCAATCAGCACAATAAGGCAGTGCGTGAGAAGCTCGAACGCGATCTTGAGGAACTGCGAAAGAAAAAGCATAGCAGATACAAACTCACTGTCGACAATCAAACGATCAAGATTGATCACGTCGGACATGAGTGGTTGATCCAACTGCCGGATAATCGGACATGGATGACCTGCGGGACCTTCGACGACTATGTCAGATCCCGTGCGGAAGGTAGCTTCAGTCCTGGAATTTCCTGGGAACTGATGGATATGATCAACGCAGCGGTACAAGAGCTGTGGTGTGAGTGACCATAAAATCGGTTTTTGTACCCAAGGATAAAATCAGATGGATTGAAAACCCTCGGTGAAATCCCCGCACTATCCGCGGAGTGAGAGTACCTGAGGTCCCGTTATTCTTCGGAAAACGGGATTTATAAATACACGTGTGTGGCAGGAGTGCGTGTGAAATGCGACGGTTCGGATCAGTCGAAATCGCAGGGTGTGAGACGGAGGGCCACCTCTAGTAGCGAGTCTCATTTAGAGGTCCCGGAGTGGCGGACGTTACTCCTCTTTGGTACCGAGAGGAGGCCAGCTCTACTACCATGCTGTAGATAGAGTGTCCGAAGGCGCTTTAGCGCTTTCCGCGATGGGCTGATAGAAAGATCCTGGTCCACCGAACGGCGGGAAATTCCCGCCAACTTTTGAAATACGCCGGCTTAGCTCAGCGGTAGAGCAACGCACCTGTAATGCGTTGGTCGTCGGTTCGATTCCGACAGCCGGCTCCAATTGTAGGTCGCTGGTGTAATTGGTAACATGGCTCTCTCCAAAAGAGCAAGATCGAGGTTCAAATCCTCGGTGGCCTGCCAGCAATTATAGTAATAATGTGTATGGGGCATTAGCTCAGTTGGCTAGAGCACCTGCTTTGCAAGCAGGATGTCACCGGTTCGAGCCCGGTATGCTCCACCATTTGGATCCATAGCTCAGCTGGTCAGAGCAGACGACTCATAATCGTCTGGTCGCAGGTTCAAGTCCTGCTGGATCCACCAAGGAAACGTAACTCAGGAGGAAGAGTAGCGGATTTTTAATCCGTTTGTCCCGGGTTCGATCCCCGGCGTTTCCACCATTTGGCATATCGGAGCGTAGCGCAGTTGGAAGCGCACTTGCTTTGGGAGCAAGATGTTGCGAGTTCGAGTCTCGCCGCTCCGACCATTATTCGGCATAGGAGTAGGGATGGAAAGATCCAGAGCCTTCCGCAGAAGTTGTGAACGCAAAGCTAAGTGGAAGGCAAAACACATATGGGATGACGTCAGTAACGACGTGCGATTTATAGGTAAGATGGCTCACTGTCATAACAGACCATGTTCTTGTGAGGTATGCGGTAATCCTCGTAGGTATTTCAAAGAGCGTACTGCCAGCGAGCAGCGATCTGATTTGGACATAGATGACGAATAAATCGTCCGGGTAGGCGAACTGGCATAGCCAGCGAACTTAAAATCCGCTGCTTACGGGTTCGAGTCCCGTCCCGGATACCATTATAAAAAGCGGGCCGGAGTGATCAACCGGAAAGAGGCTACCTGAGAGGTGAAAGATCCGAAAGGTGACGGAAGTGCCTCCACGAGTACCGGAGCAGGCCGTAAAGGCACAGCACACAAGTCTGGGGTACTCTCTATAACAGATTCCCGATAACCACAGGAGGTATACAATGAAATTCTACAATGTCCGCAAGAAGTGCAGAGTCATCATTCCGGATTCCAAATGCACCAAACGCAAGATCGAGGGCAAGACACGCACCACGTACATGGTGAAGGCGGTCGACGTCGACGGCACCAAGCTCACCCTGTTCACCAACAAGGAAATCTATGACGCACTGGCGTGTCCGGAAGAGTGATGCTCTGACGACACAAGATACAGCATAAGAAAAGGTCCGGGTTACTCCCGGACCTTTTCTTTTCGCAGTTGACTCAGTTTCTTCCGCAGTTGGAAATTTCTTTCACGCAGCAGATACACCGTTCGACGTCGTTTTTCCAGCACGTCTTCGAGGGCCCGTATCTTGTCGATGAGTTTGTCGCGATCTCGGAACAGCTTCGATATCACTGGACTGTCTTGCATATGGCACCTCCATTGCGGTTGGGATCATGGCAGCGAAATTGTTTTAGGACTATCACAAGGATACATGGATAGCGTAGCAATAAAATCAGCAAGGTCACGAACAATTATACGAGCTTTCCAGTAGTGACCATGCATATATTCTATACTACTCATGAGTTCTTCATACGCCTCTTGCCTGCCAGCTTCTCCCATAAGTACAACATCTGGAGCAGTAACACGCTCGCGCCAAGAACCAGTAGTAATATAACCGCACAACAGTCCCAGGTTATGCATAACGGCAAAGTCTGCTTTTTCGTTTGCTTTTAGGTGCTTCAATTTGTACAGGCCTTCCCTGATTGACATGACCAAGGAATATATTCTAATATAACAGGTTATCTTGGCATCCAATTTTCCCGTCAGTGCCCACCATGCACAGCACAGTCTGTCCTTGATAGCCATTCTATCGATCCCGCACGTTGTCATTTTTACCTCCTTTTGTGCTTAAAACCGGCATTTTGTCCAGCATAATACAATAGGAGGTAAAGATATGGAACAAATCTTGGAATTGTCTCGCCTGCGCGACGCAGAACGCCGTGTATTGCGCCAGTTGGACTCCCGCGGATGTATAGGCATCCATAGGGACATCGCCTACCGCGAATTGAGGATAGTCCGTGGTAAAATCAAAAGGCTCTGGGCCGCATGCAAGGCCAGATGACCGTGCAGTCCTCCTTCGGGAGGACTTTTTTTTTACGTTTGACTACAGTAGAATAGATCCATACAATACAAACCCAACCCCATGATCTGTAAAATGGCTATACAACCCGGCATCTCCAATAAAACCGTATGTCCCTGCTGTCTTTCCAATGTGGTTGATGACAGAGGTGTAAAACACGATGAACTTTGTTCGTACAATAACACCAGAAATGCCGTACTGGAATTTCCTCCGGAAGATTTTATCCTTGGAGTACAAAATCCTCAGGCAAGGAAAATGGTTAACCGCTGCAAGCGCATTCTATATCCGGATCGATGGAAGGTACTCGAAGAGATTGCCTATCGAATGACATCGGAGGACAGGAGTGAGCGCGAGCAGGCATATCAGGCATTGATGGACAGCAGACTGATAAAGGTGTCTTCATCGGAAACGCTGATGTTGATCGCCGTAGTCAAGACCCAGCATCCGCGGCTGTTTGCACGGCTGCGGAATTTCTTTTTTTACAAGGCGGCATCCCATGTCCGTTATCAGGAGTTGCGCGATGAATTTTACAGATGGCGCGCCAGAAAAGATGCCATGGATGATTTATTCGCCATTTCATTTGCTACCGACGTGAATTCAAAATAAGCGCTTTGACCCTTCGTCCTTAATAAGAAGAGACCATTCCGGAGGGTTGTATGCAGGCTATTGATTCTCCCACCAGTCCCGGGTTGGCAAACAACCCGTTCAGGACATTTTCCAATTTTATATATCCCAAGAACATGTTCGAGGCCGTTCGATGGGCCTTATGGTTTTGGGAACGCAGCCACAAATACCGCACCAGTATTAACAAGGTGGTGAGTTATTTTCTCTCCTCATTGTCCATCACCCAAGAAGAACCGGGCGATGACGGAGTGGATACCGATCTGGTGGAAAACTTTGAAAATCTGCTGACGGATACTTATGAACTGATGCCGCTGGCGTTGAATTTCGGTATCGAGCTTGCGGCACTCGGCAACGTATTCGTATCGGCCGAAACACTGTTTTCCAGAATGCTGGTATGTCCCAATAACTGTGGATGGGCGATGGCGCTTGATAAACTTACTCCAGGTAGAGAATACAAGTGGGAGGATTTTCAGTTCAAGGGCATTTGTCCCAAATGTAAGCGACACGTGGTATACGACATCAAGGACACGCCCACTACCAACGAGGACGGCTGCAAGCTTCGTTTCATTTTCCGCAATATCTATGACATGAAACTGAGTTACAACCAACTCACCGGCGATTACGAATACCTGTACAAGATTCCTCAGCACATCCGCAGCGCCATCGCCAAAGGTGAGCCGGTATACCTGAAAAATACGCCAAAGGTATTTTTCGAGGCCTGTCGCAGACAGTCTTACATTTCTTTCCCCAAGGACAGGTTCTTTTCCATGAGGACAAAAACCCTGAGTGCTTTGGATACTCTGTACAAGGGATGGGGTGCCCCTTTGTTCCTCGCGGCATTTGACAACCTGGTGAATTTCCAGAATCTCAACAAATTTAACGAGGCCATCACCAGGGATTACATAAATCCAGTACGCATCATTTCTCCGCAGCCGCAGAATCTCACCGCCGGGGTGGACGTAAACCGTTCTGCGCCTTTGGCTGGACATATGTTCCGTTCCTTCCTGCAGGATTCGCTGGCGCGAGCCAAGGACAATCCGACCACATGGATCATTTCTCCGGTTCCCGTTCAATATCAACTTCTCGGCGGAGAAGCAAAGCAGCTGGCTCCGGTAGATTTGATGGAGTGGCATGAAACGCAGATTCTCTCCGACATGGGCATTCCTCAAGAATTTCGTCAGTCCAGTTTCCAAGTGGTCGCTCCGTCGATGGGGCTGCGCATGTTCGAGCGTCAGTGGATCCACTTCGCGCGCGGCATCAACAAGTTCGTTCGATGGGCAGCAGACCAGATAGCCAATGCGCACAAGATCGAGCAGATGACTTGTGCTCTTGATATGACGAGCTTCATCGAAGATGATATGAATAAGCAGGTGCTACTGCAGTGGATGAGCGCCGGTCTGATCTCCAAGAGCAAAGTATTGAAGCGCTTCGGTGTAGACTTCAACGAGGATTTGAAGGAGCGGATCCGTGAGGCCGAACAGGAAAACGAGCTGCAGCAGGCGAAGCAGGTGCAGATGCAGAATGCCGAGATGGTGAGTTCGGTGCTGCCGCCGTCTGGTTCCATAGGCCTGGGACAGGCTCAGGGAAATATCCAGGCAATGCAGGCCGCTGCGCAAGGACAACCGGCGGGACCAGAAGGTCCGGCCGCTCCCGCAATGCCTGCCGGAGCTGCTCCAATGGGCGGAGGTCCGGGATTGCCGTTCAACGAGGGCGCCTCCCAGTCGGCATCCATCGAAGATCTCTACGCACAGAGTCAGCAAATAGCGAACGACCTTTATCAGGCGCCTCATCCTGTGCGCGTACGCGAATTAGATAATCTCAAGAAAACCAATCCGGTACTGCATGCAGCAGTAAAGCAGGCTCTTACCGACATGGAACAACAAATCGCCTCTGATGCAGTGGCTCAAAGCAAGCAGGCACAGTGATGAATTACCGGGTATTATACAAAAAAGCAGATACGCAAAAGAAACTCGATGCTTCATCTGCATTTGCAGTTGGACAACCGCAAATTTTCGATCCCTCGCAGACCGGCACTCCCCGTGTACAGCCGAAGTTTAACATGAGATTTCCTTCCGGGGATGATCTGGAAAACCCAACATCTGAGCATAATGAAGTATTGCGTCAGAATCGGGATGCCGTGTCCGATGCGGAAAACGGACAGCGGGTCGGTGAGAATTACGAACTCGGCGATATTGGCCCTCTTCGTAACTACAGCCCGGCATTCCAGCGCGGTTTCATCGAGGCACGCAAAAAAGCCCTTAAGAGCCACCGGGCGATTGCCGATTTAGGAGAGCAAACGGCTAACTATGCAATACTGCCGGTAGCTGGGCTTGGAAAAGGCGCGGAGAAGATACTGCAACTGCCGTACCATCTGATCAACTATGGAGCAGGAGCTGCTGCGGATGCCGGGCTACCCGGACTTTTCCTGATGCCACACAAACTGCTCACGCATGACGGCAGTAAGAATCCGCTGCCGGATCCCGGCTCTTTCTTTACTCCGGCAATAGTTGACGCTCGGAAGTCGGTGGTACGCAATGGAGGATCCGCTGACGCTGCAGATGCGATTACCGCCACTGCGGAAGCTGTTCCTGAAATGCTGGCATACAATTATGCAATGGGCAAGGCGATAACACCGCTCATGTCGATCCCCGGCCGCACCGGAACCGCCGTACGCACCGGTGTAGAACTGGCGCCTGTAGTTACTCCAACAGCGGAGGAAGGAGCAAAAGCTGTTACCAATACCGATACCGTGCGTTACTCACTTCCTGGCATCATGCTCGGACGCATCCCCGCCATGCAGGATGAGTACAATCGACTGGTGGCAAGTGGAATGTCCCCGGAAGAAGCTCTTAGGAATGTGAATCAGAGACGGATATCTGATATAATTGCTACTGCACAACGCAAATACCCTGACGATGAACAAGCACAACATAAATTCATCGTCGATAACTTCAAAACCTTTACACGTCTCGGCACTCCGGGTTGGTCGGAATATGATCTGACAAATGCTGGGATAGCCCCGGAAGAGGCGGCGCAGGCGTCAGCTCAAGGCGCATTGACGGAAGAAACCAATAGAACGATGGACAACTCCGTTTTGGGTAAAATACCCGGAGTGAGTCAGGCGGTGGCTTTTTATAGGTCCTTTGATCCGACCAACCACGGAGCCGCACTTGCTCGCGGCAAGGGATACATGAATGTCGTACCTGCTGCAGTACAGGGACTACACACCATGCTGTCAGACGACAAGGCTAACCCCGTAGATTCGAAAAACCAGAAATTTATGAAGGGCTACCTCGAAGAGGTCTATAAAGACCCGAAGAAAAAGGAGGCCTTTCTTTCCGCCCTGGCATCCGGCGTTGCGGACAAGTACGATCTGGACTCGATGAAGACGCTTGCTGCCCGTGTACAGAAGATGGGCAAGGATATGAATTGGGAAGAGTACGGTCTTACCAAGGAACAGGGAGCAGAATTTATGCAGGCAATGGAAACAGGTTTCAAGAACCGGGCCTGCGCTCTGTGGAAGGAAGACATCATCGGCAACACACCCAAACTGGTGTCGCTGTGGTTGCGCAACATGGGAGTATCCGACGCTATTGCCGACGTGGTGGAAAATCCATGGGCATTTTACGCCGGGGCTTTCGGGTTGCTTCTCGGCGGCGGAGCCTTGATCGGCAGCATGTTCAGTGGAGACGACTCCCCTGCCCCGCGGCAGACGATGCAACCGCAGGTTGTACGCTCTCCGTATGATGAAGGTTATACTCAATTCGCACCCGTAAGGCTTGGATAATGGCCGAAAAAGATAAAAACGACGTCCCACAGGACAACTTTATTTCGCAAGGACTCGCCGCATGGCACAAAGCCGTTCCGAGTCCGTTGCTGCGTGCCTTGATTTACGGCGGAGCGGCGTACGGAGCTTCCAACATGCTGTGGGGACCGATCGTGGATACGATCAAGACTCTCGGACGTCCGCTGCGCAGTTTCGCAGGAATGTCTGCCGCGGAATGGGAACAGGCGCTGGAGGAGACCAGGAACGACAGTGATCTTCGGTATAAGATCCCTTTGGTGATCGGAGGTATCACCGCCGTTGCGCCATTGCTGATGAATTACCGTCCCACCTACGAAATGGATCAGCTGTGGTCGGATCACCCAACGCCGAAGGTATATAACGGCAACAACTATGGGTTTGCCCGTTCCGAGGATCGCACACAGACTAAAAACGGATCATTGTATGAATACGACGGATACGTATCGAATATCGATTTCTCGCAGAGCATCAACACGCCTTCGGCATTATCGCTGTTCTCCAACGACCCGTTCCTCGCCAAGCAGGACTACACGCGAAATCTCGGAACCTCGATCCTGGTAGACGCCAACAACAAGACCCCGGGTAACTATTCCACACTGGGAAACATCTTCGATTCCGCAGCGGACAAAATCGACACCAAGTTGTCACTCGGCGGAATAGCGAGCACCGGGGTGAAGGCGGTGGTATCCAACGGTATCGCCAAATTATTTACCACTGCCGTCGGTACGATGGTAAATCTTGATGACAGCACTAAACGAAACCTTATAGATGCCGGGACATGGGCGGGTACCATATCGGCGATATTGGAGTGATCTCATATGACTAAAGAACTCAAAAAGCAGGCCGGATCAGAATTTCTCGGTAGTTTGGCGGAACTCGGAGTCGGCACTATGACGTCCCTGGCGCTGCTCAGTCTTGCCGGACTCGGATTTGCCGGTTACACCGCCGGATGGGTCGGCGCACATATGACTGCCAAGGGCAAGAACGACCTCGACAATGTCAGAAATGAATATCTCGACGCTCGTTTGAGTGCGGACGTTGCCGAGAATGAGCAGAAACTGAAAAACGAATACAAGGCGCGTCAGCAGGCCGTGGCGCCAAAATCCACCCGCCTGTTCGGTTGATAGAAAATGACGAAAGAGATCGACAGCGGCAAGGTATATGACGGCGATGTGACTTCTCTCGCCGATGCCGAACTGTGCGCCCCGGACGACAATGACAACTCCCCAAAGCCCGGTTCCGTAGGTACGGAACTCTGGTTTTATCAGAAGCAGCACACCTTCAATGGAGTACCGGTAAGTCCGGTTGCTCAGGATCTGCCGATAGACAGTGATGAACTGCTGCATCAGGCCTTGCTGTTGGAGAGGCATCCGCAGTCGGTGGTACTGCGCATTTCTCCGGACGATCCCACCGGAAACGATCGGTATGCCGCACTACTCGAACGTCAGGCCAATGGCGAGGTGGCGATAATCAATGAATGCAAAAACTTTGATCCGCAGACGGTAAGTTTCATCGTCTGGGTGACATATGACGAGCTTGTCTATGTCCTCCATCCGAGATACCAATTCCTGCGGGAGAAATAAGGACTACGACATATCATGACAAATAAAATGGCAGGCGGGTACTCCTACGCGGTGCAGGGCAACAATATCAAAGCCGGAGAAGATCCCAAGGCATCCTACTGGAGCACATTCAATCCATTCTCACAGCTCTCCACCAGCAACCCGGTGGATCGGGTGCCGAAGTGGTGGAACGATCTACCGTTTTTCTCCGATCCTGACACCAAGTATTTGGCATGGAAAGCCACTGCGCTGAGTTTACTTGCAGCGGGCATCGTCGGAGGCGGTCGTTTGTTGCTGCATATGGGCAAGGTTGACAATGTACGCAAGAATGACGCACCGGGTCACCAGCTCAAGTCACAACTCAACTCCGCTTTTGAAATGCGTGACCCTGTACCAGCCGCCACGGCTGACGGGACTGCTCTGCCTAAGCCGGAAGATCATGTCTATGAAGAAGGCAACGAAAAGATCGCGTCTCAACAGAAACAAGGTACCGACTGGAAAGGCCTCGCCATTCCAGGCAGTATTGCACTGCTTGCCGGGGCGCTGACTTACTATGCGGTAGATTCATGGGCGGATCAGCGCAAAGGAGAAATCCTGAAAAAACGCACCGAAGGTAAAAGCGATTATCTGAAGAATCTCATCGTTGCCAGAGGACGCAACGCGAGGGGCACACTCACTCCGGAAGAGTTGGAAACGGCATTGAATCGTCCAGATTTCGAAACCCAGGGGGAACAGGTGAAACAAGGGAGTTTCGACAAAAATGCCGTGGACCACTGGACTGATGTTTTTTGGCCAGTTGCCGGCCTTATCGGTGCCGCCATTTTTGCTACCACTGCATACGGCTCATACAAATATCACGAGGCAAACAATATCAACAACATCAAGTACAAGGCCTACAAGAAGGGGCTTGAGGAATACGCGGCGATTCGCAGTCAATCGAACCCGCTTACAGTAGGTACTGCGAACAGCAACATATTCCGTCGCATCGACAACAATACGCCGGCCGTTTCCGGCGGAAAAGTGCCGCCAGTACAGAACGAGTTGTTACTCGATGATCGCCACACCCCGGTGTCCATTACCATCTGATGAACGATACGGTACAAAATCCACTGCCCGATACTCAGGCGAAGAACCTGCTGCAGGCCAAGCAGCGGTTCATCTCCAACGTCCTGACCGAAAAGCCGGACAAATTGTATCGACTGGATGACTTCGATACCATTCGACAGCAATTGTTCGATAATGTGGAAAACGCGGTAAAAACTCGTTTCCCTCTGTACAACGACCGGTTTACATTGACGTTGGAAGACGTCAGATATGACGACCCTGCCGATTACACTCTGAGCGAACAGAAGAAAGCATTGCTGGAAGGACGTTCACTGACACGAAGGCTTCGCGGAAGGTGGGTTCTGAAAGACTCGGCCACCGACAAACCGGTATCCTCCACCGGTAGAATGACGCTGATGCACGTTCCGTACATGACTGGACGCGGCACCTTTATAAGAAACGGCCATGAATACAGTTTCACCAACATCATGCGTCTGGAGCCTGGTGTGTACACCAAGCAGAAGGACGATGAGATGGTAGCCCAGTTCAACATCCGTAAAGGATCCGGGGCCGGTTTCAATATGCGGTTCATTCCGAAAACAGGACTGTTTCAGGTGAGTCGCGGAACTACGAATTGTCCGGCATACACCGTGTTGAAAGACATGGGAGTGTCTGATGAGGATATGGAGAAGAGTTGGGGTAAGGAGCTCTTCGAGAAAAACAAAGCCGCAGGCGTCGGCGAAAAGGCGCGAAACGCGGCGAATAAGATCTACAACCTGTAACACAATAGGAGTTTACAGACATGGCTACTCAGAATACCAATACCGAGGCCGCTGCGGTCGAGGCCGCTCGCGCTGCACTGAACAAGAAAGCATCCGCTGCAGCACCTGTCCAAGGTGTCAGTGTCGATCAACTGCGCGCCGCGGCGTTGACTTTCCTCAACTCTCGCAGCAACGACAAGAAGGCGTCTGTGCAGCAGCCTCTCGGGCTCACGATCATGACCAAGATCGCTTCCCGTGATTTTGGCGGCTTGCGCGTTTTGTGCGCGCTTGATGGACTGAATAAGATCGCGGAGCAAGCCACCAAGGCGGACAAGGCCGACAAGCCGTTCGTCGATCCCGCCACCACGGATGCTTTCAAAAACCTTTGGGAGTCCATCAAAGGCGGAATAAGCAACGCCGGAAAAACTATCGGCGATGCGACGCAGAAAGGATTCAACAGCGCGGCCCAATGGCTGGCTGATCCCACGCACCTGAAACAACTCGGTATCGGCGCAGCCACCACTGGTGGGATTTACGGTCTGTCATGGCTTCTGCCGAACGCCCGTCATACCCACGGTCTGCGTCTGCTCGCGTCGATTCTCGGCGGCACAACTGCCGGTGCTTATGGCGATAATATCCTGAATGCCATCGCCGGGAACGGGTTCATAACCGACGCGGAAAAGGACTTCCGTCGGGCGAACGAGGCGGAGATGGCCAAACAGTATGACGAAAAAGGCAATTTCATCGGCAACAAAACCGCCTCCGTGGACAAGAAAGAGGTTCTGAAAGGAATTCTCGCCAAGCACGGACTGTGATACGGCACCGCCATCCGTCGAAAAGCCGGGAATCAGTTTCCCGGCTTTTTCTTTTCTCGCTTCATCAACTGTCGTGTTACGCTTCATATAGTATAGACGCAGACCTTCTGCCCATGCAATAACACTGCATATCGTCTTCGTCTTCGTCTCGTAGACCGCACCCCGGAGGAGTTGTAACTGATGGACTTTCCAGAAACCGATGTAAAATCGGTAACCCTCGACAACAAACCGCAGAAAACCGTTTATGACTGGATACGCGGCATGCAGATGTCCGCGGAGGTCAATAAATCAACAGTGGGCGTGGAAACAACCAAGGTAACTCCCGACTTGTTGATGGCGACCAGCAGGAAATTGCTGGGTATCTCCCGCAAGGAACAGGACCCGGATGCCAAGGATTCTCTCCTGTATCAGCGTTTTTACGGGCCTGCCGAGTACTTCTCCGAACATATCTTGCGTGACTCCGGGCAACTCGGACGCAGTCTGCTGTGGAAAGCCACCAACCGCGGCAATGTGGATTTTATGCCGACCGCGGCATTGGACAATCACGTGTCCGGCGTCTTCTATGACAGCAAACTCGCCCAACTTGCCGATGGTTCCTCTCCGCTTGATACCATCGATGCCGCATATAAAACCACACGCATCGGAGAAGGCGGTATCGGAGATATGCGACAAGCCCCGGATGAGATGCGTTTGGTGCAGCCATCTTATTTCGGATATATCGATCCCACGCGGGCGCCGGAAAGTTACCGCGTAGGACTGGACATGTACTTCTCCAAGAACTGCATGAAAGGCTCCGACGGTAAATTATACGCGAAATTTATCAATGCCCGCACCGGCAAGGAAGAATTGGTGGATTCTGCCACGGCGTCAAAATCCGTGGTAGCCACCAGCGAAATGCGCAATGCCGACACCAAGTCTATTTTCGCCCTCGGGGGCAAATATGGTTGTCGTATCGTTCCCAAGGACAAGGTAGATTACTATCTTCCTCATGCAGACGATGCTTACTCCACCGCCGCCAACATGGTATCCATGCTGAACGGGGTGAAAGACATGCGGCTGCTGATGGGTTGTCTGTACCCGGATACTCCGCTGCTGGTCTGCGATAAGGATCGCCTTTCATCTGTTATTCCGGCAGTGGCCAGCAGCGCTGCAAAATATATCCCGGGGGCTGACAGCGCCGGCTTCTCTGCGATGTATCCGGTGCGCAACAGTATTGCCAAACTCTCCGGACGCAATATGAAATTCCGCAAGGTGATACTGAAATCAGGTCGTTCGCTTATTACCAGTCCGGATCACCGCTGGCCTGTACTTGCAGATGGCAAGATCATATTGAAGCGTGCGGATCAACTGATTCCCGGTGATGTGGCATTGCGGGGCAACTACAACACCTTGCCTGTAAAGCAGACCTTCATTCTCGGCAAACGCGTAACTCCAGAGGTGGCGGAGTTCATCGGATGCATCGCCAGGTCACTTACAGTGCCGGATATCGGCAAGTATCGTATCTGTTTTGTCGAGGAACAGCGGCAGACGATAGAACGTGCGGTGGAGAAACTGGAGATCAAAGGATGCGCGTTCTACCGCAATCGTGGGGAGCAGTGTCTTGCCATTCGGGATATCGACTTCATTCAATGGATCGACGAAAACATCGGTGTAGATTTGACGACAAGAAAGATTCCGTCCGTCATTCTCAGCGCTCGTCCGGCCATTGCCGCATCGTTCGTCCAGGGATATACCGCGAATAAAAGTCTTGTCGGTATCGACTCCAACGAGGACATCTGGATACTGCATATTCCGAACATGTCCTTCCGCGACTCCCTGGCTATATTGCTGTCCCGCTGCAGTACCGACACACTGTACCGGGACGCGGTACGGAAGAATACCACGCATCTGGCACTCAAACTTATACCCTGGCAGCCGAACTTCGGGGAGTTGCGAACCGATAATATCGTGTTGGTGCAGGAAGTCCGCAAAGTGCCGTTGATGATCGACATCGATATCAACGACAACATGTATCTTATCGGCAATGGCGTACTCACGCACAACAGCAAGTATCCGTTGCAGGCTGTATCTCTCGACAATCGTGAAGCCCCACTGGTGCGTTCGCTCGACGCGGCCTCCGGAAAATCGATGCAGCAACTGGTTTCAAAATACCTTGGTGCCCGTTATGCACAGCGTGGCGGCACGGTTGCTGCCGTGCGCCGCGATCGGGTCGATATGATCTACGATGACGGCACCAAGGGTTCTATCGATCTTTACCAAAACTATCCTTCCAACAGCAAGGGATTTCTGCACAACACCCCGGTGGTCAAGGCCGGCCAACATCTGGAACCCGGACAGTTGGTAGCGAGCAGCAATTACACTGACAAGGATGGTACTTCGGCCATCGGTGTGAACCTGCGCAGTGCCTGGCTGTCTTGGAAAGGCGGTACCTACGAGGATGCCATTGCCATCAGTGAATCCGCAGCCAAGAAACTCACCAGTACTACCATGTACAAGACCGCGGTAAATCTCGACAAGAGCATACGCCTCGGTAAACAGCTTTACAACAACTGGAAGCCCGGCACCTACAGCCCAGAGCAGCAGGACAACCTAGACGATCAAGGTATCGTCAAACCTGGAGCGGTACTGCACAAGGGAGATCCGATGATCCTTGCGGTGCAAACAACCGAACCGTCGCCAGGAACAATGGGTAAACGTGTACTCACTGATATCAGTGAAACATGGGAACATGCCTTCCCCGGAGTTGTTACCGATGTGGTGCAGACGAGGAAGGGCGTACAGGTGTTCGCCACCGTCACCGCTCCAGCTCAGGTGGGCGACAAACTCGCTACCGGGTACGGAAACAAGGGTGTTATCAGCAAGATCATACCCGACGACCAGATGCCGACAACCGCTGACGGCAAACCGCTGGATGTGTTGTTCAGCCCTCTGGGGTTGATATCCCGCACCAATCCGGCAGTAGCGTATGAGGCTATCTTGGGCAAGATAGCCCGCAAAACCGGCAAACCGTACACTATGGAAGCGTTCCATAATGGATCGCTCGCTGATTTCGTCAAGGACGAATTGAAGCGCACCCATCTCAAGGATTCAGATGATTTGATTGATCCGGAAACTGGGCGCAAGATTCCCAAGGTGTTCAATGGCGTGTCCTATGTATACAAACTGAAACACCTTGCCGACACCAAGATGTCCGCTCGCGGTACCGACCAGTACACCTCTGAGGGCACACCGATGTCCGGAGGTTACTCCGGCGGCAAGCGGTACGGCCTGCTGGAGACCTCGGCGTTAGTCGGACATCAAGCGCTTGCAGTGATCAATGACGCCCATATGATAAGAGGCCAGAATAATGCAGACTTCTGGCGATCTATTCGCACAGGCGAGATTCCGGTTGTTCCTGGCGAGCCGGAAGTGAATAAAAAGTTTTTCGCCCACCTGCAGGCAGCAGGCGTAAATGTCCGAAAAACCCCGACCGAAATCAGCGTCTTCGCTCTTTCCAATCAGGACGTTGACAAACTGGCCGGCCCTCGTGAAGTAAAAACCCGCGACACCTACGAAACGAAAAATTTCCGTCCCATCGACGGCGGCCTTTTCGGTCAGGATATTTTCGGCATAAACGGTGATCGCTGGGGTTATATCCAGTTGGATGAACCGATGCCCAACCCGGTGATGGAGGATCCACTGGCGAGACTGCTCAATATCCCGGTAAAGCAGTTCGCTGCCGTGGCGGCGGGAAAAGCCGAAGTCAACGGAATGAAATCCGGTGTCGACATCAAGAAGGCACTCGAAAAGATCAATCTCGATGCCGCAGCATTGGAGGCAGAGAAAGAGTTCAAGGATGCTCCTGCCTCCAAGCGCGACGCAGCTCTGAAGCGATACACTGCTATAGAGAGAATGCGGCGCAGCGGAGTTAAGCCGGCTGACTACATGCTGGACAAAATCCCGGTGCTGCCTCCAATGTTCCGGCCTGTCACCACGGCAGGCGGAATGACGATGGTGGCGGACAGCAACTATCTGTATGCTCAGATGTTGGATGCCCGCGATGATATGCGAGAGGCGAAGAATCTTCCTGACGAGTATCAGGCGGAGGCGCGTGAGCAATTATACAACTCGTGGAAAGAACTGACCGGGCTGTACGATCCGTCGGATGTCAAACTGCGTAACAAGAACGTGCAGGGCCTCCTTCGATGGGCTCTCGGCAGCAGTCCCAAGTTCTCAGCGGTGCAACGCAAGATCATCGGTTCCGCGGTGGATACCGTGGGGCGCGGTGTGATTGTTCCGGACTCGCGGCTGAAACTCAATCAGATCGGACTTCCTGAAGATATGGCGTTCGATATATTTGCTCCTTTCGTCACCCGGAAACTGGTCCAAGCCAATATTCCGCTTCATGCGGCGATGAAAGCGGTCAAAGAGCGTAATCCGATGGCCAGGTCCGCACTGTTGGAGATCATGAAAAACCGTCCGGTACAAATGAACCGTGCTCCGTCGCTTCACAAGTTGAGCATCATGGGTTTTTCACCGACGCTGGTATCCGGACATGCGATCCATATCAATCCCTCGATCGTAGTGCCCTTCACAGCCGACTTCGACGGCGATCAGGTGAATATCCACGCTCCGGTGTCTGACCAGGCGGTGCGCGACACCAAGGAGCGAATGTTCCCGGAAAGGAACTTGATCGCGATGAGCAATCGCAAAATCCTGTATCGTCCGGAAAAGGAATATACGCAGGGGCTTTATGCGGCCACCAGATTCACCGGCGATCCGCGTACTCCCAAGTACGTATTCAATACACTCGACGAAGCCAGAGCCGCAAGACGCTCCGGCATTATTGAGATCAGTGATCCGATAAAAATCAAACAACTCGATACCGTCAGACGGTGAGGAGAAGCTATGAATAACATCTACAGACAACTTTACACCGGATTCGCGAAATCTGCGGTAGCTTCGCTGACTCCAGAGGCGATGCAGGCCGCACAAGCTCCTATGCCGCCTCAGGGAGGTGCTCCGATGGATCCAGCAGCTATGGGTGGTATGCCAGCAGGTCCTGCAATGATGGGCGGCGCTCCGGCAGGAGCTCCTCCTATGGATCCGGCAATGGCCGGTGGAGCCGGTGTTCCGGTTGGTCCCGCCGGTGGTACCGTTCCTCCGGAAATTCTGCAAGACCAACAATTCCTGGCGTTTCTGCAGCAGGTGCTGGGAATCACGTTCGATCCGCAGTCGCAGACTTTCGTAGGTCCGCAGGGAGAAGCGATCCCCGCGGAAGCCATTATTCAGGCCTATCAGGAATTTCAAGCGCAAATGGCGGCACAGACTCAAGTCGCTCCTCAAGCAGCCGCCCCAGTGGAGCCTGGCGCCATGGCAGGTGCAACTCCCGAGGTTGCTGGGGCTCCTGCGGATCCGGCAGCAGCGGCTGTTGAAGCGCCTCCGGAAGCAATGGGGGCAACGCCGCCAGAAGCAAGCATCCAGCCGCCTCCGGAGGGAGTCCCCGCGGAAGGAGTGCCGGCGGATCCGATGCAGCAGATGGCGGAAATGGTGTTGTCGGCTGTCGAGACGATCGTGAATGAGGCGTTGAGTGCCCAAGAGAAGAAGATCTCCACGATGCTTGACAAAATCGATACCCTCAAAAAGGATGTCGAGGCTGTCCTCAACAGCGATAATAAACGCTCGGAAAAAGATGAGGACGACGACAGCAAACTCCGCGGTGAGTTGGAACAGGAACTTGCGGTACAATCCACAGCAGCTCCGTCCGCGGCTCCGACAGCGATCGTGGATTCGCTGCCCAAGACGGCGGCACAGGAAGCCATCAAGGCCAAGAAATCGGCATTCTCGTTGGTCTCGCTGATAACCGGAAGGAACTGAAACATGGCGGACATGAATAAAACAGCTGACTCAGTTACAGACAACAGCAAGGCGGTATCGCGGTTGTTGCCGGCGAAAGAGGACTCCGTGCAGCGTACTGAACGTATGCCTGTGTTCAAGGGACAACTTGAAGACGCCAAAGACACGCTTCGAAAAGTTGTGAACAATGAAAAGGGCTACGCCGGACTGGGTGCCGCGTTGGATAACAAACTCACCTCCGAGTATGTCATACAAGGCGCGGGAGCAGCCGGCGGGGCGGCGCTGGGTCTTCTGTTGTCAAGCTTGATCCACCGGAATCCCAATTGGTTGTTGAGGCTCCTGTATGCCGGTGGCGGAGGGGTAGCCGGATGGTTCGGAACCGAGGCTTTGATGGATCCGAAGAGCATACGACTGAACGCATGGAAAAATGGATTGAAGCCTGAAGAGCGCGCTGAAGTGGAGAAGGCGCTCGATACCATCAAGCGTGCTCCGGATTCCAGTGGTTTCGGAATATATTCGTTCCTGCCGCAGACAAAAACCCAGCTCGCTGGAAATGCTGCAATCACGGCGGCTTCCTCTATTGCAGGGAAAAAGATCGTGCAGCATGCAAATTCCACTTCACCGACCTATTTTCGCGGACCTGTCAGGGTACATCAAGTAACATTGCCGAAAGCCAAACAAGAGGCATTGCTGCCAAATGGGAAGGGGACAGGTCAATATCGATTAGCCCAACTCAAGGCCCGCAGGGGCTACGGGATGAAAGGCGGCTTACTAGGCACTGGTGCTGGTCTACTGCTGAGCGGAATCGCAAACTGGCTGAGCAACTACAACAGCGGCAATATCGACGTAAAAGATCTGTGATCCATGGTCACTACCATCGGCAGGGAGATCATCCGGGCCAAACTCCCGGATAAGTACAAACACTACTGCGACGCCCCTCTCACGAAGGGCGCCGTAGAATCGCTTTGTACTGAGATGGCCAAGGATGACCCCGATCGTTACATCGACATACTACAGGATCTGAACAACATCGGTGAAGCGGTTGTCTCAACCTACGGACGGGACACTGCGCTGTCGCTGGACGACCTGCGTCCCGGTAAGCAGGTGCGGGCCTATAATCAGCAGATCAAATCCATCGTCAAAGCCATCCTCAATAACGACTCTCTGACCGAGGAACAGAAAGAACAACGCATCCGAGAGATCGGATATAAGTATGCCGATAAAATCCAGAAGATGGTCTTCAAGGATGCCGACGATCGCAAGACCAGTTTGGCTATGCAGATCAATTCCGGCAGCCGCGGCAACAAAGCACAGTTGATGCAGATGATGTTCGGCAACTGGCTGATGAAGGATGCGCTTGACCGCGATATCCCATATCTGATGGCCGACGGCTATTCGGACGGCGCCTCTCCGATGGGAAATTGGATGAGCGCTTCCAGTGCCCGCCGCGGCAACTACCTCAAGCAGTTTGCCACCGGTCAGGCAGGATACCTCGGCAAGCAGGTGACCAACGTCACGCATGCCACCAATATATCGATGGAAGACTGCGGAACCACCGATACAGGCGTCCCCTTCCCTGCTGATTCCGCCAAGAATGTAGGAGCAGTACTGCTCAAACCATTTCACAACCATCCAGCCGGCAGCATCGTTACCGACGAGATGGTGGCTGAGGCAGAGGCTGGTGAGGAGATGATACTTCGCAGTCCCATCACCTGCAAGGCCAAGCATGGCATTTGCGCCAGATGCAACGGTTTGGGCGAGAATGGAAGATTCCCGGCCATTGGTGAGTATGTTCCGCTCAATGCCGCCCGTACCTACGTGGAAAAAATCACGCAAGGCGGACTCAATCAGAAACATGGTGCTGCCCGTACCGGCAAACTCGAAGCGAACAAGCAGGCCGACCCCGACGGGAAAGGACAACCTTCCGGATTCCGCAGTGTGGAGCGTATGTTCATCGCACAGGAAAATTTTCCCGGCGGAGCGTTGCTGGCGCAGACAGATGGTATGGTGACAGGTATCCGCAAGGCCCCGCAGGGCGGACATTATATCTCTGTCGGAACGCAGACGCTTTATGCTCCTGCCGACCGTGAGCTTACGGTAAAGATCGGAGATAAAGTCGAGGCAGGTGACACGCTAACTGACGGGGTGCCCAACCCCGATGAAGTGACCGATCTGCGTGGTCTCGGTCGCGGACGGAGGTATTTCGTAAACAAATTGGATGACCTGCTCCGCAAGAACGGCTGGGGTGTTGATCGCAGAAATCTCGAAGCCTTCACCAAGGGCATGATCAACAAGGTCCGCATCACCGACGACGATGGGTACGGCAACTGGTTGCCTGGTGACGTGGCTGACTACGATGATATCGCCTCTACCTGGAAACCACACGATGATGCGATAAGGACCAGCCCAGATAAAGCGATAAACAAGTACCTCGAAGCTCCGGTATTGTATTACAACATCGGAACGCGCATCACCCCATCCGTAGCAAAGGAATTGAAGAAATATCAATTCAACGATGTTTTGGTGTCGGATCACGAGCCTCCCTTCAAATCAGAATTCATGCGACCGGCAGAAGCACTGCAGAATGACAAAAACTGGCTGCCGCGTTTCAATGGCGAACGCCTTCAGGATGCACTTTTCGATGCCGCACGCAGAAATCTGAGTGATCCGTATGACTCTCCGAGTTTTGTGGACAAGATAATCACAGCTCCATATAAGCAATAAGGACTTCAACTATGCAGGAATTGATCGTCAAACCCGGTCTGTACAAACAAGCCGCTCCCGAGGACGGGCCGTCTTTTGAGCAACAATTCGGCATTCTCAGCAATGCCGTGGTAGTGGATAAGTTTCCACAGCTCGATGCCGCAAAACTGGCCTTCCAGTTGATTGAAAAGGATGACGAGACACAAGACGCCTGCGGAGCGGTGGTTTATCTGCTGGGCAAAAACGTCATTTTCGTGCCGTCATTTTACAAAAAAGGCAAGTTGAAATCCGGTGATATGTTCTACATCGCCGAGACTCAGCAATTCCTGCCGCTTTCCGATCCATGGTTGGCCTACATCAAGAATAAAGATATCGACTCGGCCGGGAAATTGGTAGATCCGTCCGATGTCCAAAACACTCCCACCTCGTTGGAAAACACCAATCTGCGCACTCTCGACAATCCACTTACCAAGAGTTCTTCGTTGATCTGGGACAAGGAGAAATTCCTCGAGTGTCAGAAGCAGTTGAAGACTGCAAGTGCGCAGTTCCAGGCACTGCTTAAATCCGCGGATCTTAAGCAGTATCAACCGACCGACAGTATCTTCGACGCCGCCTTGACACTCGGCAAGCAGGCGTCCGAGGCGATGATCGACAATCTTATCCATGATCCTCGGGTGATGAATGCAACACTGCATTTCTACACCGGTGAGGACATGGACAAATTCGCCCATGACGCTGAAACCAAGTTTCAGGAACCACCTCCGGCAGTTGAACTCATCATGCCGTTTGACAAGTCCGCATCGACACTGACTGCGCAGGAATTGAATGCACTGCATCGCGATGGTTATTTCATCCGCAAACAGGCAGCCGAGGACGGCAAGACTCCCGATGTACTACACAAGAAGAATCTGCACAACATGTTCACCACGCTCTCCGAGCCGGGCATCAATAAGCTTGTCAACGCGGATGGCGACGTGATAGAACGCCTGGTGCTGCGCAAAGACGACTCATTCGGCAATGAGTGCTGCGGCTATATGTGTGACGAGGCTGAGTATGGCCTAGAACGCTTGTTCCCGCACGCCCAACCTGGCGGCAAAGACTCTGCCAGTTACATGCACCAGGGCAACTCCGGACCGTGGGTGGTCATCGAAAAGGGCAACGAAGAAGCAGCATGCAACTTCCGCATGAACGGACGTTCGTACATCATTTGCGGTTCCGCTGAGCCCTTCAAACCGGAAATGCTCGAATCAGTAGGCAAGGAGCTTGACCCGAAGCAACACAAGAGCATTCCCTATGAAGCGTTGCTGCTTTTCCCAAATGGTACCTGCACTCGGTCAGACAACCGGATGTACGCCGATGAGGAAAACAACTGCTTTATCAACGGCGAGGCCATATGGCGTATCAACGCCAATGAGAAGCAGGTAGTTCCGATTATCAGTGGTGACCATAGAGTCCTGCTCCCCAAGGGCACGCGGATCATCATGCCGATTGACTGCAAGGCTGATGGCACCTACAAGGAAGAAAAGGCGATGGCCGTGGAACGACGCGAAGGCCCCAAGGCCACCGGTGGTTACATCACGCAGGATCAGCTGGATTCCTTCCTCACCGTGTTCGCCGACAAGCACTACCACAAGGTCAAGGTCTACAGCGACGGCCACGAATACACCGTGAGCGGTGACAAGAGTTCCGACGAGTCCCCGAAGCAGGACAAGAACGCTGCTTTCCAACTGGTCAGTGATTACGGCATCGATCCGGCGGTTGCCAAGCTGATGCTTAAGGAGGCGGCCAACGGTGCTTCCTTCAACACACCGCGGGCGATGAATTTCTGGATAGAGAAAATCGCCTACTCCGATGACCCCAATCCGGAACCGAGTGTCGGGTACAGCAAGGTCGTCAACACCGATCCTGTGACGCAGCAGCTTGTCATGCCGGAGATAGGCGATTCTCCGGAAGCTCTGGCCACCGCGGTGCAGAACGCAGCGCAGCAGGGTATCAAGGAAGTCTTTGATGTAACACTGCTGAAGTTGCTGTGCCGGCAATCGCATTTCTTCGATGAGATCGCCGAGGACGTGCCGCTGTTCATGCGTACGCTGGACAGCCTCTGCCGCAAACTTTTCCAGTTCTATTGGCACACCGAGGAAATGGAGGAGAAATACGGAGCGGTAAAGTTGAAGGCACTCGAAGACTCGCTCAAGACATCTATCGACAGTCTGTCCGAACTGACGATCTTCTTCAAGATACGGTCAGTGGATGTCGATGGCACACTTGGTGACACCAGCGGAAAACTGCTCAGTGGCACAATGCTCTGAGGTCCAGTCTATGCCTGACAGTGTGGCGGCGGCCGATACGCAGGTTCTGAAACCGCCGCAGGTACTTCGTACTCCTAATTACGGTCGGGATTCATTCCTGCGTCCTCCTGATTGGCGTTATATAGAGGCCCAGGATTATCTGCGAGAGGAAAAAGCCGGACGGGTATCCCCTCCCCCTACCGACCCGACGGTGCAGTATCTGATCCGTCTGTTACGCGGACTTTCCAATCCGGACAGCAGACTGGCAGTATTATTGAAATGGCGGGACGCCGCAGACGTCATCCACATCGGAACTGCAGCGCGCGAAAGCGCTTTTTCCCAGGAACTCGAAGATCACATCATCGACGGTACCGATATCGAAGACATCAAACAAATGGTAGGCGGCACATGGTTCACTGCCGTGCATTACCATATGTTCCGCTCCTTCTTCTTCGACCTCTCGGATGTCTGCGCGGTTACGGCATGGATCAATTACCATCTGTTGGACAATGCTCGCAACAGCAAGCAGGGAGCACTCCTCCGAAATCGACTTACGGCATACTGCGAAGGCGGTAAAGCGGCAATAGAGTCCAACATCCCTGGAAACGACGACAACGGAGGACTTTTGAAGCGTTATGCCCAAAACGTCCGACAGCAGAAAATTTTTGACTACCTTACACAGAAGACTAACCTCCCCAAGGAATTGTATGCCTCGCTGATGGAGACCGCGGTCAAGGATATGACCACCCGCGAGTTCCAGGAGCATTTGAAGGACAAGGAAGCTGCCGGAGACTCGTCGTTGCAGGAGTTGGCCGGGGATCTGTCCGAGGGAGTGAGACGCTTCACCTTAGATGAGCAACAAACCTACGACGCCTTCGGTCTGTCGTATTCAAACCAGTACACTTCCATCATCTTGAACAAGGATCCCGAGAATGGAGCAGAAAATAATTCCTGAGTGCGAAAGCCGCATGGTGAATGCCATCGAAAAAGCAGCTTCCCGTACCGTTGTAAACGAGCAGTTGGATCGCAGCGACGCACTCGCTGCGGAACTCAAGTCGGCAAATATTCCAGCGCGCTTTGCGAAAGTGGCCACCGCTGCATACAACAAACGTCTGACCGTGATGACCTTCAAGCAGCGGAGCGATGATGACAAGGTCAAATCTTTCCCACTGGCAGACGACGTGAAGGTGGCATCACTCCTGGGTGGAAAAACCTCGGAAGTACAAACTCCGGAGATGTCGCCATTTTGTATTACCATTCATAAAGCGGCTTCCGGACACATGGATAAGGTGGCATCTCTTGAGACGTGCACCAATACGAGGCTGCCATTCGAGTATCGAGTAGATAGAGGCGTTTTCACTTCCCGTTTGGAGGACATGGTTGAACGTCATACCGCCATTTTTGACGAGCGTATGCAGAAGCAATCCTCCCTGGAGTGCCAACTGCGCCAGGAATGTTCCGAGGTAGCATCTCTGTTGACGAAAAACGCCACGGCGTTTGACACCCTCTGCAATCTGCACGGAGAAAAATTTGCCGCCCTGATGCAGGACTACATGCCGAAAGACACCGATTTTAGGAAAACCGCCAACGGCGCGGTCCGTCCGTTCGGTTACATCTACGATCGTGTGGACAGTTTGCTGTCGAAAAAGTCCGAATATGAAGCAAACCAGGAATTCCTCGGCGAGTACGCCGAAGGCCTGATGGAATTCAGCAAGAGCGCATCCGCATTCATGGAACGTCTTTATGACAAAGACTGCGGAAAACTGGAGAAAAAAGCAGTTGATATTCCAGATGTCCTTCTCGGCGGTGCCCTCGGCGGAGTTTCCGGATTGGCTGACGGTGTTCTCGGCGGAAGCGTCGGAATTCTGGGCGGTATGGAGCAGGGAATAAACAACGCCAGAGAAATGTACCACAAAGGCGTGGACAATTCCAAGCATCCTGCTTCGATCACTGATGCGGAGTTTCTTATCCAGGATCGTTACCGCGACCGGATGCTCGGATGGGCCGACATGGCCGCCGACCCGCAGTTCGCAATGTATCCATCGGAGCAGATCTTCAATGCAACGCAAAAAGCGATGAATATGGACACCTCGCTGGAACGCCCTGATCGTCGAGAATTGCTGCGTACAACGGTAGGTCAACTGCTGGCGCAGAACAACAGGTTCAGCGGAGCCGACATCGCGGCCCTGGCCACCACGATCAAGGGGCTCGAAGGCAGCAGAGGCAACACTCAAGCAGTCGGCCGCGCGGCGGTCAAGGCTCTCGACAGCGTTCGCGGCACAGATCCGGCGGTACTGGAAATCAGCCTCTCCAGTCAACTCGATAACGCAATGGCACGCGCCAGACACACCGGTGATCTTGTCCGTGCGGTCGTCAAGGATGTCGAAACCAAACGTAAGGATCAAGACGCCGAGATCAAAGAGCAAGAAAGAGAGGCACAGCGTGTCCTTGAGCGAGAAGAAGATAAAGCTCAGAAGGCCAAGGAGCGTGCCGAGGATCGGGCGGACAAGGCCAGAATCGCAGACATTGATCGCAAGACCAAGATCGACATTGCGGATAAGGACCGGCAAAGCCGTGACAGCCTGGGACGAATGCTTGCGTACAATGATGCCGAAAGACTGCGGATGTACGGTGGTTATCTTGGAGCCTTACGCGCTGCACAGCAGAAAGGAGTCAGAGGTCAGGCCCCAATTCCGCCTCCGGAGGGTAGTGCAGGAAATGGCAGTGTCGCTGGAAATACCGTGAGCAATCCTGGCGGCAGTGGTAATACCTCCAAGAGAGAGCGCAAAATTACCGATGCTGAATTGCCGGACTGGGTATCTCGTTTCAACTGGGCATACGATCACGCTACCCCGGAAGAACAGATCGAGATGGAAAACGCCGAAGCCAACAGACATTTGGCTGAACGGGCAGAAGCATTGGGACTTCACCCACACATCTAAGGACATCGTCAATGAAAAAGACTGTTCTTCCTGAGAGTTTCGACTTCGGGGTGCCTTCGGTAGAGATCATCGGAGCGTATTCCGGAGGATTGCATAAGGAGGCCATGCTGAAGCGGGCCTCCGCGTTCGACGACATCATCGCAGATCTCAAGCCGCGCAAGGATCGAGAATATCTGCATGTCATCACTACCGGCGCTCATGAGGTGTACGGTCCCAACCAAAATGGAGACTCCTTCAACGGAGCCTCCTTCACGCATACCTTCCCATTTCCGGAAAAGGGTGCAAAGAAGACAGCAACATTCAAGGGCGGACTCTCCGAATATCATGACACCACCTACATGAAAGACGGTGCGGTATATCAGGAACATCAGACCAAGAGTGCCGGAGTGGATCCCAGTGGTGAAGTGATTGCCGCTCGATACAACGAACCCATGTCTCGCGGAGAACTTATCATCGGAGTGGACAAGAATAAGTGGGCTCGACGTCTCCAAAAGAAAGCAAACGGCGAGAACATTTATCTGAGTATTGGATGTTCGGTTCCCTACGACACCTGCACGATCTGCGGACACCAGGCCAAGACCGCTTCACAGCACTGCGATCACATCAAGAAGCACCGGCTGCAGCTTTACGACTGCGGCATTCGCGCCAGTATGATGAACGATCAGCCGATGTTTTACGACATCTCCGGTGTGGACGTTCCGGCGGACAAAATAGCGTTCGTTCTGCGCAAGGTCGCCAGTGGAGAACAGTCCATCAAGGAAGCGTCTTTGGAAGCCCTCATAAACCACGGGACTCGCCGAGCCATTCCGATGAACAAGGCGGCACTTCTTCTGGATAAACTCTCCAGGCTGGAAAAGGAACTGCTCTGTAAGGTAGACGACGACTTCGATACCCAGGACGACGACAAGGAGAAAAAAGATTTTATCCTTGAAGTACAAAATTATCCTGCGGATGAAGTGATCGATGGCTGCAACCGTCATGGATTGCTCCTGACTCCGGATATGTTGTTCGATCTGATGGGAAAAGAAGATCCCAGCGGAACACTGTCGGAATATGCACATAAATGTCATCTCGACTGCAAGGATCTGATGACGCGGATGAAGGAAGACGAGGACTTCGACGACGAACTGCTCGATGGTGCGTTCGATCAACACTTCCCTGCGGATCTCAATCTTGAATCGATCATTGATTCCGCGATGCCGGACTTCGGTATGACTGCTCCGGCGGTAAATGCGAGAACCATCATCGTAGTGCTGCGCGGTAAGCTCAACAAGCAGAAAGAGCCAAAAGAAGACAACGACAAAAAAGCCTTCGTAGTCAAGCAGGCGGAGGATGTGTTGTCCCGCGTATATGCACGATACCTTATCAGTTTCGCGGCGCAGAATAATGACGACACCTGTCGTTCGGCCCTAAGAAAACTCGCAAATTACTGAAAAAGTGCGGTTTTCTTTGACGGAAACACTTTTTTAGTTTCAACAAGGAAACGCGCGCGTAGCTCCATGCGCGATAACCCAAAGGATGTGAAAACAAAATGGCAAAAAGCACTCTCGCAGAAAAGACTTCTGCTCTCGCGCAGATGATCAAGAAATCCGGACTGCTCGGCAAGAAGGCCGAACAGGAAATCAAACACACCGAACCCACCGAGCAGAACAACCTCGGCGCCGAAATGCAGCAGGTCGTCAACGAGCAGCCGGGCAATCAGGCGAGCAATCCCGCCGAAGTTCCGCCACCGGTGAACGACAAGGTCCGTCAGGAACCCGGCGTGCAGGATCTCAACAAATCCCCTGAAGAGGCTCTGGCCGCTACCGGCACCCAGGTGAACAACATCGCGGTTGACGGCACTCCCTCCGGAACCCCGGCACAGCAGGCAAAGACCGCGTCCGATTATCAGAATGAGCTCGCCTCGATCCTGAAACAAATCAAGCAGCGCAAGACCGCCGCCGCGCAACCGGCAGTTCCCGCTGAGGTCCCGGAGATCGTCTCCGCGAATGAGGTCCTCGAAAAGCTTGCCGCAGCAAAGACTCAGCAAGATCAGCGTGAGGCGAGCGCACTGTTCGCGAAGTTTGCTTCAACAAACCCGGTTTTCGAGACGGCTCGGGCATCGGCCATGCAGGAGCGTATGCTCTCGGACATCAACAACCTGTCGTTGGCAAAGGACATTTCTCACAAGCAGGCAGCAGAGGAATTGGATGCGGCGCTCGCGGCCGATCCTGAAGCGGCTGCCGAACTGAGTGATGACGTCAATGGCGCAGCGCTTGCGGACCTCGCCCAGGGCGAACAGGCGACAGCAAGTCTGTTGAACGACATCGGCGCAATGGCCGACGGCGCAAGTCAGATTCTCGGTGTAGAGGTGACTCCGGAAGCGCTGGTTGACGCGGCGGACAAGGTCGCGGAAATGGCCGACGAGATGGGCGTTCCTCCGGAAGCGCTTCTGGCTTCGGCTATACAGCAGATGACCGGCGGTGCCGCCCCGGAAATCGAGGGCAACACCCCGGAGGAACTGCAGGCGGCGCAGCAGATCATGGATGAGGCCGCGCAACAAGGTATCTCTCCCGACGAGGTGATCGAGATGGCAGCGGCTCAACTCGCTGGTGGTGAAGGGGCTCCGGCCGAGCCTCCGGCTGCCGAGCCTCCGGCTGCAGAACCGGCAGCTCAACCCGCCGAATCGGAACCTCCGGCGGAAAACAAGGAAAACAAACCGGCGGAACAGCCGAAAGATGAAGAGGGAGCAGAGAAGGCAGCCGCGCTGCAGAAACTGTCGTCCACACGTCTCGGCCGCATCGCCCTCGGCATTTGAAGCAGGAGTACACGGGCAATGACCGAACAAGTCTGCGACGAACTCACCAAACTGGCCAGCGAAACGATCGATCGCCTCGGACAGCTTGAGGTTGAGAATGCCGCTTTGAAGGAGGAGAACCGCAAGCTGGCCGCCGCGGTTCTCACTCCCAGTGACAGCGCCATCGATAAGGCGCTCGACGGGCTGCTCAAATCCGGAAGTCTGAAACCGGATCAGATCGAAGTGACCCGCCAGGCCTTCAAGTCCGACCCTGATGCCGCATATCGCGCCATCGCGGGTTTGACGCTTGACGCTTCGTCTCAAGTAAAGACGGCCACCAATAACGATGACGGCATCAACGGAGGCAGCGTAGTCAGTGTCACCGGATCCGCCGGGGATTACAAAGACGCGATGTTCGAACGGATGACTGCCATCCTGAACAGGTAACAACCAACCATCCCTCAGAGAGGAAGGATAACAACATGAGCAAAATCACACGCGCGGATTTCGAGCGTCAGATCGATCACGTCGCAGTGATCGCGCACGGTGCTCATCCCGAGTACCGGCTTGAGATCGATGCTCCTATCTCCGTCGAGTCGGGTGCCAGCGGCGCTGCCATTCGCCAGGGGTCTCTCGTGTCGCTGAATACCAGCGGCGCATACATCCTCGGCGTCGGCGAAGCCTCCAGCGGCACTACGATCAACTATCCGGTCCCGGCGATCTCCCTGAAGAACGCCAATGATCCGGACGTCACTGCGGGCACAACCGGCAGCAGCTACAAGACCACGACTTACGCCGCGGTCGGCGGTAAGATCACCGCCATTCCCTGCACCGGTGGTTACGAGATCGAGACGACAGAGTTCGTTCCGTCCAGCAACTACAAGCCCGGTGATGCTCTTACCGGCAGCGGCGGGTATATCTGCCTCGCAAGCACACCTGCGTTCGCCACCAGCGCTGGTCCGATCGTCGGTTTCGTCTCTCACGTTCCGGTGTTGAACAAAACAGTGGGCGCTCAGGTGCTCGGGTTCCTCACCTCGTACATCCCGCCGGTTCTCTAACAGGAAAGGACAAACAGAATGTACGACAACGTGAAAATCGCCGCCGTTTCGGAACAGATCAAAGCGAACATGCTTTCGGGTGATTCCGAACTGCTCAAGACCGCCGGTCTCGCTGCAACCGAGTTCTTCCGCACGGAAATCCGTGAAAACGGTATTCGTCGGCAGATCACTCCGCCCCAGACAGTCACCAAAGAGAACTTTGACCCCTCCGAGGAGACTGACCTTCCGTCCATGATCGTCGAGATCGAGCCCAACTCGATGGGTGCCTACATGGTGCCGTTCGAGACCGGGCCGAAGGGCGGAGTCATCCATGGGCGCAAGGCGCGGGTTGAGTTCAACCGCATCATGACCTACAAGTACTCGATCGACAAGATCCGGCTCGACACCTGGAAGATGCCGATCCTGGACATCTTCTACGATCTGCTCCTGAAGGACATCATGGATCAGGAAGACGATGCCAGCTTCGCGGTTGACAATGAGATCGTCGGCACCAAGAACGCGACGCACGCGGACATGGGCTGCAAGCGCTGGGTCGAGGCCGGCCCGATGAGCCGTCAGTCCCTGGTGCACCTGAAGAAGGGCATCCTCGTGGCTCCCGGCAATCTGAAGCCAGCGAAGTTCGTCATGAACGACCTCACTCACTGCGACTTCGGCGAGTTCACTCGCGACGCGGTCGGCGGTGACATGGCTCAGGAGATGTTCATCAACGGCGTCACCCTGACCAAGGTCCAGGGCATCGACACCATCGTCACCAGCAAGAAGGATCTGGTGGAAACGAACGATGTCTACATCTACGCCGATCCCAAGTACTATGGCGGGTTCTACACCTACAAGGACGTCGCCATGGTCACGGATGAGAAGGATGACATCTGGCTCACCTTCTTCGCGCACGAATGCATCGCCATGTCGGTGGTCAACGCGGCCGGCGTCGCCAAGGCCTCGTTCACCGGCACCAAGGTTGACTGGAAGTAAGTCGACCTGGAGGAATGGAGCGGTACCTTTGACTTCCATCTTGGGCACCGCTCCGGACTCAAAACGAGTTTGAGTTAAGTGAGCTCAGGGAGATCCCCGACCAAGTGGTCGGGGATTTTCTTTTGTATAGTATTGTAATACAGTCACCTTCAACCACGCGAGGAGTTAACATGAACGAAAAGACCCCCATCTACACAAAAATCACCAACCTCACCGACAGTGCCTTTACCTTCTATTACACCGGTAAGGGTGCGGTATGGATAGGTGCTCATGCCACGGTGACCGTTCCCTATGAGTTGTGGTCTGCGGCGGACTGGAAACAACGCGAAGGATTGGCTGCCGCGGTGCTTTCCAAACAGGTCTCACTGACTCTCGGTGTCATCCAGACGGACGGCTCTTTCAAGGAGTTCGACTATCAGCCCAACCTGGCGCTCGGACTCAAGATTCCTGCTGAGGAGGTCCCCGTCGTCAGGAAAGCGGACATCAAACCTGCCAAGTATGACGAGAAGGACGTCACGAAGCCCGTGGGCGCCGGGGATAAGATCATCCTTGCCTCCGACAAGAGCTCGCAGAAACTAGCCAAGGATTACGGCGTCGATACCAATGAGCCGGGAGTGCCGGTACAAAAAGAGATCATCAACGGTGAGGCCGTAGATGTCTCCAGTCAACCGCCTGCTGAGAAAACACAGAATCTGTCGGATAAATGGGCTGAATACAGCAAGGCCATCGAGGAAAAACGCTGGGCAGAAGCCGCCGACATGCTGAATGCGATGGGAGCCAATCCCAAAGCCACCGCCCGCGGTTTGATGGCGCTGAAGGACCGCTCCGTACCGGCGGTGAGTCTCAAATTCAACCTTGCACAGGATTGATGCGGAAAGCAAATAAATCCAGAAAAAGCCGGGGCATTTTTTACCCCGGCTTCTTTTGTTTTACGCCTCCGCTTGTATGAACACCGACAACGTGAAAATAGCGAGAGTATGGGCATGATTTGTATTGCCGAACATAGTCCCGGCGCCGGCGGCATTGCAGGAGGCGCCGGAGAATCCGGGCAAGGCTCCCAAGTGGCCTCGGGTGCGGCGGCACGCGGTTATGGTTATCCGGTTATCGAAACAGTAACCGGAATGGATGCGTCCTTCGAAGTACAACTCACCAAGGACTATGAAGGGACCAATCCCGCGGATCTGTCGCAGATCAACAAAGTCGATTTGTGCATGAAGCCGTCCATGCATTCGGTTAACTCCAGCAGTACTATCACTGTGGACTGCTCATTCACTCCGGATGGCGTAGTTTCATTTGATCTCTCCCGTGATGATCTGAACAACTCCCAGGGAGTGTGGTTCGGTGAATTCCGTTGTTTCGACAACGCCGGATCCATGCGACAGTGCTACCGCGCATATGTTGTCATCCGTAAGGGAACCCGTGACAGCAGCGACGGGCCCTACCCTCTCACGGTGATGGATGTTCGCCTGGCGCTGATGGATACCAGTGCGTCGGCCAACCAGCTGATCGATGACCTTGAGTTTTCTGACGTGATGATCCTTCACTGCATCATGCGGGCGGTGGATGAATGGAACGAGACACCTCCGCAATTGGCTAACCGTTATGATGCTACCAATTTCCCCTGGCGTGAACACCTGCTGCAAGGGACTGTAGGCTATCTGCTGCAAATGGTGGCATATCGGTATACACGCAACCGGATGCAGTATAATGCCGCCGGTTTCCAGATGGACACCAGCGACAAGGGTCCTCAGTACATTCAACTGGCACAGGTCGCGCGACAGGAATGGCGCGCATTCATAGCGGCCAAGAAAACCGAATTGAACATGCAGGAATGCTGCGGCACCTTCAGCATGCCGGAGTTTGGGAGTTTCTGAGATGGCCAACGTATTCACGTCCATCAAGTGCGCAGTGCGTTACGACAACGCCAGGGTCATATCGTGGACGATGGATCCGAATTATACGTATCCGGTAGATTTTACCATCACGGTGGAACGTTCGCGGGCCGGCGGAAAATGGATACCCATTGTGGAAGACCTTACCAACGTTTGTGCGTTTGTAGATACGGATATACGTAACTTCAACAAGTACCTCAACGATTTCTATCGGGTAGTGCTGAAATCCGCTTCCGCCAAAGAAGCATATGCCTCCGACTCCTGTGCAGCCGGAGTGGGTAAGGCATATCCGTTCTCCAGCGAAGCGCGCAATGCCATTGCTTCCGTGGAGAAACAGATAGAACTTACCGGCAGATTCGGTGTGTTGCTGAAGAAAAAGGAATGGGGTCGCCCCTGCCCCAAGTGCACCGACTTCAAAGGACAAAATACCGTCAACGAGCACTGCCCGGTATGTCTTGGAACTGGTATTGACGGCGGATATTATGACGGCATTCCGTTGAATATAGAAGCGGGGGTGCCGGAAGTACTGCAACAGCTTAATCAGCTTGGAATGATGCAGTCTGCCAAACTTACGGCAAAGTGTGTGGCATATCCGTGGATAACCCGCGGAGACGTGTGGTGCGACAGTGATACCAACGAACGTTTCTACATTGCCAATGTCACTCCGATCTCCATGTATAAGAGCACTCCGCTGATATTTCAACTCACCTTGACCAAGTTGGAAATCACGGACGCGCTGCACTCGACTTCTGCCGACAACAAGGTGGCTGCAGATAATCCGTGGAATGACGCGCTGGTAAAATACGAACCGACGAACTCACAACCGGAATCACACGAAAATTCAGGGGAACAGCAAACTTCAGACGACGAAACGGACAACATCAACTGGAAAGATGAATTATCCAAATTATGAGTGTAACCACTGACTATCGCAAGGAGCATAACCCGGATACTCTCCGCGCCGGCGCGATGAACGAGTACCGGCTGCTGATGTACTTTGTGGATTTGGTTCGTAATTTTTTCAGCGACAGCATCAATATCAAGGATGAGCGTTTGCTTGCATTGCTCGATGCGGTTGATTTGCGCGACGGTATTGGGAAGTACGTCATTGCCGGAACACCGTTCAAAGAAGATATGAGGGAAAGCTGCACAACTCCGAGCATCCGCGTGGGCCTGGGGGAAGTCAACTGCAATGCAGTAAATGTCCTGGATACACAACTACCGGCGATATCTCCTGCAGGTTGGATGTCGAGTAAGCGCGCCCATTTCGAGGCATGCGGGATCACCATAGCCGTAATCACGGAGAGTTATGATGGGGTAGTCCTGTTGAGCACCATGTTGAAGGACTATCTGATGTGTAATCGGCAAAATATCATAGCGGACTGCAAGATGTTGAATTTCATAAATGTGGACGGAGCAACCGCACCCGAACATATCGCACTCGGACAGGCGGGAAACGCCAAGGATATTTTCCAGAGAACGCTCAAGGTTTCGACCAGTGGAGCCTATACGCATCTCGTGGATGTCCAAGGACCTGTATTCCGCGGAGTCAACATCACCAATATCATAAAGTAAGCGCTCTCGCTTGACGCGCCGATTATTACGATGATTTGATACACCATACGACATCGGGGGCTGACGACGCTGTCGTGTGTGAACAACGTCAGAAGGAAGAACAACATGAGCATAAAAAACTTCGATTTTCCGGGCACCACGCTCCGGCAGGAGTTCGTGGAGGCCTCGACCGGCAATACTCCGACGCTTGCGGCGGTCATCGTCGGCAGTCACTACAAGACTCACCGCGCCGATGTTACCGGTGAGGCTGCCGGTTGGGGTGGCGTTTTTTTGGATGACACCAATGGAAAGGTTTTCTCCGACTTTCCGGAAAACATCGCGGATGTGCAGAAGATCGACACCAGCCATGCCAAGGTGATCGTACGCAATGCACTGGCACGGTACGCCGAGGTTACCAGCGGGGTTTCCATCAGTGGTGCTACACTTACTTTCACTTCGGCACTTCCGGAAAAGGTGAAGACGGGAGACAGTCTGATCGTCACCATCGGCTCCACATCCACGGTGGCGCTTATTACGGCATTCAACTCCACTTCCAAGACCGTAACCATCGATATCAGCACACTTACCGGTACTGTCGCATCCGCGGAATTCTGCCGGCTGTACGATGAAGAAATCGAAGCGTCTCCCACCTTTGGGCGCAGTGACGAAGCCATCGTCAGTGTGACCATCGCCGCGGTCACGGTCGATATCGATGAACTGTCGAGCAGCTCGTTGCCGGTACGTTACGGCGAGGTGTTTCTGAACTGTCGCGAGCGGGACAATACGTATGTGAATCAACTCGGATCCGTTGAGCGGAGTACGGAAGTCGCTTCCATTCTCGGTGCTCCCTGCAAGGACAACCCGCTCGCCGCTGGCGTTTACGCCGCAGCGGACGCCGCAAACGGTTCCACGGTGTACTTCACCGCCGTGTCCGATGACACGGTGAGTGCCTATGAGGATGCGATGGGACTGCTCGACCGCTACCGTGTGTACAGCGTGGTTCCCTGCACCGATGACTCCTCCATTGCACAGGCGGTCCATACCGCAAACTACAATCTTTCGCTGGACGAGGAGATCAAGGAATATCGCACCACCTGGCTGTCGATCAACCTTTCCGGCAGCGAGACCACGAACGCCGAGCGGATCGCAGCACTGATCTCCAAGCGTCCGGTCTCCAGTTACCGCGCACAGGTGGTCTTCGCCGACGACATTCTCTACAACGGCGAGGTCATGCCCAACTATTTCGCGGCGGCAGCGGCAGCAGGGATGCGTTCCTACGAGCCCTGTCATCGCCCGCTGTCGAATCTCACGTACAGCTTCTTCAGCGTGAAGGACACCCACCGCTTCACCCGGGCACAACTCAAGGAATTGGGTTCCAATGGCATTTGGATCGTGGGCAACAACGCCGACGGCGTGCCGGTCAACATGCGGCAGATCACCAGCGCGATGGCCAACGATCTCAACCAGGATGAGGAATCGATCATTTCCAACGCCGACGATATCGCATACACGCTCAGCACCATCGGCGAAAAGCAGGCGGGCAACAGCAACATCTCGCCTCTCCTGCTCGACATCCTCGACAGTACGATCAAGGCCCGCATGGACGCCAAACTCAGTAATGAGAGCGAAAATCCGTACGTCGGACCACAACTGCTGGATTGGCGTCTGATTGCGCTGTTCCAAGATACTGTCAATCTCGACTGGGTGTACGCCACCATCGAGTGTACGCCGCCCAAGCCGTTCAACAAGTTCAAGATGACGCTGCGCATCGTCTGAGGATAGGAGAATACATCGATGAGCATGAAGATTTTCACCAACCAGTACGATGCCACCGAGACCTGGTCCACACAAGGTGCCACAGTGCTCTGGGGAAAGGGCACGGAAGTGGGAAACGGGGGCAGTGACGATCTCGTTTTCCCGCTCCTGATGGGAGGCATCTCTCTCACGTACGGCCGGAGAGCACAGGAAGTTGCGGCGATCAATACCAACAAAGACGGCAAACGTCGTCGTTACCGCATTTATGATGCTCCGAACGGCGTTCTGAACATCACCTCGATCTTCAGTCCATATGCGAAGGACCTGAAAAATTTCCTTGAGGCGGTCACCAAAGACTGCAAAAAAGGAGACGATCAGGTATGGATGACACTGTCTCCTTTCGGGTCATTGACCTGCGTTCAGGGAGACAACGAATCAGAGTTCGGCAAGGTGGTCAACAACCCGACTTTCGGAAAATTCGGCCTGAAAGATGTGGATCTCGAACAACTCGGTCTGCAGATCCAGGCCGGTCAAGGCGGAGGTGCCACGATCACCATGCCGCTGAGCTTCAGTTTCAGCAATCTGCTTTGGGATGTCGAGTAATAAGTCATCGCACATGCAGTCTCAAAACCCGCCGTTGTACCGCGGCGGGTTTTTTATGGTAAACTAACCACTTATGCCACATAGGATGTCTTCAATATGAGCAGTGATACCAACGTATTTATCGCCACCGTGCTGTCCTGTGTGCCTGAACTGGGACTGGCGGTGGTGACCAAAAACAGGCATAATCCGCAGATCAGCAATCTGATTATCGCTTATTTGCCCTACAACGATGGGCCGTATGGCGTATCACAGGCACAACAGATTCCGGTAGGAAGCAGCGTGATGTGCGCGTCGTATGACACCCGTCCCGTAGCATACATACTCGGCCCGGCGAACGATACTCCCGGAGATACGGCGGCGTACGGCGGAGAACTGTTCTATCATGTCGGCAAGGTGGCAGATACGTTATGTTCGACGGATCTCGATGCGGAGCATAAATTCCTTGATACGGTTCTCGTCGATCTTACTGAATTCGTGCGCACATCACGCGGTACTGCCGACGGAGACTCCCTGCCCGGCGATTACAACGCCGCGGACGTTGCCGGCCTGGTGGGGTTTCACATCGGCAGATTGCTGTCAGTGCTGCGCGGATCACCGCTCGCATATGTGGATGTTTCGGCCATCACGCACAAAGTTCGTATGGTGGGAAAGATGCTGGAATTCCACACCCTCGCTGGAGAAACCGCTATATCCGAGACGCTGCACGTCGTCAACACCGCATTGTCCGCGCGAGAGGCGCTTGGACTGTTGAACGATGAAACGGCAGAATCGGCAGACGATCTCCCGGAAGCCTTTCCTTTTTATCGAATGCAGCAACTGCGCGGAAAATCCCCGGCAGGCAGTGAGGAGGCACTGCTCACCCCACCCGAGGGCACCGCTCTGCATATCGAGGAGCCGGCAACTCTGCACAAACACAGGGTAGGAATATCCGGAGAAGAGCAAACATTCAGTGCCCATTCCCTAGGTACGATCAAAACTCCGGACATCAGGAGTATCCTGCAGACCAACTATATTATCGGGGATGGCGGACCGGAGTTGCGTATTCCTTACGAGGAGGAGGATACAGAAGACACTGTTTCTGAATCCCCGGATGCGGAAATCGCCGTCGATGACGCCGCGCTTCATCAGAAGGAAAGATACGAAGCGGACTACACCGGGATGATGAAACTTGGATTGGCTGCAGACGGGCTGATGATAGGCGAAAAATCGATGACAGGGCGATTCAAGGACAAGTCGACGTCTCTCGGTCCCACGAAAGAAACTTCCTACCCGTTGCCGCCGGAACTGAAAATCGTCGATCCTGCCACCGGCAGAGAACACGTCTACTACCTCTCCACGTCATTTATTCGTCAATTGGAAGACGGTTCCATCATCATCGGAGACGGGTACGGCAGTGAAATCAGAATGAGCCGAGGCAACATCTACATCGCGTCGGCCCTGGACACCTTCATTCGCCCCGGACGCGATGCGGTGCAGATGGTGCCACGCAACCTGGTACTCAATGCGCAGACCCGCGGCATCTTCAACACCAAAGGCTCTCTTTATCTGCGGGCCGTCAATGATCTGCAGATCGGTGCCACCGGAGACCGCGGCCATCTCACCATCGAGTGCAGGTCAGATGACGGTCTCAGCATACGCTCCAATGCAGGGCTGTCCATCACCTGCAGTACCGACATGTACATCGGAAGAAATGATCATGCTGCCAACACTCGTGGAGCGGTAACGGAGGCTCGTCTCCCCGGCAGTATAATCATCGATGCCGGAGATCTGGGAATGATATCACAGCAGTGCGGAGAATGTTCTGTAGATGCAACTAATATCTATCTCAAGGCCCATGACAGTGACAGCACAGGATCGTTGTTCCTGCTGACTCCTACTCAGGGTATTGCCGGCATGTCGGCATTGCAGTTGACCGGGCACCTGAAGATGCAGCGATACTCTGAGCCTTTATCGATACCGTGCAGGAATGGACAGAACACTGTTTATATGTCCGTGTCTCAGCAGGACACATGCAACCTGCTCGTTTCCGGAAACGGGCGATTCGGCAAAAGCATCAAGGCTGATGGTTCACTGGCAGTGGTGAACAGCCTGGTCGCCAACAGCATCGGCACCGTAGGAGGGATCGGAAAAATAGAGAAGGAAGATAGGCCCAAAGCAGACTTCCCGTCTCCTTCCAAAGTCGCAGGAGGGTTGGACAACCTGGGAGAAGACGTGGAAAACCGCCTCAATAATGCATCCACTTCTACATATCAGGATGCCTTCATCATGGACAACGCCTTCTGTTTTCCCAACAGCGACGAATATGGCGTACCGTCCGATCTGCGGATGCCGGCGATGCTTTGGCAGATCAACACCGACAGCAACGCTACATGGAAAGAACTGCCTGTGGAAGACGAGGTGGAGAAAGGCGAAGTATCATACTGCTATCCGGGAGAGTTGTGGGAAACGGCAAACATCGGCGATGCCGAGTATGGTAGTGTACCGCTGAAAGACAACTACCGTACCAACGTGTAAACGAAAGGAAATGCTCCATGTCCGAAGATATCGCCAAGGAACCCGCTCCGGTATCGGGAACTGCCGGGAATACTGTTGAAGGAGCGCCCGAAGACGACGCATTGATGCGCTGTCCCTGCTGCGGCAAGAATACGTTGAAAACTCCACTCAAGGTAAACGCGGAGTTGATGGATCACTACATGAGCTGCGTGATGACCGGGGTCCCCTTCTGGCATGAATATCCGCTGTACAACGGCAGAATCGTACTGCGTATTAAAATGCTCGATGCGGAACACCAGCAACTGCTCGACCGCGTCTCCACAGCATTAGAGATATTGCAGGACGCCACCAACATACAAACCGAGAAACTGCAAGTAAATCAATTGCGGGTACTGATACGCAATCAACTGCATCTCGAACAGGTGAAGGTGTCTAACGGTCCGGGCATGAAAACATGGAATGTTGCCGAGACGGTTGCCGACAAGATCAAGGCGTTCTTCACCAAGGATACTGGTACCACTATCGACATCGCGCAGTACAAAGCATTGTACGAACTCTGCCATGATGCCACTCTGGTGTCCGGACTGTCGGAACAGCTGCTGGCAGTGACTATCGATACCCATTATCGGCTATCCTCCATACTCATTGCCACCGGGATCGACGAAAATTTTTGGCGGGGTATCGAACTGGTCTGACGCTGACGCTTCCTGAGTTCGATACCCACGATACGCTGAAGCGTTTTGCCGCAGAGCATTCTCCGGAGAGCCAATTGGCATATCTCTGGCTGCGCAGGCGTGCCAGAAACGCTCTCACCTGGCAGGCGATGCGCAATTTCCCATTGGACATGTTGGACATGGCTCTGAATATTCGCGTTGGAGCCAGACCAAATAACGACTCCTCGCTCTCCAGGGAGAATCAGGAGTTATCACTGAAAGAACTTGCCGACATGCCCAGAGAACAGCAAATGAATATTTATCTTAATGCCTGCAAACAAGCCGGGATCGACGTCAGCAAGTTGAAGATCACATAGTCGTGCGTGTTTCCGTTTGACGCTGTTCCTATAATAAAAGAAACACTGCGGTTGATTCGATGGCAAATATACCTACTCCCAAAAGCGCCGAACAGAAACGGTTGGAGACTTTATATGGCTTGGTCGGCGACCGGGCCGTAAACGCCGATCGGAACATGAATCTGCTCCGACATGTGAATACCGGACTGCTGACCGCCGTCGGGCTTCTGGTCGGAGGAATCGTCGGCAAACGCATGTCCGACGGCAGCAACGACAATACAATGCTCGGTACTGCGATCGGCGGAGCACTCGGACTGGGAACGGCCCTGATCGGTCATAGCGCCGGCAAAGACGTGGCGAAACTTTCGATGGGCAAATATGATCGCAAGGAACTTCGCGATGCCTATCTGGACCCGTCGGCACTGGGATACGTAATACCCGGATACGCCGGGTATCAACAGCAGCGGATCGACGACCTTGCCAACGCCCAGGAACTTCAACACGCTCAGTTCAATCAGCCGCTGCGCAAAAAGGGAGCTGTCTTCACGGAAAAAGATGTGAAGCAAATGATCGAGACCGCTGAGAAGAACAAGCTTAGGGGACGTGACATCTTTCAGCGTTACTCGCCCAAGCAGATTGCGAGGCTTGCCAACGGCATCGGGCCCAGTTGGGAACCGGAATGGTTCGCCAAAACCTTGAACTGGCTCATGCCCTGGGGGAAGGTCCCGGCGGTGATACATGATCTCGAATGGGCGGAGGGAACCGGAAATGCCCGGGAGTTCCATCGCTCCAATGAGCGCTTTCTCGCCAACAACAAAAAACTTCAGGGTCCGACTTCAGTCCTCAACCCAACAAGGCTGCTCCCGCTGGCATTGTTCTACGCCGTGGAAAGCAACCGTCCGCACTACGTCACTGGCAAGACTGAAAATCCTTATTATCCGGCCGCAAACAAGTCAGTTGAAACAGTGATGCCGGTTAAGATTTAACTTTGTTTACTCCGCTCTGCTTATATTTTAGTCGCAGTGTCCTCTTCCGCTGTTTTGAGTATAATGTCTTTCAAATCGGTGAATGACATTACATCTATATGTGGGGAGCGCACACTTACCGGATTTTTATGTAAATAATCGATCGTTTCTCTTGCTTTAGCACGAAGACTGTTATCATCACTTAACAGTATATATAATCCCTCTTCTCTAAATATATTTTTTATAAAAGGTCCGCATAATACCTCATCGGCATAAGGCTTTTTCCGTTGTAGATGGCTTCGGTATACCCAGATTTTGAGTCCATCGTTATAGCTTTTTTTCCACTTATCTATAAGCCTTCTTGCCTCTCTTGCTGCATATGCAGTTTTTTTATCAGAATCTTTGCTTTTTATATCCAACTCATCTTGCACCGTGGAGACGACAATAATAGTTATACCTTCTATGATGCCTTGAGTTAGTATATCCAAGAGAGAATACCCGGAAATATTATACGGGGTGTTTGGTAAACAGAGATTTATCCATGAACAAGTGTCCATGACGAGTTTAGCGTCTCCGGTGGCCTTGCGCCATGACTTTACCAGCTGTTGTAAAGTGAATCCATTTGTATCTGCTTTACTATCACGCACTTTTTTGCTGCATTGTTTTGAAGCTGTATTAACTTTCTTTGACTTATCCTTATATTCTTTGTCTGCTTTAGACAACTCTTCGGATTTTACATCATGATGAGTTTTACTGAGTACTCGTAATGCATTACCAATTTTATCAACAACAGCATTAACACGCTCTTGACTAAAGGATTGTTGGTTGTCATCTTGATCTTGTCTTATCACATCTTCCTGTTTTCTTGTTTTATGATTGTTGAACTCTTCTATACGCCTTTTCTTAAAGAAACTATCATAACTATTGAATTGTGTATCTTGTGAGTTGACTGTTGTTGAGGATGCATAAATGGCATTAATAAATTCTGCCTGAGTTTTAATACAGTAGACAAAAGATGATCTTCCACACTCCTGATAATTGCGAATTGTATTTTCCAGACGAAGCGTCAACCGATCATCTTCGGTTAAGATAATATATTTAGCGAATTTGTTATCTTTAACCGCTTTAACCACAATATCGTAGGTGGTGTAACCCCCATATACTATTGACAAACAGTCACTGCGCATCCATTCCTTTAGCATTTTCATGTCCGTTTCGCAGTAACTCCCATCTCTCATAATAATTTGCAGTTTCTCTCCTTGCTTCGCTTTACCTTTTATGATATCAGACAATAGCGACCCTAGCGATGGTTTACTTGGAGTACTCTTCCAAACACTATCATCTATTATAATCATACAATCCTTCAAAAGTCCAACAGCTGTCTGAACAAGTCGTTCATGTACAAGCATGCGACGTCTCTCATCGTCTATCTTTTGCAAAGTCTTCAACTTGTTTCTCTTATGTTGCACAACGAGATAAACAATAACACCTATAACCGTCAGCACCCCAATGACCGTTGCGAGTACAGGATACGTAGAAATGAACGAATATAACAGCCAGATAACAAAACCTGCCACTAATAATACGCCGAATATTTTCCGCCCTTCCCTGTTCTCGCATATAGCATATAAGATAAAAAGCACAATAGGACCAAAAATAGCATATGCAACAACCGTTGAAAAAAATCTACATAACTCATCAATACAACCAAAACAACCACACTGTGAAAAAGACAACACACCACAAATGACTGTATTGACAATCTCTCTATAGTTTTTCCGAGACCATGGCATCAATGACCTCCCGGCATATTGACATTAAATATTCTCTGTAGATTGACATCAGTGCTAAAAAAATTAATATATCATTCTTTTTTTGTTTGTCAAATATAGTCCCTGTATATAGCCAAATACACCCCTTTCTGCGTCACATGTTTAGTATTTGCCATTCCCAGAGTATAAAAGGCTTTGACCTTTTGGCTATTATAAGTACCAAGAAGGATTACTCATGGCGCAGACCACATACAATTTCTCTGCCTTTCCCAATGCCGGAGGCCCTGTCGATCCGCTGACGATACGAAGCATGATCCAAAACATGCTGCAGCAGGTTCTCGGTAGCACTCTGCCTCCGGGCCTCGATCGCATGGCTTCCGGTATGATCGGTGATTTCGCACTGAAGACTTTCGGCATTAAGAATGACTATGCGCTGGATATACCACTGACTACCGGTGGCATGTCTCCTCGCGGTGTTGCCAACAATTATTTGCTGACCCAGGCAAGACAACTCGCACCCCAAGGGTTCCGGCAGGCACAACAGGATGCCGAGTTCCAATTCTGGAAAAACCTTGCCGGTATTACCAAAAGTGAAGCTCAGTGGTTGAAGGAGCATAACCTGGAAGTCACTGCTGCCAACCGCAAGCAGTACGAAGACTATCTCGCCAACGAAGCCCTCGGATACCAGCATGGACCGATGTCGATGCTCTACAAGATGCTTGATCCATATGAAATGGGACAAGCATCGCAATACATGTCACTGGCCGCTGGAAATCTGTACAATCGTCAATTGCTCCAGGGCAACCGCAGACGTCCGGCAGCAGCGCTCCAGTTCATGAACGGAATGTTCCGGGACGAGGATGGAAGGTTTTCCTTCAACCGTAATGATTACGGCGGAATGGGAATAACTGAAGTGAGCGCTCTTACCGCCGCGCTCACCAAAGAGCTGGATCCGCTTGCGAGCATCAATCCCGGTGATGTCGGTGCTTTGAAGACGGCCGCAAAAAATTTCTCCGACAAAGTCAAGGAATATGCTCAAGCGCTCTCGCCGCTGAAGGATGTATTCGGACAGGACATCCCTTCGATGCTGCGTACCGTAGAAGAACTTTCCGGACAATCCATAGCCACTACAGGAGTGGATCGGGCTCGGGAGATCGCGCAACAGGTGTCAACCGGGGTACTTTACGGCAATTACACTATCGGTGATGTTCGCGGCGTGAATCAACGTGTCCTTCAACAGTTCGACAAGATGCAGATGAGTGACATGTCCATGCAGCAGACTGCGCTACTCAGCGTGGATATCCTCGATGCCGGAACCGCCAATATTCCGAAATATATGCGCAAGGACCGCATGCTTCAAAAAGCCTACGATCGGGTAGCTGCGTCGGCGGCATCTACTGGGGCCGAATATCTCGATCGGGCATACGCGATGTGGGCGCATAACGGCGGAATAAATGGAGATACCTCGATAGAGACCTTCCGCAAACAGTTTATCGGCGTGTCCCCGGATCAGATGCTGAACCGGGCGCTTAAACTCGCCGGAGCCCAAAGCGTGGTGGATCTCGATAACGGGATGAGGTACAATGAGTATGCTGCCGCCAAAGAACAACGTCTGGGGGCCTCACTCGCGGTGGAAACGGCATCCAGAGAACGAGTAACTCGCGGGTTGAGGGCTCTGCAAAACCGTTACCGCAACGAGCAGGGCGGTGCAGGCGTGGCCAATGCGCTGGGACAACTGATGGAATGGGCGGCAGACCCCAACGCCGGAGTAAATATACTGGACAAAGACGCCGTGGCACGCAAGCTGGGTGTCAGTACGTTATCTTCTGACTATGAACAGGCGATCAACGTGATTTACGCGTCCAGTAACGATAAGAATGCCGGCAACGCCCAATTCGTGGCTGGTGAATATGCCGTAACATATAATCTTGCTCGTGCCCGCCAGCGCGATCGGCGAGAAAAAGAAAGGACGCGTTTCCTCAATGAATTGAACAGCGGAGCGGCATCTGACACCAAGGGGCTTTTGATGGATCTTGTCAAAGAACGACTGAGTACAGACCAGATAAAGCAACTTTTGGCCGGCAGAGGTTTCACCGACGTGGAAACTGCCGAAGATATCGGTGCAATAGTCCATGCAATTGATGATGTTGGCGGTGACGGCAAGGAAAAGAGCGATCTGATAAGATATGCTCTCACTGCAGAAGGCATGGGTAATCATGCTTTCAATGCGGCGCTGACCGCATACCGTAACGCATCCACCGATCAGGAGCGTAAGTCTGCTGCCAGTGATATGCGTATTGCACGCAGCATAGGCAACGAAACACTACAGGCCTACTACAATCTTGGTGGACGGGATGACGATGAAAAGCAACGGAAGGCCATTCGCGATGTTTTCAATAAAGGCGGAGAGCAGGCAGTAAAAGCCAAAATGGAAAATGACCTGCTCCGTGAGCGCCTCAAAGAAAGTGGAATAAACTGGAAAACCGTGGCCGGGGACGACGATGTAGCCACTATCGATGAATTGCGAAACGATCTGAAAGATCGGCGCAAGAAAGCCGTCGAAGCCAAAGATACCGGTCTTGTCGCGGAAATAGATTCCATCACCAGCAAGGTCAATCAAGTATCGTCAGAACTATATGGCGGACACGCCGGAACCACGGACACCATGCAGATATGGACAAGGTTGGAACCGCTGTTGGCCAGACTCAATACAGTTCTCGAAGGTGTGGGCAAGGTGGTGGCCGATGCCAACAGCAACAAAGCCAACGGAGCGACTCCAGTGGAGACAAATTCGAAAGACAAACAGTAAATCATGGACAGCATCCCGATATTTGCCACCAATCCTTCCGTAAGCGCACACGACACCGAAGACAAAACATCGGTGGTGATCACGGATGACGAACTCACGCAGGTACTGCAGGGACGAGCACCGGCAACCGGCATTACCGTGGAACAGAAAGTGGATTACTCCATAAGTAAAAGCCTCAAGCGTGACTTCATTGTGGATACCTTTGGGGATTCACCGGTGCATATAGGACTCGACGGCCTGACCATTCTTAATTCCACGTGTCTGGATACCGAAGAAAAAGCGCTCACCATGGAACAGTTTTATGCCAAGCATAAACTCAGCGCAGACAGTAAAAATCGGGTCAACATAGGATTATCCGGAGGCGGAAAGGAGCCGCAGTCATTCGTCTGTGTATTGGTAGGTATGCGTTCCACATCGGCACAGGACGATTCCAAGCGTTCTCTTATTCGCTATCACCTTGATCTGGTTGGAGTGACCAGAACTGGGGGGACTCTGTAAACCGAAGTTGACAACCAAGAGAGTGATCGCAGTAAATGAACAAACTTTACGCATTTCTGATGACAGGACGTTCCGCTGATCCGACCAATTACTACTACAAGCGACACACCAGGGGAGTCTATCCCCTGCCCTGTCGGGAACTGGTTGGACAACTGTTCGGTTCTCTGGACGATGACAGGATGCACTTCGTCGCTGCCGCGGTATGCGACATGGTACTGCACACTTCCTTCCGAGAACAGATACTGAAACTCGATCCGGTAAACACATACACTCCCGTCAAGCGTCATTCGAGTGAGTTGTTGTACGATATAGTTACACCTGTGGAAAGCAGGGAAACGATAGTGAAATCACTTGACGCGGACATCCGTGACAGGCTGCAGACAGCACCCTGGCCGGAATTTCTCGGCGGAGTATCGTTACACTTATTGCGACGGATCACAGTATGAGTACAGCACCGAAACAGGAACTGCAAACCGAGGACTATGGAATTTTCGTACTCAAGGTGGCAGACGATGAGTACGTATGCTCCTCCATACTGCTCAATTATACCATCAATGCCATTCCGAGCGCGCGAGTAACCATCGGCTTCGGAGCCGGCATCCGCGAACCCAGCAGAAAGCAGCGTCCCGATAAATTGTTGACTAAGGTTCTGGCCCAGCGCAAGCAGGCATATCAGAACATGCTGGAGTGCGAAATACTGGAAAGGTTCGATGATGGAAGAGAGAAATCGGTATTCTCCGGTGTGATTGTCACCGGCACTCCGGTGTATAACGCCAACGACAAATTCTCTTCCAAGATGGTCAGCCTGCTGTGCCTCAACAAAATTTGCAGGTTGTACGTAAGTCCATTGTCCGCCTTCGTGATTTCCCACGGCAGTCAAGTTATCAATCATATGGCTGCGAAGGGTAAAATTCTTTCCGCACAAAATGCGCAGGGAGATCAGGCCTTCGAGTTATTGGTCAATGTGGATACCTTGGTGGAGAATGTAAAACAGCAGAACGCCGACGGCGATGTACTGAGCATTGTCGACGGTATATTTCGTGAGTATCTCGCCAAAAGCAGTTATCGAGCCAACTCCACAGATACTGAGCTTGGAACGGCGGGAATCAAACTTTCCGACTATCTGTTCAGCCGTATAAAAGTCAACCCGGAACTGGATAAGTTGGAAAAATCCTATTATCAGCAGATCGGAAGGCTGATGGCTTCGGTGTTGAATAACAGCACTGTATACGACACTCTGCAGCAGGTATTGATAACCGACAACTTCATGCTCAACCTGGTGCCGCGTTTCGACAACAAGAATTTTCTGGTGGAACTGGTGCCGTCATATATGTGGGCGCCCAGAACGACGATAGAACTCGACCGGTCAAAAATAATCACGGTAAGTTCCACCTTCAATCCCATTGCCTGTCTGAACACGCCGCAAGTGCTGATGGTACTGTTCGACCCGCTGGTGAATGTCGGTAACCAGAATACCAAACAATCGGCCGCCTACTATGGGATACACAGTTCAGATGCCGACCTTGTGGCTAAACTGAGTACGGCTCGCGGACAAGGCGACAGTTTGAATACCGCGGTAGCCAAAGGGGGTGACTTTTTCCGATGCAGCACACTTCGCGCTCCGGAATGGCTATATCCACGATACCAGCAGCGCGACACTAATCAGTCCAATGGAGACGATGGCTCCGTAAGTGAAAAAATTCCAACTATAACCAGATCCGAGGACAAGAACGCAGATAACGCTAAGAACAACAAACCTGATCCTCAGGAACAGATGCAGCAATTGGCGTTGGCTGACAAGGTGGCACAGGCGTTGTATGCCCACAAATACGGCAGACAGGATACCGCCAGTCTCAAGGTTCCGTCGCGATTACGCTTCGGGTATAATGGAAGTCCCTGTTTCGAGGATAATCTCGGAAACGCGGTGGATGTGAAGATGGAGGCTGACGGCGAGTTGTCGGATGCTTTCAACTTCCGCGGCATTCTCAAAGCCGTCAGCTTCAGTTACGTCACCGGCACGCAATCCAACGTGGAATATACACTGGATCTTATTTGCGTGCGCCCGCTGGACAATGACGAAGAAAAAATAGACTGCGTGCTGTACAAGGATCTGAAATGAAGAATATATTCGATGAAATAAATGCCCGCATCCCCAAAGTGCAGCAACCGGAAACGCCTCCGCCTGACCAACCGAAGGATTCGATAGAAACGATAATCCGCCGTTGGCAATCAGGGGAGAACAAGTCCGATACGGAAAAGATACTGAAATACCTTACTCCCACGATCAACAGCGCAATAAACACATACGCCGCCGGAGACAAAGGGAAATTGCGGATACAGGCAGCCACGCTGGCATTGAACGCGATGCGCACCTATGATCCGGCCCGCGGGGTATCGCCTCAGACGTTCGCGTTCCATAACCTCAAAAGACTCGGCCGCATCAGTTCCGAGCGCGGCAGTATAATCCGCATCCCGGAAGAGCAGCGGCTGCAATACAATCTCATCACCGACGCCGCAGCACGTTTCGAAGATGACCACGGTCGCGAACCTTCCACCTCAGAGTTGGCCGACCTGACCGGCCTCACTGAAAAGCGCATCGACACCATCATGAACAATAACGCGGTGTTCAGCGAAAGCGCCACCGTGAATCCGGAAACCGGAGACAGCGGTTTCGGCGTAAAGGGGATGTCAGATATGGACTACCTGGCTTACGTGTATTCCGGAGCCTCTCCGGTGGATCAGAAAATCATCGAGTGGTCCAGCGGCATGCACGGCAAACCTATCCTCGGCACTGGTGATATCGCCAAGAAACTCAATATTTCTCCTGCGGCGGTATCTCAGCGCAAAAATAAACTCTTCGCACAACTGTCGGAAATGAGGACGCTATTATGACCGACTCCGGAGTAATAACGAAAGCGGCAGCGGAAGAATTGAAGGCCAATCAGGAGATATTGGAAAAATTTCGTATTTCCGTTCAATTGACCGCCGATCTGCCAGTACTGGAGGATACCGATCTCGATCGGAAAAGCGCTGACGAACAGGACGCCGCCAATTTGGCTGAGATGAGTGCATCGAATAACCTGTATCAGCAGGCGGCCCTGATTTCACGTATCAACGAGGAACATCGCATCAGGCGCGATATCCGCATCGTACGGGCCGGACATCGGGAATTGATGCTGTCGGCACTGCGGATACTTGACATGCGCAATGATGATCTCCGGGCACTGCTGGATGCCCGTGAAAGGTGACATATGAAAGACCTTTTGATTATTCCGGACACAAACGGACGGGTGGAATTCGAAGTTCGCGGCCGCAGCGAGGATACGGGATTACTGCTGATCCAGCGCTTGTATGTCCTGCTCTTCACCGGCCCCACGGAGGCTTTTCGCGATTCCGGCGGAGGGTTGTCCGGCTTTCTCGAAGGCGCCAATATTCCGGACGTGGATTCTTTCAACGCACTACTTGCCGTCAGCGTCTCCGGCGCACTGAATGCACTGGAGCCGGAGGACCGCGCGCGGGTGGATTCATTTACCGCCAAGTTCGATGGCGAATCTATCTCTTGCACCTTGAAACTTACCGACGGTACTACCGTCAACGGGATCTTGAACAATGACTGAATACATCACTCCAACCACCGATGAATTCTCCAACGCGGAGCAGGTAGTCACGGATGTCATGGCCACGGCATCTCCGCAGGCGATGACCAAGGCCGGCTCAGCGATCCGGGAACTGGTAATTCGTCCGATCTCCTATCTGCTGGCGTGGATATCCGGCAACATCGACCACCAATTCGGACAGACATCAGTTTCCACGCTGCGCAATTCGCAGGAAACAGAAAATCCCCTTGCGGACGCAGTGGCATCAAACTACTTCGTTACCCGCAGAGCCGCCACACGATCCACCGGGGTCGTAACACTGACATTGAACACCTCATCCCTTTCGCTACCGCAGGGCACGCTGTTCACCGCGGAAGGCGCCACATTGCGCACCTCCAGACAGGTAGTCGTTACCCCTGCGGCCGTGGCCGAGAAATTCGACACCATTCTATACGTGATCGCCATCGCGGCAGGTGACGAATATTTGGCGGCCATCCCGGTGGAAGCGGTGGAAACAGGTGCCCTGGAAATTCCGGCCGGAGCCGACATCACCCTGCAGAGGCAGGTCGGTGCAGTCACCGGTGTCGAGTTGACTTCTCCGGTAACCGGAGGATTGGACATCGAAACCGACGCCCAGATGATGGAAAGAGCCGAGTATAACACGGCGGGAGCCGGTATAGGCAGTTACAACGGTTTGCGCAAACGTTTGGAAGGATCTCCAGTCACTGTGCTGGGAATGTGTGTGGTTGCAGGAGAGGATGCTCCGCTGTTCAGAGCCAGATACAACACCCTGGGAATCAACCCTGGCGGACGCGTCGACATGTATGTCAAAACTCAACTCCAAAGTTCTACGGCCACACTTGACGTCAACCTCGCTGATGCTGCAGAAGGTGAAGACGTCACAATAGAACTGCCGGCGGACAAATATCAAGGCCTTTATCGGGTGATCAACGTACTCGTCAAGGGGGAGTATCTGGCAGATTACAGCGTATCATTCGGCAGCAGCAGTCCCCTGAATCCTTCCAGGGGTGCACGTCTATCCGAACAGCAGACGTGTACTGTCACGTTCCAGGCTCCTGCCGACCTCGATTCCGAGGATGTGGCAAGCATCACAGTGGAATACATGCCGGGAATCAAAGATCTGCAGGATTATGTTAATTCACCAGAGAACGCTTTTCTTGGACAAGATGTACTGGTGAAATCCGCAGTACCGGTAACATTGGGACTCGACTGCGCGCTTGTGTGTCCACGACAACTCGATGACGCTGACATCGCCGATGTCAAACGCATAATCGCGGCCACTGTGAACGGTCTGCGGGTGGGAAATGGATATCTGAACTTCAGCGATGTGCAGAAAGCAGTACAGATCGTCTATCCGGACATCCAACTGCGGCTGCCCTGCACCATCAGAGCTCGCATGGTACTCCGGGATGGTTCGGTGGACACCTTCTATAGCGATACCGGCGTTTTGGATCTTACCACGCCGGTAAACAGTGAATACTGGGAGTATCAGATGTGCTTCTTCAGTCTGATCGAATCGCATATCAGGATTACGCAGATAGCATGAACTGGTTAAACATCATACACAGTGTTCTGGGTAAATTCTGGACTTGGCTGTTTGCCGATCGAGATTTTATCCTTGGAGTACAAAAAGTACATGCTCTCATTGGGTCACAGGAGCAGGCCAATCTGCGCAACAATCTTGTTGTAAACGACATAGAATCAAAAAACCCGCTTTTAAACTATATCCCTACGCCGTTGTATATCGATAACTCCACCATAGGCAAGGCTTTTTATACCCTGGAAGAGATCCTCGATGGGGATGGTACGTTCGACGCAAGAAAAGAAACAAGCAGTGAATGGTCGGCCATGGTCACGGATAAAGTCGGCAGTCCCTACATGCTGACCGATCACGTTACGGATTATACCACAGCGCTGTTCCGCGGAATAGATTTCGAGTGCAGAGAAAACGAGTTGATTTTTCGTATCGATCCCAAGACACTGGGACTTCGAACGGTGAAAGAAACCGACTCCGAAGGTAATCTGCATGTGTATAGCGTCATTTGGGCATGGCACCGTGAGGACGTTGCGGAGAAGGACGCGGTGAGGGGGCTGATAACTCCCGGAGCCGCCGACTGTGCGAGCATGTTGTGGCGCATAAGACACGAGGGAGCCACCCTCTACAACGCCCAGGCCGCATTGGCAAAAGTGTCTGGATCTGTGGTCAGTGATGTCAAGGGCACCGTAGAAGATATCTGGACTGAACAGGACTATCGTCACATGCTTATATCGGGACATGTCTACAGTGCTCCTGTAACAGTCGCGGTAAGAAAGACACTTGGCGACGACGTGGACGTCGGCGATGTGCTATTCGGCGACATGTTGTTCTTCAGCAGAAATGATGTTGTTGCCTCGGCACAGGTTCCGGGAATAAGGGTCACCACCGATGTCGGAAGCCTGGTGGCACCTAACGAGGACGATCTTCAGGTGAGCGACAACGTACTGCCGCTTAGCGGAGATTCACGAACACTGGAAGCCTACAACGAGGAAATGAGGAAACGCAACACAGACCTGAATTGTCCGCAATGTGTACTGCCGGTTAAAGTCAACCCGCTAAAGTATATTACACAAGAGGTCAGACGCGGGCGATCTTGTATTGCGGTGCTCTCAGCAGATAAAACCCGGGATGTAAATCCTGCCTTGAAGGCTATACGTGACAACATCAGTGCATCGGCCATTCTTGATGTTGTGATAAAAACAACTGCGGAAGCCACCTTCGATGCACTCACGCTGAAGTCCGCGACAGATGTAGGCAACGGAGCTGTTGCCGTCAGCGTCACACCACTTGAAGCAGAGGACAGCGTAAGTGTGGAGGTATGGCGATGACCGGAATGTTTCTTGCCGGGGGCAAGCGGGCAATGGCCCGTATGCTTGCCGGGGAGTGCTTGCCGATAAACGGCATGTATGCGGAATATGGGGCGGATAAGAAGATTGTCGCGACCCCGAAAAGTTTTGACTATTTTTCCAGGCTCCTGTCCGATGAAGATCCGTCGCGCGGGTTTGCCCGCATCGCCGTGGCAGGAAAAGAAGTAGATGAGCTGACCGCATCCATTACGTTCACCGGAATGCTGGTGGACACCGATTTCGGCGTGAAGACACCGCCTCCTGGTTCAATGATAAATGCCGTGACGCTCTGCCATATGAAGAACGGTGATGCGGTGGATGATATTCTGATGTATACCCTGATCCTGCCCAACCCGGTAAAAATCACGGAGGGTGCTCTTACCACCATTCGTACAACTTTATCTTTTGGAGTGACCAATGGCTAAAAAATACAATCTGCCCGCCATCTCCGGCGGGATATCCGGACAAGATGCCAGAAATGCGTTGAATGATGTGATCGCCATGACCGAAGAGGCGCTCAACGATCTCGCGGACAACGTTACCACCATAAACACCAAGAGCGCAGTCATACGCCAACAGGTGCCGGTATCCGGAGATGTGGGTGTGGGTATGCTCGTCTATTACGACGCCGACTCTGCCGTATTCAGGCCAGCCTTGGCCGCGCTGCTCTCCTCTCCTGGGCGTCAGGGCGAATCTGTAGAGGCCCCATGCTCGCGTGTGGAGGGCATGATCGTCAGCGTGGATAATGCCAACAATACCGGAACCCTGTTGCAGGGCGGATTCTACAACAATTCGGCATGTGCAAACGGCTGTCTTGGCGGATCGGCCACTGCGGGGACCTATTATCTGTCTCCGATCAACGCCGGAAAAGCCACAAAGGATCCCGGAAATCATTTGCGTCAGCCAGTACTATCCTACTACGGAGACGGAAAATTCAGCCTGTCTCTGTTCTACCTGTCCCATGACAATCACTTCCATTCCAGTGAGGTGGTTGATGCGTGGTCCACGGCAGGTGAAGACGCTCCGGAAGGTTACTCCTTCCAGTACACACCGAATGCAGATCTCGGAGAAATATCCAACGAGACAACTGCAGTTTTCTGTGCAGGATTGCTTCAACTCCCCGGTGCGCAGGACGGTGATTTCACCATCGAAGATAACGTGCTGTACAGCAAAACCGATACAACTGGAGTGATCATTTTCAACCACTTTCCATTCGCCTACGGATCCCCGGTGGTACGTAATGTGCGTTCCACTGACGAATCACTGGGGGTAACCAACCGCAATGGAATGGTTACTCTGAACCCCACTCCATGGGTGGTGGGAGCAGCCAGGAGATCCCGATTGGCAGTAAGTAACATCGGTGGCAGAACGGTGAATTACACGCCGGTAGTGACGGATGTCACCACCGGGAACGGGATTACCGTCACACACAATACCGATGGTTCGGTTAAATTATCCGCCAGCGACCGTGTCGGAGAGCCGATAGATGCCTACAATTTGAATTTCAACGGCACCACACTGGCAAGTGACGACAACCTCAACACTTATATCACATTTCCGGCCAGCAGGACGTCAGCGTCTTTGGCAATATCATTGCCGCTTACCGGGATTTCTTCCGGGGCAAACCTTACTGCCAAGGTTTGGGGTATTGTCCAGGGAACCGGCCAGACTTTCAACGTGGTGGAACAATTTTCCGCCCATCCGTCGAATGACAACCCGAGTGTGCTTGATGCGCCGGCCTCCAGTTCATTTTCATTGCCTCTGACAGGAACCTCCGGTGCCCTTACCTATGCGGAAACCTCCGGAGGCGTGGTGGTGACTGGAAACGGAAGCCTGTCCGCTAAAATCCTGCTCCCGGCCGCACCCAATGCGGATGTCCGTCTGGTTCGTGCGGGGTTCAGGTTGGTGGAATCGGCGTCGTCGACTTCGGATACCCCTGCCCCGCTCGATGACATAGTCGGTACCGTTATCGGTTCCGGAGCGGCATTGACCGCACTTCCGGCTTTCACCTGTGTATATGCGGTCAGTGGAGGCGGACTGCGTGCGTGTTCCAGTACTGATATCAATACGCTGAATAAATGCGTAGGAGTTACCATCGAGACAGTATCCAGCGGTGCCATCGCCACCTACGTTACCGACGGCGTGCTGCAATCCCCTGCCCTCAGCATTTCCGGTGGCGGTGCCGTTTACGTGGGTCCGTCCGGAGGACTTACAAACAGTGCCGACTATGAGAACTGGGCTTATGTACAGCAGGCAGGATTGGCGGTGGCCGACGGCGCGATCGTTGTGAACATCAAAAACGGCACCGCCGGTAATGAGTAACAAGGAGTGCCGACATCATGGCTGTTACCGAGCTCGAATGGTTAAACCAGAACAGACATCGCAACTATCCGCTGGCCGATGACGCTTCCGGGGTGAGTACCAACGGCAAGGCGCTGCCGACGTCGTTCCTGTGCGATATGGCGATTGATGTGCCTCCGCTGGATGCATTCAACTCCGGATATTTCTACATCTCCGAGATCACCAACCTCGGAGAGACTTTCCAACTCTGCGTAAGTCATTCCGAGGTCTCGGCAGTATTACTGAGATCTATTCCGATAAGTTACAATTTCATTGCTTCTGACTCCGATGTGGAGTCTTCGAGAATGCCATTGTATGTGACCCAGGAAGCCTTGCAACTGGATTCCTTGCTGGAGCAGGCCTCTGGTGAAATCATTATCGGCAGTTGTTCAGATATGTATGAAGTCGCCGGGGCTACCTTCGAGAATACCGCCGGAAAATTGAATCCTTTCGTGGCCCGAAAAGGATTTGCTGGGCTTTCTAGGATAATTGTCGTGGACTCGGACGGGGTGGAACATCGTGTTACCGGAGACCTTACGCTGGAATCCGAACACGGCATCGGCATAGCACTGGACGTCGATCCCAACACAGGGGAAAGAAAGATAGTGCTGTCCGAAGTGGAACTGACCGAGCAGGAACAGGCGGGAGAAAACACCGAGTACAGGACGCTGGATGACGTATTGGCAGCTTTGTATAAACTGCTCGGAGTCCCCATTACAAGCATCAATGGCATTGGTCCAGACGAGGATGGAAATTTCAACATCTCCGGACTCGACTGTACAGACGTCAACGGAATAAACAATGGCATTACAATCTCCAACCCCTGCGCCAAACCTTGCTGCACATCGGATATTCCTGCCGATATTGCAACGGCGCTTTCCTCTCTGGAGGAAGCACGAAACCGTCTCATCAACTATCACGAAGCCTTGTTGAACAATCTTCAGACAATGCAGTCCAGACTGGCGTCGTTGATTGCATCGAAGGGATAAGCCGTGGCTGTCAGACTGAAAATCGGCAACACTACGATTACCGGAACCGTTCGGCTTGCCGGCAGTGCTCCTATTGCGGTGGGGTATGATGGCAAAAAACATAAAATCATGCTGACACGGGGCAGCATGTCACTGTTCGAGGAGGCCTTTAATGCCCTTTTGGACAAGTACAGTGAAGACGATCGGTACATATCTAAAATCAACAACGTTACTCCTGCGGCAGGCGGTTCATTCCACATACTCGGCTCGGAATGCGACAGCGTGATTACCGATGACAGCAATGAACATGCGCTGAAGATAACCGACCTTTGTCCGGCATGCAGCACGTGCGACACACAGTACCAGATTAAGAGACAGCTGGAGTTCTATAATATCTATTTGAACCTGATAAAAGACATAAATCTGTACACTATCGGGAACTACATCACCAGATACAACGACCTGCAGAACAGCTACAGGATTCCTACACAGAGTGCCTGTTCAATAACCGGACGCACCGCTGAGCAGGAGGTAGAAGAGTTCAACAGACTGCTGAACTCGGCGGGAAAATTGCTACATAATTACATAACCACCGTGCATATGTGGAATTATGTAGTAAATATCAACAATAACGACACCCAGTTGTCCATGCCGCCGGAAGATGGGTGCGGAATATTGGTGCAAACGAAAAGGGCTCTTACCGACTGTTCCGGAACGAGAAGCCTGCGATGCACTGTCGAAATCAGCCCTGCCACCGGATCGGTGCAGGACAACTTGAGCATACTCACGCCTACTCCGAGTACTGTGTTCGAGCCCTTCGATTACACACCACAGGTATCCTGCACGATTACAAACACCTCGTACACATCGAAAAAAGCAACGATTACCTTCGGCCCGCTTCAGGTGGCAGGCACTTGTATAGTTACGGCTAAATTCCTGCCCTTCATACACACCGTGGTAACTACCGGTATCAATGATCCGGCAACTTCGGGTGGAGTCAGTGGACTGACATCCGCGTTGGAGTATTATTCGGAACTGACGTCGAGACCTCAGGCATCCAGCGGAGGCATGTATATATTCACGAGTGGCAGCAGTATCAGTCTACCGTCTTCAGGAGGGGTGTTAGCCTCATCTGCCGGAAGCTTGAGCATCGAAGTTAATACCACCACCGATCAAAAACTCAATCCCACTCGTGAGGAATACGAACAGGGCAAGAGTTATCCGTCAATATCTGCGGATGGCCATAATTACTGGCTCGTTCAGGTCAAATGGGAAATTCTGAAAGGAACAACAGTGGAGCAGACGACGGTGGACACCTACCATTTCGTTACTCCAAAATGCCGCGTGCCGATGTATGGGGTTACCAAAGACAGCGACTTCATAGAGGTTGAGGTGGAAGAGGACGAGGAAACGGAGCAAAATGTATAACAGAACATACATCAACGAACATCTGAACACACGATATCCTTTCATGTCCGGTGTGTTCGTACCGTTCCCGGATCGACTGATAACCGACTTGAAGATATGCGTGCGCCCGGAATGTTCGGATGTTCGTATCACTGTGCTTCAGGTGACCGGCAATGCCGTGCGTGCCACGATATGCGCAAATGTGAATGGCAACATGAGACTCCTCGGATATATCCGCGGCGGTGATAACGCCGGGACAACATCGCTCGATCCCGACTACCCGCTGAGTGGTTTCATGTTCGTCGGTCAAATATCCGACGCGGATGCCGGCACCTACAGCGGCGAATTCAAATTGGATCCTTCCTGTGTCCTGCCGATGCCGAATACCGCCTACCGCCGTTACACCGGAGCAGAAATAAATAAGCAGCAGTTCGACGGCAAGCATGTACTTGATCTGAAGGCCACAGGACTGTTCGACATCTCGTCCGGGGCCACGGTAACGCTTCGTGGTGAAGCCGAGGATGCGCATTTCGTACTGTGGGACAATGAGTACGAATACACCAAAGTACTTACCGTAAACGGTTGCCGGGGAAAAACACTGAAAATAACCACCAGCGGCGGAGTAGTGGTTTCGGCACATACTCGACAGCGCCAGTATTACGAGGTGGTTTCAGGCGGTTCATCACTGACAAGCGGAGGCATATGTGCGGTAAATACGATATTCAACGGCGGCAGTTCTTTTCCGCATTGTTACGACGATGCCGACGAATCGGAGAATAACTGATGGCGATATTCCACAACATGGACCGCATCGACGCGGCGATCAACACCAAACATCCCTTCCGTTGGACTTGTCCATTGGAAATAGGCGGAGAGTTCCCGGTGAGGGAAATGATCTCGGTCAGATTGCATGTCACCGAAAACTCAATGCCTCCTCTGCGCATTTCCAGATTCATTGTCGATGATGATGTCATGCAATGGTACATACAAGATAACGCAGGACGAAACCGCCTGGTGGTTAATCTGCCGGTGTCCGCCTCCGCTACAGGATTGTATGCGGTGCGCGATCTGGCAGGATGTCTTGCCGGACATATCGTATGTACTGCCGCATGCATCAAAGCCGTACACGCTCTTATACAAAAAGCGGGCGGAGATATCGGCACCAATGTCAATGACTTCATATTCGATGACGACTGTCATGTTCCGATGTTATCTGGCGTATTCAAAGCAGTTACCGTAAACGGAATTACACATACTTCTGATGTTGTCATACACACCGGAGACAATGTGCTTATATCCTGCAACACGACTCAGGGATCGAAAACCTTCAGCATGTCAGCAGTATCGGATTATAAGGAGCAAACCAGTGCAAATACCGACTTCACCGCGCTGCAGATCAACACAGATCCAGTGATTATCCTGGATACCGAAGGCGGGTGGCACTTGACTATGACGCATGCGCTTGCCTCCAACCTGCGGATACATACTGACTCCGACGGCATAAATTTCAGAGGGGTACAAGATGTCTGACAACCCATTATATGATATCAATACCGCATATCCGTTCATATGGAGCAGCGGTGTATTTCCTGATGCCTTGAAAGCAGTGCGAGACATGAGGATAGCGCTCCTCCTGCCTTCAACGTCGGCAGTACCGGACTCCATGGCATATGATTTCAAAATCACTGCCCTGACATCCAGTGGCGCTACCGTGGATATGCGACTGGGCGGAGGAGCGGCGTTTTCCTCTACATTGACTATTCCGTTGCGGACATCGGGAACAACAACCGTAATGTCATCTTTTGTGGCGCTGGACGATGCGCCTGCAACCGAATGGAGCGGCAGCATTGACATTCACCCGGATTGTGTGATTTTGATGCAGGAGGCGCCCAGGATTTCGGTGGAGGTGACGAGCAGTTACTACTCGGATCACAGTCGCAGTTCAGAAGTGATCGGTATCCCGCCAGAAGCGGTGGCATCTGACGGGGTTCTGAGGTTTGCTCACGGTTATAATGTCGTAGTGGATGCAAACGATAGAACAGACGCACTATCCATATCGTTTGATTGCGGTTCGGATAATGGACTGGGAACCTGGAGAACATCTCCGTGGACAGATAAGACGCTGGACGAATTCAAAGTAACCGGGCTACGTGGAATAAACGGAGTAACCGGCAATGTGATTATTCTCGGTGATGCCAGCGTTAATATAAACACCACCGCTGATTCCGGTGCTGGTACCTCAGGTGGGACAGTTACACTCGACATATCCGGACGCGAGGTGTTTTCATGATAAGAATATCAGGTGGGCGTTGTGGCTACAGTGGATATACTTGTGAAGGGATTCCTCCGCTGATACTCAGTGGAGGTACGGTAAACTGCGAATACACCACGAGCAGTTACTACAACTACGGGTTATTGCCGGAAAACGCTGCCGGAATGACCATGCAGGTACCGCTGCTGACGGTGTTCGACAGCGGGGCAAAATACCCGGAGACATGTTCCGGAGCCGAGTTCTATGACGCCTTCAACACCATTTCAGGAGGAGAACTTCTCGCAGACAACTATCGCACTGTGTCCGGAAGCATCGTAAGTGGCGGATGGGTCAACATCCGCAATGGCCTTCCGTGCTTTACCTCAGGAGGTGTGCTTCAGCCAGGACTTCTCGAACCGATGATCTCTGTCGACATGCCGCCGGTGGTCGTAGAATATCCTACCGGTTTGGATAACATAATCGACGGGGTGATGATTACCATCAAAGGATTGAATACTTGGAGGACGTATATAGATGCCAGTCTTGCTGCACTAACGTCTATGTTCAATCCGAAGTTCAAACTCAAAGATACGAGACCCCTTGTCAGTGGCTTGGAGAGCAATCCTTGTTCGCAATTCCGTATATACAAAGGCGGTGGAGAATTCATCGCCTGCAAAAACAGTGAGAAGCCGGCATTCGGTGTCATGGGTGGTGCTGTGGTGGTAGACGGTAATACAATTAACGTCAGTTCATATCAGCCGGTAAGTAACCAGCAATTCCCACTGAACTTTTATCTTGATATCAACATTGCAAGCAGTACAGCTGTAATAACTGACTCGCGCGCAGATTCAACCGGGCATAGGATTTATCACATCGGCGGAGTTACTGCCACCAGCAATAGCAAAACCGAGGGCTGCACCATTTATAACATTTGGCAAGACAGATGCGAGTTTGATGATTACGGTGGTGGTGATGTGGCACTGGCGAGCGTGGTAACCATGCCTACAGGAGGCGTAGGCGAAGGTTCGGTACGATTAGTAACTGTAACTGCATCCGGCGGCTTGATTCCATCGAGCGGAGCAAGCATCAGTGTAATCATGCCCTATCTTGACGGTATTAACTAATGGTAGACATTCCGAAAATATCACAACGCAGCATAATAGCGTTTTGTGATTGTCATGATGTACATGATGCAACGCCTGTGTGGGTAGAGGTAGCTGTTAGAGAGGCTCTGAACGTCACAGCACTTACACCGGTGACATTGCGCGTCAATGGACAGACGACATCTGTCATCAGAGAAGGCCAGAGCGATGCCGATGGTACTTCTATCCAAGGCATAAGAATCAGAGTTGTGGATTCAGCGGTCAAAGTTGACGCCTATTACTCCAGTACACAAGGCACAGGAGTATCTTTCGGATATTACGATTCAGGAAGTTTTATACTGTCGGTTTCCACTGCTGGAGATGCCGAGAGCGGAATTGAAGGTTCTTCCGTGGAGTATACTATAAATGTATTATTACTTGGAAAGGACTGGCCATACGCAAATCAGGGTTTTATTCTGCTGAGAGCAGGAAGCAAGGTGTCGAAGCATTATATTGTACCCGAACGGCATGCTGCCGAATGGTCAGATATCGGCGCCAATACAGGGTATAGCGTCAGTGCACCTGGGGGAGGAGAGTGTGTAGTTTCCCAGGTCAAAGTGGATAGTGATTTTGCACAAAGCGGCCTGACACTTCGAGTAGAAACAGAAGGAGAAGGAGACACTATACCAAATGTATGGATATACGGAACGGCACAACGCCCAGGTATATATCGTGTGGTCCTAAACGCCACCAGTACTGTCCCACAAGCCTATGAACAGTATCATCCTTTTTGGGGCGGAGACGGCACCGCCATTATATGCATCTGCATCTACGAACCGTACCAGCCGGGAAATGTGGTAGTAACATTACCACAGAAAGCAGCCACACCGAGTAAAGACACCGTTAAGGTTAAGGTTGCGCCGAATTTGGGCGTTGATGGATGGGAAGAACAGCTGGTAAAGGCTGATTTCAAGAGGTTCACCACTACCACTTATGACCACTGGAGTGCAATTGTAAAAGAATCGAACATCAGGGATTGGTACTTCAGGTTTTGTCTGGATAATGGTACATGGCATCTTTATGGTTTTATGTTCAGAAACACCGCGGTTTCTCAACTGGAGACAATGACCGTAGAGGAGATAGAGGAGTTAGCCGAGGTTGAAAAATACGCAGAACTTGCCACGGCAAACGGGAGAGGTTTTCATGATGAACAACCGCCAAAACAAGGATGGGACATTAACGGAAATATCCCATTAGCCGTGTGTGGAGATTCGTCCTACTATATCCCGCCAGATGTAGATGCTGCCAATGGCGGTTGGTATGACTATGCCGGAGATATTGATGGTAAACAGGTATATGAACGGCATATTCACTATGTTCAGGCACCCAGCGGATGGAATTATGGCGGAAGTATCGGCTTGGGCATACGATATCTGGCATATATATCGGGCAAATGGCGAATTTCAACATCTCCAAACATGGTAGTGACATCAGAAACCAATGCTCCGGCAAAAACCAGACAAGGCGTTTGTGTTCCTTTCTGTCCTGGGAAAAAAGGCGATTTTGGTTCATTAATACCGGCAAACGGAGGTGATGCTTTCCATAGCCTCGCCAATCAGTTCGCCAATACTGACATACTGCGCGTAGTAATGGATGAAATAGCTGGAGCCCAGTGGGAATATTACCCCATGCGCAGACTGTTGTCTCTCTTTAAGACTGGTGCTACGCTTACCATATCTTTGGAAATTACCGATGAGGCAAAAACAGAGATGTATGGAACTGATATGATGGACTACTGGGGACCATTAAATGATGATTTTCCCTCTGGTGAGCCGAGCGTCTCCGACCTGCAGACAGCTACAGATCGTCAAATACTGGTAGGTCAAAAGGAAAACCATGAAACACTGTCGTTCGGCACACGTTCGGTAGGCTCTGCCAGTATAGAATTGCCATTATCCTATGCGGTCTGGAACACACAACGGCTGCTAACCGAATTATGTAATATAACATCTTCTGGTACGCTGTCAGGTAATCTGGAACGCTTCTACAAACAATCTGTAGAGCACAGTACAGAACATAAGATATACAAGCTATGCAGACCAGAGGATGACCCTCCATATGATACAGACGACTATGCCTATGAATGGCACCTTACTGGCGGAGAGGGTTTTGGAACACAAACACTTCAGAGAGTCAACTCCAACACAGGAGAGTTTTTTAATCAAACGGTTGCGGATACCTTTAGTGTACCGAGTAACGATGTAATCCACGGCGAGGGTACCATTACCTGGCAAAGAAATGGCTCATCAGGTTCCTATCCTCATCCATTACCGATTACACTGCCATCGTATATCATTAATACCGGATCGGCGTCAGGCCACCCTTCAGGATATTTAGAAGTTACCGCAATATGTCCTGGTGTTGAAGGACACGGGGAAACGTCAGCTTTCCGGCAGGTGTCCCTTATTCCTGGAGCAACTACTTGCACTACATCGCTTTCAGGTACTTCCAGTTATAATGATGGCTACGGCACCACAGATACGGTAACCTGGAACGGAGCATTCACTGCGACAGTGACACAGATAGCTAAGACTCCATGGCCGTGGATTGACCCGGGTCCTGCGTACGATAACCTGATCGGCTGGCAAGTGTTCGCTGCGGAGGAAGCTGTAGCTAATTCATCAATGATCGGAGAGTGGTCAGTAGATGTTTCAACTATATCCGGGGGTACTATACAAGGCAAAGGCCGGATGTTCGTAGGCGAAGGACGCGACAGTGACGACCCACATCGTTGTATCACCTTGGCTGCTGCAGCGGATATTAATTTTGGTGGCACCATTGAAATTCCCAGTGGCAACACTACGCTTGAAACTACAATTGAGCAGACGTCTCAGGATGAACGTCGTAATAGAGATAATCCAGAAGCTGATTGGGTTTACACCGGACGCACACCAGACGGTGAGGCTGTCACAGAAGATACATGGGAAGAGGTATACACATCAACGCAGAGCGAAACAGTGCCTTATGACACAACTGCTCAAGCAATTGGTGGACAACATGGCACAGCCACTGGACTGGCCAAATATCTTCTGACAACTTTGATTGCCGCAGGAGGGAGCGTACAGGGGAGAGCATTCGACCGTTATATGGTCGGCAGTGCGAACGGAGAATATACCGTTATGGAGACCAGTGAAAGCGGCACTTCGTATAACTACAATAAAACCGGTACCTTATCATCCGGGTACTCTTCTGCTTCATGTTTGCCGACATCAGACACCGAGGTGGTAATAGTAGGTGACGATCCCAGAGACATGTCACTGGAAAGGACAGCTCCGGCAGATCAGCATGTCGAAAATGCCTGGGGTAGACTGACCTTGACTGAACATATTATGAGATTTAACTTCCAGGTCAATGTAACCACACAAGCAGATTAATATTTCTATAAACACCCACTTTCCAGCAACACACATACTTATATAAGACGAGTTAAAGAACGTCTTCGAGGTTCACTACCCTGAAAGCCTAAAAAATAATTCCGGCGCTATTGTATTGTAAATACTCGCAATACAATCAGGAGTTGTATCTATGACATTCGGTTGCCACAGCTGCGGCGTAGACTTGACCAAATATGCCTCATACGAGGAAAGTCCTTGCGCCACTTGCCGACTTAACAAAGAATCCTACGTCGGCCATCCCATAAAAATGTTTGAGAGTCTAGAAACTGCCGAGGAGGCCGGACAACTCGACAACATCGTCAATCAGGAAGATCCACTGTCAGATGTTGATTACGATCTCGCAACACTTAATCTGATGAAACAGGTTTGTGAGGAACAACTTTTGACCGTGGCCAGCAGTGTAGTACTCAAAATGCTGTCGCTGGCAAAGAAACATCCGGTGATGGTGGAGGTGGTACTGAAAAAACTCCAGTATCCTCATATGAGTTACTCGGCCATCGGTGCCAGTCTCACAAAACCGTGCCTGAAGCAGAATATTCTACACCACCTGAAGATGGCGGTAAAAATATTCCCAGAGATCAGCAAAGCGCTCATAACCGACACCAGGAGCAACGGAGGGCATTACGCGCTGCGCACGGTGGAGGATGACGAGAAACTGAAGACAGCCAAAAACCGCCTCAAGGAAATCATATACGGCAATGATAGAGAATTGCAGGCGATGACCATGAGGGAGATCAACAACATCTTCAAGGCGCCGAAAGACGGCGAAATCGACATTCCTGACTTCGACCTGTATACCAAGCACGACAACGACGAGGAGGACACGGAAGATGGAACTGACGATCAGGATTGATCCCGAGGTCTACAAACTCACCGGCCATCTGTTGGTAAACGCCATGCTGCATGGTCAGTTGAGTATAGAACGTTTCGTCCGTATGCTCACTCCGGCAGACCCGTTGGTATTGATCGACAATACCGTATATGCTCTGACCCCCACCGAATTTTATTCCTTACAGCGCCGGGAGGTATATCGGCAGCTCTCGCAAACGGCCTTCCAATACTTGGTGGACAACGTGGAGAAATTTGGGTTGCCGGAGGCTGAGAAAATCTATATACTGGACGTGCGAAAAAGACTTCCCGGGTGCCCGGCTTGCGAGTACAGGCGTTATCGCGATGCGGTAAGCAATATCATGCACAGGTACTCGATACATTTACCTGCAGGCCTCATGGAAAACGAACAACCTGAATTGCCTTACTCTCAGGCAGAATATCCGAAGACCAGTGGAGAGATTATATGCAAAGTAGGCGATAAACTGTTGGAGCTGTATCACCAGTCTGCGGTAGAACGGCGGCCATGTCTTGATTGTGTTGAGAAACACGTCATGCAGGCTCGTATACTGGCCAACGAGTCGTTGATGGGATATCCTGAACATCTGGCTCTTGCGTGCGGGCATTTGGAAGAGGCGCTTGCGGAATTGCCTCCCAAGGCTGATGCATTACGGCAGACTCTGCAATTCTGTCTGGCAAAAACCAACTTCGAAAAACTCCCGTTCATTCCGGTAGGACTGCTCATGCCGTTATTGGAACTGTTGCGACAGAGGGGCGATCTTGCGGACAATACAACAAAGACACCAGTCCGCGATATACCGGCTACGCTGGAGTTGGACTGCACTCAGGATGTAAAAAAAGAGTTGGCAGCACTGGATTGGCGCAGTACCGATGTTCTCAAGCGAAGGTTGACACTGGCGGACAAGATGGCGATGTCCACCGCGAAGCAGTATTATCGTGAAGAATGGGAAGGATTGGTCGCCACCGCGGCGGAAGCCATCGTCGAATTGGCTCCCAAGGCTGCCAACGTACTGAGGAACCGCCGTTTGATGTTTATAGGTGCTCCGGAACTTTCAAGGGATGCCGGATACTCGATGGCCGATTTTTTGACAGCACTCAGGAAATAACGATAGTGCTTTCAGTGTCGTCCAGTTCCGAGAACTCGTTGTATTCTCGCATCAGATGGCGTAAATCGGCAACAATACGTGAAGTAAGACACTCTACAGGAGTCGGGGTATCGAAGATCATTTCGATCTCGTTGGTACGGAAATAACTGTAATCCAGTGTCTCTTCAGTGGGAAATTCCAGTAATTCCGATGGATGGCACACGTGGGAGAAACGATAATGGGAACAGGTAGGATCAGCGGAACCTGGAAGTATCTCGATGGCGAACACGTCTGAAGTCATTTCCTCTCCGATTGCGGTGAAAGTCACCAGCGTGGTGCCGTTATCGGTTATTTTTATCGCGCGTTTGAGGGACAATGAGGCTGACATGACGAAAATCTCCTATTCTACCAGTATACCGCCGATTATCACCGGCAACCGGGAAAATTTGCGTATGAAATCACTAAATTCCGGATCATTGCGGTATTTCGTGGCCGCGGTACACAACATTGCATGAATATTGACATTTTTATGGCCACAGGTGCCGCAACGTTTCAAAGCCGCTGACGCGGCGGCTATCATAGGAAATTGACGCGGTGCGGCATCGAGCAGATACTGCTCCGCAGGATTAAACACGAACATATGCAACACACCTCAGTATAAGGATTCAACAGTTATGGATACTCTGCACGCTTCCTGTTTTGCCTATCCAGGTGCCAGAAAATACCCCGTGCACACCAAGGAAGCCGCCCTCGTTTCGTACTCCTCATACCTGCGGGAGAAGAACACCATTGCACCGGAACAACTGCCGGTGATCGAGGAAAACTTCAATAAAGCGGCGGCGTATCACGACCTCGACTTGAATGCCATCAGAGAGGCCAAACGCCTGTTGCTGGAGAAGAAAGCCGCGGAAAAGGCCGGCGAAATGCTGAATTTCAGTGCCGACGACGTCGAAATCAGCCTCAACAAGATCGCATCAGAGGATCAGATAGATCCGGCGATAAAGATTTTGCTTGAAAAACGTGCTTCCCTGTCCAGAAAAGCGTTGAAAGAGCCTGCTTTGTATGTGTATGGTGTGGCCGTGACGGCCGGTCGCGATACGGATACCGTCGAAATGCGCAAATTGGCGGCATTGGCCGGCATCGGAGTGGGTGACCAGGACGAAATCGAGCACGAATTGCTCAAAAGAGGTTCTTTGATCGTCATTCCGAACGATGCTCGCGCGAGTTTTTACGAAATGCATCGAAATTTGAGCAAAATGGCCTCCGGAGACTTCTACAAACAGGAAAATCTGGAGAAAATCTGCTCATTTTTCGAGGAAATGGACAAAACTTACGGTCTTGAGCGTTTCTACGGCAGTGAAATCAGTCGTCCTGAAGACGTGTGCTTCAAAAACGGGGTGGATGACCTACTGAAAGAGGCTTCAGATCTCTTCACCATCGATTCTTTGGAGACTACGTTGTCCAAAAAAGCCCTTCTGGAGCGTCGTGAAGCGGTTAAATCCTTCTTTTCCACCCACTTCAAGGACGCGAAGGACCTTACCGACGACCAATTGATCGAAAAAGTGGCGTCGTTGAACGCGGAAGAGGCAAAAATATTCCTCGATCAGGTAAAATAAATGGCCTTGCCGCTCAAAAACAACTGTTTCGTCAGCTCCATCACCGTTTTAGCGCTGAAAACCTTCGGATTGGAGTCCCTGGAATGGGAACCGCGGGTGTTACGCGACGCCATGGAGGAGAAATTCGACTTGCAAAAGCTGCCGCAGCGTATTTTTGATAAATTGAACTGCGGTTATATGCTGGTGGGGACTAATGCCTACACTTCCACCATCGAAGGTTTCCTTTCTGCCAACGCGGTGATGAACAATCAGTCCTTCGACGAAAACCAGATTCCATTCAACAGCCTGAAAACCTTGGCCTGGGGGGTTTGGGAATACAGCAACCTGATGGGTGATATCAAAGACGGTGCTCCTACCGAAGAATTTTCCAGTGATATCATCGTATATATCAGAGAGGCTGCAGAACTTAACGGAGTACGCAAATTTCCTGATTATCTAAAATTTGCGGAAAATCCACACATCGGACTTCCGGACATGGGTACTGATCCTACAGCCATGGAAATGTACTTGAATCGACAGCAATCCAACATTAATGACCTGAATGCTTTCATCACCGGAAGACAAACCGCACTGGTCCAAGAATTGACGGAACTCCAGCGACAGGGATGGATAGCTGACGAATAGTATGCAGCAAGCTCAAAAACGGCGCTTTTTCAATAAAAAATGCTTAATTTTTGACACTTTTCCGGCATAATATGATGTCGGAATTTTAGCCGACCATGTCGGAGTGTTCCGACAGCCTCCCCGACGACTTTCGTCGGGGATTCATTCTTTTTACTCACCGCGCTTACCAGGATTTTATCCTTGGGTATAAAATCTATAGTAGTATGTCTTGATCACGTCAGGAGCTGCTCCTGTCACGTAATGTCTGACAATCTCGCAGAAGATAAGACAGTACGTCATTATTTACGATCATCCCAGCCGGCCACACCAGAGAGCGCGCATGGTGTTCGTTGTTGAAGCACCTCACACCACTGCGACGCATCTCTGGAGTAGCCTCACGGGATTGATCGTCACATAAATTCAACGAACTATTTGAGGACATACAGCTGACTGTTGAACATCACATCGTTGCGATGTGAGCTACCTAGAGCTTTATTCACACATAGAGATCTAGGTGAAATTATCAGACCACGGTTAGCCCTTAGACTCACAGACAGGCACGGGGATCGCAGGGAACCCAGGATCCCACGTGCCTGTACTGATGAGTCACACGGGCACACCGTAGTCTGATGATATTTTCACTATAAAGAACAGTCGTAGTTGGTTTGAAATGCTCGTTGTTACGATGAGCCTCAAACACTTCATACATAAGAAGTGAAATAAAAGATGTAACCCATGCTACGGCTCGAGGGCGGACGCAAGTCGACCGCCCTCGAGCCACCGCATGCGGGGTAATACATCAATTAAAGAAACCACAAAATAAATAACAAATGTCTTGACAAGTCAGCAGTTGCTGTTGACACGCGAATGATGTTATAGCATCATGCAAAGGAGAATCTTACACTGCGCCAGCCGTCTAGGAGCGACTCGTGTCGACGCTAGGAGGTCCTCCTCCATGAGCGATCGACACGAGTCGCCCTTTTCCGGCTGGGCAATGGGCGTGGTCACGCAAGATCCTATTTGAAGACATTATTGTACACTGTTGAAGCTTCAGTTGGTGCAACTGTGTTTGATTCCTATGAAAGGGTGGAGAAAGAGTTGTAGACAATAGATACGTCTCTGATACCTTCCTGGAGAGCTCACCTCCTGCCAATCCGAGAAATGGCAGAGAGGAGACCCTCCACGACAGGTATCCCGACGTATCCAATCTGTTTACATTGAACAGTGTAAAAAAAAAAGTACGTACGTCTTGAATTGCCTGTGGGAGCTACAGGTCTTTAAACATAGAGACACAAGAAATAGAACAAAAGAAATCATCTTAAGATCGTACGTCTTCAGGATGATAATCTGGGCGAGGATGCACCAGATTCTAATCCTGAAGAACTCCCGACTCTTAAGAAGCGGATCTTTCTTGTATTTGAAGACGTGCACACATAACAGAATAGTCCAGCGATTCGTTGGATAAAATTTTAAGTTGCTGTAGCGTGTTAAACAAGCGTCACGGCAGAAGACCGCGTCGGATCCAGGACTCTTGCGTTGCTGCATCCTGGATCCGACGTTGATCTTCTTTGATCGTTCCTACTAAGTGTTATGTGTTTTGGTTAATGCCTTGAAGTGCCTGTCGTTTCGATGGGCTGACGGTGGAACATAAAACGATGTAAGCTGATTTCACCAACACGCAGGCAGCATACGCTATCGGCTGTTTGGCGATCACATTCGCCAAACAGCCAGATCACGCTACTGCTGCTCTGCGTGCAATCGGTTCATCTTGAAGGCATAAGTGTGTAACAGAAGATATCATCGCTGCGGTGATTATTATGTGGGTAAATAACTCATAGAAAACAACATGAGACACTCACTGGGATGCAGCCACCAGGAAGCTCGCGATCGAGCTTCCCCTATGGTGCATCCCAGTAAACAAAACTACGTCTATGTTCGTAGTGTTACACAAAAGTAGAAACAGCTATAGTATAATATCACAACAGAAATACCTGAGCGTTGCGCTCAGGACAGTCCTGGTTACGTTGGATGTAAAATCAACGGACACTTAGGACACTTTATTTTGCGGTTTCTCCAGCAGCTGGATTAAACGACTGGTCTTCAGCTAGTCTGTGAGGACTAGCGTTCCGACTAGTCTATCCGGCTGCTTGGCGAAACACGAAAATACAAGATGTCCGAAGATGTCCGTTAGTGTTGTGATTCATCGCATAACAGAAAACGTCGGTGTTGCGCCGGCGAATTTGTCTTGCCTTCTGAAAAGAAAAAAAAACAGACCGACATAGCTAATCCAGCCGGCGGGCATCCACCTGGGACACTCGTTCAGAAGTATGAACGAAGTTTACCCAGGTTACTGCCCCGCCGGCTGGACCCGCGACCTTGTACGATCTAAAGTGTTATGCGTTCTTTCCCTTATCCTCCATGAAGACCGAGGCTTCTGGTGGAATAGGCATGTTCAACTTCTTGCGCTGCTCGCAGGCTTCCACGATGCGCATTTTGAGGTCGTCGGCCAACTCCTGCAAAGTGTCCCACCCGTGAATGCCGTACTTGAAATATCTCTGTACCACATCCCGGGTGGCATAATAACGATCAATGGCACGTTCCACAGTAAACAAAACATCGCGTTGTCCATGTCTGCCGCGCAGCAAGACCATACCGTTGACGGCTTCCATCAGCCCGATATTGGGAAAAGTCTGGTGGGATTCGTGCAGTCCCGCGTATTGGTCGACTTTTTCTTTTTTACTCATCTTAAACTCCTTGTTCAATATAAGCTGGTAGGTTCCACCACGGACACCTTTTGCATAACCGCTTCGGCAAATCTATCCCAGTCAGATCGAGGACCGAAGACCTCGTCCGGCATTACCGGAGTACCATCCGGATTGACATCGAGAATGGATGAATCATATCGCTGACCCAACCTCGGATATGCCTGGAAATGATCCCATATGGCACTGCAGCCGAAATTGACGGCGTGCGCAAAGTCGTCAGGAACTCCCGGCTTCTTTACAATAAGAATTACTGTCTCTCCTCCGAGGGCCTTGCGGGGATCTTCTCTTAATGCCAACAAGTCGCGCTGAAAAGCCTTCTCATCGTCATCCTTGAAATCAGGAAGCAGTATCTTACGCTGCTTGATGGATTGGATCACCACCGCCAATGAGCGGCTCTTGTCCAGTGTGTACCAGTACAGGTCGGCCTCACGCTTGGCCTGGTTAGGTCGCATGATATCACCACTGCGCGGGCGGGTGTAATTGACAGGAATGACTATCAGTCCCGGGATGTTGAGAAGACCTTTCTGCTTCATGATCTCCATACGCAGAAACCCTGCCCCGCCGTTATCGAACGAGAAGCAGTCGGCACCGGTAAACTGTATCCAGCGCAGGATCTCATCAGCTTCTTCCATCGGAGTGGTCTCCTTTGGGAAGCGCCTACCGTACACGCATTCGATCACATCGGTATCATTACGAAGTCCCAACACTGCCATTGCGGTATAGGAATCCGATACAGCCCCTCCTCCCGACCAGTCCACTCCGATGCATACATACCGGTAACGATGGGCTATCTGCTCGAAGTCCTCAGGTTTGTTCACAACAGGCAAAGAAGGATCAAGTTTGGCATTGCGGATATCGGAAAGGGTTAAAGGACTGGTGGCGGCATCGTAAGGCCAACCAAACACCTCGTTATATAGCGTGAGTGTGGGATAAGTATCTACCTTGTACAGGAGATCATTCCACTTCTCTGCGCTGTACATGTGCATCGGGTGTATAGTCTGACTGACATGATAGCCGGCAAATCGGTTGATACGCGATGGCACTGCAGCAACATATCCTCCATCTCGCGGATAAATTGGTTTTCCGCATTTGGCGCAGATGGGACCGGTCTTGCCGATCATTTTTAGCAGATGCTGCTCTGGGTTGGGTACGTTAAAGAATCCGCAGTGCTGACATTTGATCACCCATTCGGATTGGGAGGACTGATCCCAGAGCAACGCCAGCGTGGTATCGGTGGTTTTGGGCGTTCCGGTGTACACGTGGAATCCCCAGTTCATCGAAGCACTGGTGGTCTCACCTACAACCTTCAGAAATTCATACTCCACGTCCTGACAGTTGTACGAACAGATGCCGTTGGCGAGGATGTAATTATGGGTGCCTACAACCTCGATGTCGTACACAGGGTCCTCACCTACGTATTCCACCTTGGCTATTTGGTCAAAACGGAAGATTCCGCCGACCGAAGCCGTTTTTCCCGCCGCATGCGGTTGTACTCGTCGATCTGTTCCTGCGTCATGGAGGCCCTGCGCTTGCGGCTGTTTTCGCGCGAGATAGCGCGGTTTTTCTCCAAGTCTGCGGCGTACTTTGCGGCGCGTTTGAGTCTGGCTGCCTCCTTCTGCTCGGGCGTCTCGTTGGCTTTCTTCCGATAGTAGGTTTCGCGTGCCTTGCGCTTGTATTCCTCGTATGCTTCCGGATCCGCCTTGATCCGCGCCATACGTCTTTGATATTGCTTCTTCGCCTGCGCATTCAATTTCGCATGCTTCACCGGATCGGCCATATACTTCAGATAGTATCCGCGGTCGCGCTCCAGTGCTGCCGCTTTTTTCTCCGGGTTCTCGGCCAAACGTTTGCGGTACTCGCGTTGATACAGCAGCTCCGCGGTCTTCACTTCCGGACGATGCCGTCTTCTCCTGGCCAGCGCCAGTCGATTGGCATACTTCTCCGGGTCTTGCTTGACCTTGGCATAATACTTGGCACAGTCGATTTTCTTCCTGAGTATAAAATCCGGATCGTTCTTGTGCCGCTCCAGATAAGCTCTCTTGATGGCCTTGTACACTTGCGGATTCGCTGCCCGGTACCGTCTGGCCGACTCGTTCCGCTTGCGTCGCCACTCCTCCCCGAGTTGTGCATATCTCTCCCGCGCTCTCCGGTTGATGAGTTCCCGATGATTCCTGCGCCAGTCCCGACTCTGCTGGGCCGCATGATCCCAGTGTTCCATGTAGTACTCGTGCCTCGTCTGCTTTCGCCACTTGAGCATGCATGCCGGAGAACAGCACTGGGACCTGGCTGCCGGTATCTCCTTGCCGCAGTACGCGCACTTCATCAATATCAGATCGGTCTTGTACCTCATGCACTCCGGGGCGTACGGTGTTATCAGCTGCATCAGCCGAATAAACCCCGCGTGATCCAAATAGAGATTGTATCCCGTATTCCCGGTAGACGAATGCTTTACTTCTCTGACAGTAGAAGATACGCCCCATGCCGCCAGAAGCCAATCCCGCAGCAGCTCGTTCTCTTCTCTGGAGAAGCCGTTGGTGGCGATGTTTCCGGTGTTGTAGCCCTGGCGTCGTGAGCCGTCGTCCATGTACCACCACGCCAATGCTATCGGGTGCGTGATGTTCTCCAGAAACTCCCGGGTGACGGTCTTTCGCTCGGCGCCGTCCGGGTGCGTCATCATATACAAGGAGTGAAATACTCCAAGGCTCTTCAATGTCAATACCGCCCAAGTGTTCCCGTATCCTGCGTTCGGTTTCGAGGACGGTGGTTTCGTAGCGAACTCTGATAATATCCTGTACTTGTGCTCCACATATGGAAGTTGCTTCTCGCCGTGGTTCCAACGTACGGCTTTCGTAGTCTTGCCGGACTTCGCAAACGCCGCGTCCCCCATCAGGCTGCCCATCACGGCATTCAGCTGCAATTCCGTCATCCCGACGGCCTGCATTTGCTTTTCGAGTTCCGTATTCATGCTCTATGACCTCCGATAACCTGAGTTTCCCTTGACTGGTGCTCAGCTGATGGTCCGCGGTACATGTCAGCACTCGGCCATCAACCGTGGTGATCCGAAAGCAGGCGCGATAGCCATGGAAAGAAGCGTCGCGGACCACTCTCGACATTACCATACGCCCGTCAGGAGAGAAAGAGCGTAAAACGGAACCTGCTTGGATATTCTTACAACACAGAGATTGCCATTGCCGATACTTTCTGCAGGGGTGCGCAATAGTTGTAAGTTGTTGGCAATGAATGCTCTCGTCGCACATAACAGTACCGAGATTTGCGATACCGCGGATGCGGTCCGGCGTAGTGAACATGTAATCTTGGTAGATCAACGACCCGTTGTTGAACTGCTTCAGGGCCATTTTTTCGAGTTCTCCGCGCGTTATCAGCTGATGCCATATGGGAGAACTCTGAAGTAATGGCTTGAAGGTGGCGTTGTTGAAGCGCTGCACCTGATCCGCACGGGGTTCGGTAAGCAATATGTGATAAAAACTGACCAGGCCTGATCTCAGAATGGCACTGGTAGATAGAGTTGTCGTCTTGCCCAACTGACGACCAAACATAAACACTGTCTCTTTAGGTTGAACGGTGGAATACAGCGGAGCTACCTGGTAGTGCATCCGCAGATCCATGGGCTTGCCGTTCAAACGAAAGATGCAAAGGAAAGGAATGAAAGTCTTAAGGCTTCCGTCGCGTAATGCTTTGAAGGCGTCGGAGAAAGCCGCATTCAACACTGATGATGCCATTATGTTTTACCACCCGGTGATGTTCAATGTCTTATACGCATACCATATTGTAGAAAACCGTCAAACCCGACGTGTTTTCCAAACAGGAGCGCGTAACCATGCGAGTTGAACACACCCAGTATATGATTGATAAGAAGTTGATTCCGGCCGACAGATACCGAAGGAAAGATGCTTTCGGTACGTCGCGTACGCAGGAAAGACGAAGGCCTGATCGTACTGACGTATTGCCGGCGCAGAAACGCGCCTCCAAACAACAATAAGTGCGCAACAATCATATTCTTGAGGTATCGCTGGTGGTAGTACCGCCGGCGATTTTGTTTGTATTGGCCAATCCGTTTCTGTTCATCGTGATGTTCGCATTGCTGGCGATGAATGCGGAATGGAAGGCCTCACATAAGACCAAAACACAGCATGCGATATTGGGAGCCGTGGTGACTGCATTGGGATGTATTCCGTTCCTCGCGGTAGATTCCATGCCACTGGGATCCATCGGAGCACTTCTTCTTATGGGCCTCCTGTCGTACTTGTCGTACAATCTGGGTAATGACACCCGGAAAGCCTCGATCGACGCCACAGGGCCAAATCCGGCCAAATTCAGGGCATCTGCATCAATGGCCATTGCCACTATACGTAAATCCACCAGTCAATCCGGCACTGATGTGTGGATAGACGGCAAGTGGGTACCGGTGGAAGATGTAAAGTAGATTGACCCGGCAGAGGTTAGCCGGAAAAAGAAAGAAGCAAAGAAAAATTGTTGCAGCCATACACAGTTTTTTCTTTCGTGATTTTTACGGGAGGTCCGTCATTCCGAGTACTTCATCGGAATTGTTCGCCTATTCCCACCTATGGACATCCTGTTGCTGGCCTACATTCGTAATATACTCTGTATATTACTTGTAGGCCTGTAATAAGATGCGCATACGTGCGTATACGCGAATACCTCCCCACGGAGGTACTCGTAATAACAGACTTCCCTAAAATCTCAAAATAAAAAATTGGTATGACTTCTTAAAGAGACATGAGAATGTCTCTTTAAGAACAACGCGCGCGTGGAGGCGCACGCGCCCTCAAACGGCAAATAAAATGCCGTTTTAGCGCGCTGGCCATCCCCGCTGGCGCTAATTGCATCTCGCCGGGACGGGACCCGGCGGCTGCAAATACTCGAGGTCTTTCAAGTTTTTGGTTCGGAAGGAGGATTTTATTACATCATGGCCAGACGATTTCTGTTCACAGCTGATTGTCACATCAAGCGCCGGACATGGGTAAATCATGTCCAGCCGGAAGGCGACTCTTACGAAGCCCTGCGGAAGTTGGGATGTCAGCTGGACATCACACCACCGGTAACAACACTGGTACTCGGAGGAGACTTCTTCGACGGTAACCGACCTACATCCACGGACGAGGTGGAAGCGGTGAAGTTCCTTTCCGGGTTCAAACAGGTGCTGTATGTCCGGGGTAACCACGACAACGTAACACCGTCCTATTTGGAGGCATTGTTGAGTCAACTCACCGATGTGGAGCTGGTAGAGCTTACACCTGAAGGAGCGACGCTCGACAAAGGCACACCGGATGAAATCAGTGTTCACGGCATCTCGTGGACAGCATCCCGTGAGGAACTGCTGGAATCTCTCCGCAGTGTTCCAGAGGTCGGTTGTCCGCAGTACGTGGTCCTTCATACGTCATTCAAGCACCTGCTGGAGATAGGGTCGTGGCAACTGTCGGAAGAAGACATCTCCGGTATCTTCGGTAACCGCCAGGTCCGGATACTCGTAGGTGACGTCCATACGCGGAACACCCTGCAGTTATCACATGGTTACATCCATAGTCCTGGATCGACGTATCCCTGCTCGTGGCCGCGTCCTGGTACAACGTATGCGGCATCGCTGATAGATGCGGTATCCGGTGAGATAACAGCGGTAGACTGCACCGTACGGGACTACGTGGATGTGGAATACACCGGAGAGGATGAGTTGAAGAAGACGATCTTCGGATTGTTCATGCATCGTGAACTACCGCCGGTAATTCGTCTGCACGTGCCTTCTGACGTGACTTGCCGCATCAACCCATCGGATTACCCGGATGCGGTCATCCTCATTCAGAAGGCCGTTTCCGGTCAAAATATGGATGGTGTACGACCGCTGTATCAGGCGGGTGTTTCCATGGAGGATGCAGTACGGCAGGAGTCACCATCGAAAGACGTGGCAGATCTGGCGGTATCCCTCATGTCGAGTGACGATCCGGCTGGACTGCTGGATGAGTGGATGAAGTTTTGGAATGTGGAAAGGATAGTGCTATGAAACACTATGTTTTGACCGGTGCTGTTCTGCACAACATTTGTCAGCACGAGGACTTCAGCTTCGATGTCTCCGTCGGTCTCAACGCCATCACCGGCAGAAACGGCGACGGCAAGAGCAACCTGTTGAGAGCCCTTGCCTACGGCCTTACCGGTATGGTCGACGGTACGTGGGGCTCGCAGCAGGATCTTCAGAAAGACGGTTCGATGGACCCCGGATATGTGACTGTGAACTTCACCGACGGGGAGACGTCCTATGTGGTCCGGAGATTTTCTACTTCAGGTACAAAATTTCAGGACTCCCTCGAATGTCTCAAGGATGGCGAATGGACTACGATAGCAGTACGCCGGCAGACAGTCAACCGGAAAATGGAGGAATTCTTCGGTATTCCCATCACGCTGATGTTCCAGATCATGTGGGGACGCCAGGGTGAGCTCGACCACCTGTTGACGGCGCCGGCTGCGTACGTCAACTCGTTCCTTTCCGCGGTATTTGACACCAGAAGGCTGGAAACGCTGAGAGGGTTCCTCAAGAACGCCCTCGATACGGTAGCCGCCCTTCCATCGGACAGTCTGGAGATCGCCAAGTCCCGCCGGGAGGAATTGGAAGCGCTGGAATCGGAAGAGTCCCTGAAGATGTCTTTGAATGACACCGAAAGGTCCCTGAAAAACAAGACGAATGAGGTTGCAGCACTCGAATCTACTCTCGGCGATAGGCCGCGGGAGGACAAGTTGAGGATGGAACGCGACAGGGCGGAACTTGCCGTACGTCAGGCCGAGCAGCAGATTGTCCAGTTGGAGGAGCGCGTCAAGGAAGTACCCACTCGACCGGGACTGGATGAACAGGCACTGCTGGACTACCGGCAGACCTGCCGCCAGAGCATAGCAGATCTCAGGACCAGACTGTCCGAACTTCAGCATAAGGAATCCGAGGCTACACGCACAATCGGTACTGTCGACACGTACGTTGAGCATGCCGAATACAGCTTCAACCACGTGATGAACAAAATCAAGAATGAACTCACCGGAATGCCGGAGACGTGTGAACTCTGCGGGCAGCATCTGGACGTTCACGGCAAAGAGCTGTACGTCAGACGCAAAATAAAAATGCTCACAGAGTTGGATTCGGTTGAAGAATTTCGTCAGCAGCACGAGAAGAAGATAGAGGATCAAAAGGTGTTTCGTGAATCCGCCGAGAAAACTCTATCCGTTATACGTGATGAGATGGAAAAGATAAAGAGTTCTATCGCCGAGCAGGAAGATGCCGAGATGAAGGTGACTACACTGCTGGAAGCCTGGAACAAATTCAACGCTTATCAGCCGGCGGTGAATGACCTCGCAGCGCTGCGGGAGTCCCTGCCCCTACTGAGGCAGACAGCGGAAGAACTGGGCAAAGTCGTTCCGGTAACAGCCGAGGATGTTGCACGATTGATGCGTCTACGTGCAGAGGTATCGGACCTCAACAACACCAAACTGGAATTAAGTAACAAACTGGCTTCGGTCACGCAGGCTAGAGAATTGCTTGCCAGGATGGTGGAGGACGCCGAGAGAACAGCGGCTCAGTACCAGATCAATGCGGAGGTGAGAAGGCTATTCACCGAGATGCGCGACATCTTTTCCCAGCGTCGGGCGCAGACCAGATACCTGAGAGGCAAGATCGAGGAACTTAACCGGCGTATCTCCTTGTACATGGACAGTGCCAAGATGCCGTTCCAGTTGTACTTGAACGAGACGTCGCACATTTTCGAGTATACCACTGACGGCGGCTTTGTGCATCCGGCGTCCAGATTGTCCGGAGCCCAGCGCAATATTTCCGCTGTGGTACTGCAGATGAGCATTCTCGATGTGGTGGCTCCGCGGATGAACCTGTTTCTGGTGGATGAGCCTTCCGAGGCACTCGATCCGGACAACAAATTAATACAGGCTGAGATGTTCGCCAAGCTGTCCACGCAGATGCCGGATATCGACGGCACCATGCTGATAGTAACAAGGGACGAGCAGCTCATCGACAGCTGCAACAACAATATCAAGGTATCAAAATGAAAGGTTTTGTCATGGGTGGTCATGATGCGCGTGGTTCTTGCTGATACGGTGATAGAGGTCGACGGCTGGACCGATGACATGGACCAGCTCGGCGAGTACACTTTGGCAGTCCGCAAGACTCCGGAAGAACTGCGGGAGGAAAAAGAACGTCGCTCCCGTTACACCAGAAAGTTCAAAGTCAAGCCGGTACGCTTCGAGGAACACACGGTGGTGGAACGCCGTGGCGACGTCGGTTATTTCCTTCCTGGTCTATGGCCGCGGGTGAAGGAATACCTGAAGCAGAAAGGTGTAGATTACGTGCTTGAAGATAAAAGAGATCCGAGCATAAGACCTAAGCCCGACTATTCACGTATTTCCGGCACCAGTCTGCGGTTCGGTCAGGATGTGACGCTGGCGTTGGTGGCACTTTCCGACTGTGGGATAATCAAATGCACGACAGCATATGGGAAAAGTTTTCTCATTTCGCTGATATGCAAGATATTTCCTACATTGAACATACTGGTTACCACCAGTTCCGCTCAGGTGGTGGGGACTCTGTATTCCTATCTTTGCCAAGAGAATCCCGGAGAGGTCGGATACCTCTACGGACGTGGAAACACTTCTCACGGCAAAAGGATAGTCGTTTCGACGTTGAAGAGCCTCTGCAACATCTCTCCCGAGCGGGTTCAATTGTTGCTGTGTGATGAATGCCACAGTATCGGACACAATGAATACGGAAAAGCTGTTCAGCGCTTCATGTTCTGCCGTCGTTTCGGCTTCAGCGCCAGTCCAGTGCGGAATGACGGTTCCAACCGGGTGCTGGAGTCGATCTTCGGTCCGGTGATCCAGGAGGTCGATTATCAGGAAGCTGTCAAGCACGACATGGTTGCCAAGATCAAGTATCACATGATCCAGGTGCATGATGCACCCAACATCATCAAGAGCAATAAAGAGTTGCCGGAGTTCATGTTGAAGCGGCTGTCCTATTGGGCGAATTATTACAGAAATTTGGCAATCGCGGAATTCGTGTATCGGCTCAAGAAGGTGCACGATGGGCAGATCCTGATAATGGTCGAATCGCTGGAACACGCGATCCGGCTGCATAGGCTGCTGCCGTTTTTCAAGGTTGCTCACGGCGGTGCCAACGACATCGCCGCGCTTCAGGGCAAGCTGAAGGACGTACCGCTCGATCAGTACAAACTTACCGCCAAGCAGTTGGACATCATGCGCAGGGCCTATGAGAAAGGCACGCTGCGTTACGTGATTGCCACCATGACGTGGCGACAGGGCGTGAACTTCAAGCAGCTGGCAGTGCTAATCCGGGCAGACGGGTCGGTGTCGGAAGTCAACGGCATCCAGATCCCCGGACGGGTGGCCAGAATCTCCGACGGAAAGGAATGTGCTTATGTTATAGACTGTGACGATCGTTTCTCGATCTGGAGCAAGCGCAGGACACATAAGCGTCGTGAGTTATACAGCAAACAGGGCTGGCCGGAAGCCGGTGAACAGGAGGTTTTAGATGATCTCAGAGGATCTGCTGACGAATGAAGTAGTCAGTCTGTTGCACCGGTTGCCCAACGGCATGCCGGTGAAAAAGATAGTGGAACTGCTGCAGAAGTACGAACGGGATAACGAGATCGAGCTCAGTTGCTACGGCTATGTCATGCACGTCATCGAACATCGTGGCGTGCAGGCATTCTGGAGCAGTGTAATCGGCTCTGAGAAGTCCGTGAAGGCCTACTGCAACGACGCCCTGGATATGCGCGACAACATTCCTGAACTCCTGGTGAATGCAGGAGAGTACCTGGAACGGGTCATGGAGCGCATCCCAGATCAGGAAATGGCATTGTCGTACGTGGAGGGCATGACCTTCCCGTACGTGCTTTATCTGCTGTTCGAGGGCGCCGGGCAACATTTGCTGTCGGCGAAGTATTTGCAGGAGGCCGAGGAGGTGGCCAAACGCTATCCGTCGGCTTTCGATAAACTTACCGACTCCTACCGGGAGGCCGGAGAAAAGTTGGTGAAACAATGTTGACATTGAACTCAGACGAGTTGGCATTGCTTCGCATAATGCAATCGCCGGAACTCACGGAAAAAGCCCTGCGGCTGTATGCGGGAGGGTTGTCGCTGTTCGACAGCGTTAGCGCTCCTCACCTGGCACAGATGTGGTTCGCATACTTGCGCACACTCAAGACGTATCAGAAGAAATACGGTTTGAGGTTGAGCAAGGATCTGATTGCAGCTGGCGTATCCGAGGGTCTTACCGGTGTAAAACTGACAGAGCACCTAAAGGAGAAAGCGCAGACCATACTGCAGCGCGTGTCAGAGCCGATCGATGCAACCGGCATGGATGAGGGCCTCGAACTGTTGAAGCGACTGATCCAACTGGAGAACAACCGCAAGTTGGTACAGCAGATCAACAGCAACGCCGACATGAAGAAGCTGCAGGCGCAGCTCAACCGTTCGCAACAGGCGTTGGGAGAACTCAGTGTCGAAAAGCACACGGTTGCAGACAACATGCGCATACTTCCATTGCGCAGCGTGGAATCGTTGATGGTCTACCGCAAACGCATTCCCACCGGGGTCAATTTCATTGACCTGGCCAGTGGTGGAGGCGGCAGATCCAAAGAGGTCTGGGGTATACTCGGATCCTCGGGCGGCGGCAAAACCATGTTGACAGTGCAGATGTGCGTAGCGCAGGCGCTTATGGGCAATTACACGGTGTGGGCGACTTACGAACAGTCGATGGAAGGCGACCTGACGGAACGGATGGTGGCCAACATCATCGGCGGAGGACTGTCCGACATACGCGATAAGGACTTCAAGGACATTGCGGAAGAGGATCGGCGCAAATACTGGGCTACGATCGCCGGGCTTGATGAAAAACTCATCACCTACGACATGACCAAGGCCGTACCGGATCCGTTGAATCCGCAGTCCGACCGCGGGATCGCCGCAGTGTGGGAGAACGTCAAGGCGGAGAAGGCTGCCGGCCGCGATGTGAAGATTGTCATCATCGACTGGCTGGGCGAGCTGATAATGATGCTCGCCGGAGACAAGAACATGGATCCGGAGCGTCAGTACCGATTCATCGGCAATCAGCAGATTATGCTGGCTCGCCAGATGGCGAAGGAAGAGGATTTGCTGGTTATCTTCTTTCATCAGCTCAACACCAAGGTGCAGGATGCTCGTCCGACCTACAAACCGACCAAGGCCGACGCCTATAACATGAAGTCCATGTGCTACAACATGGATCTGATGTTCGCAATGGGAAACCGTGACAAGAACAACGTCGCGTATTTCCTGTCGGTTAAATCGCGCAAAGGGGATGTCCGCGAGCAGATGATACAACTCATCGGCGAGCAGGCGCGTTTCAAAGACGTCTACGGTTGGGTTCCCAGTCGGGATGGCAATTTCTACAAGCCCGGGGAGGATCTGAACGATGAGGCACCGTATGATGGTGACTTGTCAGACCAGCGTCCGGATGCCGCGGCGGCGTACAAAAGAGAGGTATAACGCAATGAGGAAGAAAGATTTTGATTCTTTTTGCAGGAGCATTAAAAAGGTATTCGACAGGATAAACGGAGCGGTGGTGAAATGCAGAAACCGCTCCGGAAGTGCATCTGTTACGCTGTGTGCCGGCACGGTATCCAATTCACATATCACCGTAGAGCGGGTGACGCTCTGGGATGATATCAGCAACCGCTGTCTTTATTGCGGCCCGCTGCAGAATAAGGAACTTTGGAAGTCACTTACCAAAGCAAGGGTTTGCGGCGGAGAACTCACCAAGGCGTCAACCATGGACAGCGCAGGAGGCAAGTTGTGCTGTTATGGTGAATTCGAGACGTGCCAGGTCGCAGATTGCCCGTTCAAGTGCATGCCCAGACGTCGCCTTAAGGGGATGAACTGAAATGCTCAATCAGCCTCTCTATGACAGCCTTGTGCGCGTCTTCGGGAAGGTTAAGGTCGAGAACAAAGGCGTTCCTGCAAGGATTCTGCCAAAACCCGGAACTGTCTCCGAATGGGACCTTCCTGACGACGAACAACACGGCGAGCAGTATCGTGTGTGTTGTCCGTACTGCAACGACCGCAACTTCCATCTGTATGTATCCTATTTGTCTTTTGCCGTACCCAAACTCGACGACCGCTTGATGATGAAGGCCGGTTTGCTGGCTTTGTGCTTCAGGCGACAGTGTTTGCACGATGCCGACAACCGCATGGACTTCATGCGCAGGATCGGTTCCGGGCTCAACGGAGATGTTGACGGACAGGAAGTCAAGGTAGGCAATGCGCTGCTGTTGGATGACGACGACAGTGACAATCTGTACAGTTGGCCGGAGCATCCAGACATCTCCGGATTCCGGGGCTGGGTGCCCGACTACAAGCCGATCAACATAGATGCTCCGGAAGACGTGCTGGATTACTTGCGGGAGAGGCGCATAACCACCACCGATGTTGAGATGTTTCATCTCGGATGGGGGCCGATAAAGTCGCCTACCTCGGGAGAGTATCTCACAGGAGGCGCGCCATGGATCCTTATTCCCATCATCCAGCACGGAAAACTCAAGGGTATGCAGGCGCGAGCCCTTCCCGAGTTCTGCGACGGCAAGTTCAAGTACTGGCTGCATCCCGGATCGCGAAAGCGTACACTGGTAGGCAATCTCGACAATGCCCAGAAACTGGGTCTCGGAGTGGTTACCGAAGGTTGGTTCGACGTGTTTTCAGTAGGTATGCCAGGAGTGTGCATTTTCGGACATACGCCCTCGACATACCAGAAAATGCTTCTCGGGTCCTTCGACCATGGTCTTATCTGGTTGCCGGATACGGACGTCCGTCCAGACCTGGATCCCATAGCCATTGCCGAACGGCGTTGTGAAGAGTGGAACGTGTCCGGGCATTTTCCCAAGGGTGCTCACGTGGTGAAACTGCCGGCAAAGGACGCAGGTTCTATGACACGTCAGGCAGTGTGGCGAGAGATATGCTCCCAAGTACCGGATACGATGCGCGATTTTTTATTGTCACGCATTGTTCCCAGGCTGTAATCCAAAAGAAAGGAGTCAGTAAATGACATGAGACGAGAAGTGACATTCAGCGCGGCGGTTCCGGGATTCAACGGCACTGCCCGTGCAGTGATCTGGAAGAGAGGAGACCCTTTTCCGAATTTCGCCGACAGTTGCGGGGCGGATACTGAAACGCACCTGATTACTGACTGCAAACTGGAACCGGAGTTGGTGGTGCTGGGGGTTTGGAACCCCAAGGACGCCACGGTGTACATCTCGTATTGGGAAGACGCCGTGTATTTCATGCGCGAACTTTGCAAACGCGAGGTGCAGCAGCGCTACTTCAATCTCGGGTTCGATTTCTTCGTGTTGTCGAACGAGGACCCGGAGTGGCCGCTCGTAAACGCCATCGAGCAGGGCCGCGTCAGAGACATGCAGATCAGGATTCACCTGCACGAGATCGCAACCAACGGTTTCATCCGTGGTAACCTGTGGTCTCTGGAGGGGTGTGCTTTACAGTTCTGCAACGTGCAGTTGGACAAGGGCGAGGAAGAAGGCGATTCAGCTCCCAGAAAGACCTTCCGTCGCGGTGTTGAAATCACTGATGAGCAGATGGTTTATCTGGGATGGGATTGTCTTTCCACCTGGTCACTCGGAGAAGCCGTACCGGCGGAGAAAACCGAGGTCACGCATACCAAGGGAATGGTGGCACTGTACAAGATACGGTCCAATGGTTTCCTGGTAGACCCCAAAGTGTTCGACGCCATGGAGGCCAAACTGCTGGAGGCCAGACAGGACGCGCGGCAACGGCTGTTGTCCTACGGCTTCCCGGATCCCGATAGAGATTCGGTGAAAGAGTATCTCATCGAGAGAACCAACTTCTGTACCCAGTACGAGGAGTTGCTGCGTCGGCAGGGATTACGCTCCGAGTTGCCGATGGAGGAAGTCGAGGTATCCGATGACGAGGTGGTTCAACTTCAGGTCACGCCCAAGAAGTGCAACCTGCGGCAGATGCTGGTGTATCTGTACAACTACAAGTCGTACGGTGAGCCGGATGATTTGATCGCACAGGCGCTGAAGGCGTCGGCAGAAAAGCCGAGGACTTCACTCACCAAACCCATTGCCGCAGTGTACGCGGAGTTGGTGGCCAAATACGAACTTCAGGCCTTCGACGCCGGCAGGCGGAAAATCGTGATGCCGGCATTGGTGGGCAGAGTGCTTGAGAAGTACAACGAGGGCGCTTCTCTGGATGATGCGTTCGAGTATGCTTGCGCATATATGGACGAACATCCGGAGTGGCTTTCCGGTGAAGAACCGATAGGCCCCCGTAAGTTCTTTCAAGAGCACGTGAAGCACGTAGTTGAACAGAATCCATCACTTGAACTGGAGATGACGCCGAAGTCCGGCGAGTACAAATTGACCAAGAAGGATCAGTGGCGTCTGCAGGACCTCGACATCCAGGACAAGTTTTTGGAGGCGTACATCGACTTCGGCCATACTCAGAAGTACCTGTCAACGTACCTCAACCGCGAACACATCTGTTCCGACGGCAGGATGCGCGGCAAGTTCACCAACATCCTGAGGACCGGCCGCACAAGCTGCAGTTCACCTAATCTGCAGAACTATCCGTCGCGGGACAAGGAATATCCGTTGCGCAACATCTTCATGCCTCCGGAGGGGTTTGTGTTGTGCGCTACGGACTTTTCCTTCATAGAGTCGAACGAGCATGGCTCTCTTGCCGGGTAACCGACATGACAAAAGAAAGTGAATTGCTGGAACGCCCAATGTGCGTAAGCATAATGGCCGATCAGCAGCCGATCAAGGATCGCCTAAACCAGAGGCATGGCGACCGGAAAAGGTTCATCGACCATCCGAAAGGAGTAGGACTCTTCGTCCGAAGCGCTCCATCCCCGGAAACAGGGATGATGATATGGTCAGACCCCGCAGGAATGCGGAAAGGAGAAGAAAGTACATGAAGAACAAACACGGTGTTATCTACAAGATAGTATGCGCTCTCCACGAGCCGCACGTTGTCTATGTAGGGAAGACAACCCAAACACTGACCGGAAGACTCAGTCATCATGCGGCCAGGCAACGCAAGCCCACAGCTATCAATAAATTGATAAGAACTGTAGGAAAGCAGTATTTCAGTATAGCGAAGATAGCTGAATCAGACGATCCGGTAGAGTTGGCAGCACTGGAGAAGCGCTACATACAGGAATATAAATGCCTGTACAACAAGCGTATTGGCGCAGACTTCACGGAAAAGGATGTGCAGGAAGCACGAGAAACCTGCTACAAGAACAGGGCCGTGATCTGCGACGAAATGGGTACTGCCTACATATCCAGCGCAGAGGCAGCACGAGCCTTGGGATTGTGCGGTAGCGATGTTCAGGAATGCTGCGCAAAACACCTGCAGCAGACCAAAGGCCTCCATTTTCGGTATGCTGACATGCCGCGCGAGGGTTATGTCGAATATTGGAACAATTCCATGATCCACAGAAACCGGCGTGTGCACTGCCCGGAGCTTCGTCAGACCTACGTGAATTGTCAGGCTGCAGCCACGGCTACTGGAGTGTCGAGAGACATCGTTTATCGTCAGTGTAATCACAAGGTTGCCAATTCCCGCTGTGGCTACACCTTCATGTACGAGGACTCGAAATGAGTATGCGCGTTCGCACAAAGTTGCCTTACGCGGTTCGGCAAATCGCGTATGGCAGACATCATCAACGCCGGCTTGGACCCCCACCGTTGGTTCGCCGCGGTGAAGGCCCATCGGATAACGACAAAATTGGACTTCATCCATGATCCCAAAGCCTGCGAAGATTTCAATGAATATTTGAAGCAAATCGTCTCCAAAGAGGAGCGGCAATTTGCAAAATCTTCAAATTTTGGGTTCCCGGGAGCGTTGGGCGCCAAGACTTTCTGGCGAAATTGCCGGGAGCAAGGAGTCGTGATGACTCTGGAGGAAGCCGCCGAGGCCCGCAAGGCCTGGATCGACGCCTTCCCCGAGATGCGGTATCACATGAAGCCGGAAGAAATCAAAGAAGATGCGAGGACACTCGCTAAATACGGAGGGGACATCGATGAAGATGAAATAGAGATCGAAGGCAGCGAATCGTCGCGGCAAAGGTACAAGGCCACAACCATTACGGGGTTCAGGAGATACAACTGCTCCTACAACTCTGCCTGCAACATCCACTTTCAGTCGGTAGTTGCCGAAGGAGCCAAGGAGGCGATGTGGAATCTACTGGCCAATGGTTTCGCCGACCGGATGGTCAACTTTGTCCATGATGAGGTCCTCTACTTGCTACGGATCGCGGAGCTTTGCGAGCGGATCCCTATAGTAGAGAAGTTGATGATCGCCGGGATGAAGAAAGTGATACCGGACGTCAAGGTGGGCGTGGAGAGTTCTGTAATGCGCCATTGGGATAAGGGCGCCGTGGAATTCGACAAGCTGGAATGGAAAGACGGCCGGCCGATAATCGAAGAACCGGCATTTGTAAAGGGGCTGTACGCCCAAGGTTAACAAAATGTGCATAACGCACGGAAAGAGAGAAGAGAAATGCAAAGCATGGTAGGAGAAAGGCGTCAAAGCCAGCAGGTGCGACTGGGCCTCGTTCGTCCGGATTATCAAACCGGGTACGAGATCCCGTTGCTCCCGTATCAGAAGCGTGGTATTCTGAGTCGTGAGTTCTGGCCGAGCAGGGATCAGATCGTTCGCATCATCCCGGGCTACGATCCGGATACCGGCGAGATCTTTCCTCAGAACATCAACGTCAACGAATTCGCCACGGATTCCGCGTATGCGGATTATCTGAGCGACACCTTCTGTACCGCATCCATCATGAGTGGGTTCGGCGGAGTCGGCAAGTTGCTGATCGCCGATTATCTTCCGGGAAGCGGGGAGGCTGAACGTTATGGCGGAAATACCGTTCTGCGGTGTTTCGCCAATACGATCTTCAACAGCCTCCGTGCCGAAAAGGAGAAGAAGGAAGTCCGCTGCAAGGGGATCCCCGAGTGGAAGGAATGGATGGGGCGTCAGGGGAAGCTCCCTCTGCCCCGTACTGCACTGCTTATGCAGGCGCTGATGTTCAAGATCAACGGCGAGTACATGCAGACGCGGGATGCGGATCGTGACGGGAACGAGGACGTCCTGTCCGGACCTTCCGGAGAGCCGCTTCCGCTGCTGGGAACTATTGCGATGGGCCAGAAGGAATCCATCAAGCAGTTGTTGCAGGCGTTGGTCGAACCTCAGGACAACAACAAACCGCTGAACGCACTCACCAACAACAAGTATGGCGGCATGGCGGAAGCGGAAGGGAACATCCTGTATCTCAACACGGTTTCCAATGCCGAAAAGACGCGGAACTATCTGCGTCCGCATGTGCAGGAAGCGGCCAAAGGGTGGAATCCTCACCCGTTCCCGCTGACCCCCGAGCAGATCAGGGCATTGTGGGTGCCGTGGCGTAAGCTGCTGCATTTCATGACGCCCGAGGAGCAGATGGAGGTGCTGACCGCAGAATTCGGTGCAGACAGCGTGAACTATGTGATCGGTCTCGATCCGCGATTCCGCGATCTGCCGATTCCGGAGTTCATCGCCAAGGCCGGATTTGGAAGGTATGCCGCCCTCACCGGGACTGCCAAACTGCCGACTGTCGCGGCTGCTCCTGTGGTGACGGCTTCGGTGTCTCAGGCTGCCGAGGAAGACGGGATCCCGATGGGATCGGCTCCTGCAAAGCCCTCCGGACTCAGTGGCCTCGGTGGGCTCGGTGGTTTGTCCACTGGCATTTCCACGCCGAAACCCGCTCCCCGAAACGAAATGGCCCCCGGTATTGGCGTCGGGTTGGCTGCGCACACTCCGGTGGACAGTGAGGCCATACAGCGCGAACTTCAGAATATGAAGGAGAACGGGGTGTCCAACCCCGCCGCATCGCGCGAGATGGCCGAATCACTGCTCGTAGATTGTGACGTCAACAAAGACGCCGAATAATCTTTTTCGGAGAACGGTAAATGGCCAATTCATTCATATCTGACATGATGGCCGATGTGGTCAAGGGCAGCAAGCCTGGGGCTATAGCCACCGTGCAGGAACTGAAGGAAAATCAGTTCGGGCTGCCCCTGCCCCATTACGCGCAACAGTACCTCTTTGGGAGTACAGGCCTCCGACTGCGGACGTTCCATTCCATAGCCGGGGTTCCTGCCTCCTGCAAGAGTCCATTGCTGTTCGATCTGATGGGACACATTTGCGCCGCACCGGACATCGGTGGTCTTGGTGGAATTGGATTCCTCTATGAATTGGAAGATAAGATCTCGCCGAGTTTGCTCGATTCGATGATGCGTCCATACGGAAACATCATCGGGGAGACGTTCCGGGTTATCCAGGACATGACCATCGACGAGGCTTTCAAGCATTTGACGCTGACTGTCATCGTCAATTACCTGAAGCGCATAACCGCAAGGAATGTGCCTCTGGTAGTCGGTATGGATTCCATTGGCGGCGCCGCCTCCGCGGACACCGTCAAGAAAATCATGCAGGAAGGTAACGCCGGCAAGGGGTTCTACGAGAAGTCACACTACGTGAAGTACTTCTGCGAGAACATGTCCAGGATCATGGAGGATATTCCGATGGTGGTGATCTGTGTAAATCAGGAAAAGGAGAAAGCCTCCAGTGCTCCTGGCTACGCAGGTCCGCCTCAGAAGCAGATCACCGGCGGCGTGAGTCAGATCTTCAAAGATGGACACATGATTTCGGCCACCTTCAAGACGCTTGCGTCCGGGGATGGAAAAATCGTGACGTTGCGTACCACGAAGACCAGTTTCAGCGACGCCCGGAAGATCGAAGTTCGCTTCATGTGGAACAAATTCGGTACGAGCGAAGAGGACTATTACGGTCATCACTTCGACTGGGCTCTGGCCTCGGCTAAGTGCCTTGCCGATCCGGAAAAAGGTGTAGGCGAACTGCGCTCCATAGCGGATGTGAAGGTGTCGGATGCAAATCTTGTCACCTGTCCGCAGTTGGGGTGCAAATCGGTCAAGCCCGAGGAATTCGAGCAGGCGCTCTTCGAGAACAAGGAGGTACTCAACGCGCTGTACGTCTATCAGAAGATCGACAGGATCAAGGACGTGAATGCGTACGTCGAATATCTGGAAGCCCTGAAGAAGAGCGGCAAGAAGGGAAAAGAGGCGGAGGTGATTCAGGTCGATAAACCCAAAAAGGGTGCGGCCAAGAAAGGTAAAGCCAAGCCCCAGGAAGACGTTGCCGCTCCTCCGGAGATGACGAAGGTCAGACCCTTGATGAGTTTTTCGCCGTCTGCCGAGGACAAGGAGGACGAGGATGACAAACCAAGCGTCTCCTCAGATAGCCGCGTTCTTGAGTGATGTCGGAAAAAGAACGGCAGTTCTCAGAAAGCAGCAGAAAACGGATGATATCATCAGATTTATCCGCAGCAGCTGGCGTTTGTGGACTGACGACCGAAACGATCTGGAAATGGCGGTATCGCAACTCCACCGGGACAATGATGTCTCGGTGGAGCATCTTGCGATGCTTCTCGGGATTCCCGATGGGGTGTATTTCAAGCGCGTGAAGCAGACTGATGTCGCACGAGCGTTGCTCGATTTCCCCAAATCTGACTTGTTTGAAATATTTCTCAAGTGTGTTGACATGCGTAAATCCGCCGAGGCCTGTCTCTTTGCCGTAACCGGCAAGGAGGCGTTGGTTATCACCAACATGCAGACTGATTATGTCCCGGGCAAGATGCATCACTTCTTCAAGTCGATGCGCAATGCCAAGGATATTCATCTGTTCATGTCCGCGGAGGCGCCGGAGCGCTTGTCGATGTTCAGACATTTCGATCAATGAAAAAGGAGTTTAAAAAAATGAGCGAAGAAAACAACAACGTACCCACCGAAATTGAAGATGTTGCCGGAGTGGATGCTGCTCTGATGACTGTGGAGCCCATGCAGGGTTCCGATGTGGAGAGCATCGCCCTCCCCGGACTGGATGAGGTGGACGACGACAAGAAAATAATCAAATCCATTCGTGATGTCTTCCGTGGTTTCGATTTCAACACCAAGGATGACTTCGGCACTCGATTCCCCACACTCGATTCGTTGGTGGATTACACCAGAAGTGCGATCGAGGATATTCGTGATGCTCGTACGAAGAGTGTGGCGGAGACGCTGCTCAACCAGGGCGCCTGTATTGGGCGTTTCTGGTGTGTCGGCAAGGCACTGGATTCCGCGCTGACCAATGCGAGTTACGGCGTGAACGCCTACAACCAGTTGGCGACCTCGTTGGGAAAGAGTGTTGGATTCGTATACAAATGGCGGTCTGTTGCCAAGAATCTCACGCTCAGTCAGGCATATCTGCTCGGCATCCGCGGCGTGGAGCAGACCACCGTGGTCAATCTCGCCTACAACATACACGACGACAACACGCGCAATGCGCTCATCTCAGGCTTCGTGTCGGCGGTGGTCGATGGGGCAGATGAACAGACCCGACTGGAAGCGGTGCGCAAGTTGAAGCAGGCCATCAACGACATTCCGCACAATAATCTACTGGAGACCGGGAATACCGATCCGGCTACCGGCGGAAATGAAGTGGAAGTCACGCCGGAGTTCACTGCCGCAATGAAGCTGTTTGCGGATATGCACCGCAAATACGCTCCGGTGGCGGATGAGAAATTTTTCGACCGTGTCGCCACTGTCTGCGAGGATTTTTACCTGATGGACGACGTTCCCGACTGTGAGGATCATCTGGAACGTCTGCGCGAACAGGCAGAAGAACTCAAGACGATGCTCACCGCGGCCATGAACATGACCACCGATGCGATTGCTCAACTTGACTCCATCGCTCACTGTGAACTCACCAAGGCGGAAGACAATGACCAGGATGGAGGGGCTGACGGACAGATTGTCCAAGGCTAAAGAAATCGCCCACGCGTTTGCCGGTGATTCCTTCGGAGAAAAAGAACTCGTGGGGCTGTGCCGCGCCTGCTCCCGCCTATGTCTGCCTCGCAAAGGCAAACTGGACGGTGTGCAGGCATTGGCCCTGCAACAGAGCCTGGAACATTTGCGCGGACGCGGGCATTCCGAGGACATCATATACCTCAACATGTACCGCGTGATCGCCAACTGGGATTTCATCCGGGAAGGCATGCGCATTCCGATTTGGCAGGGCGAGCCCATCACATCGGACGTCATCTTCATTGGCGTCCGACTGCTCTCCAACAAACCTGGAGAGATGCCGCGTTATCACCTTGACGTGAGGTTAAAAACCGGTATCGGAGCAGGCATAATATGTGGGGCGGTCCTTAGGACTGAAGCCATGCAATTGTTCTTGGACCGCGTCTCAGGGTGTGCAAAATACAACTGCACAGTCGAGGAGATAGCCGGCATGCAAACCAGAGCCGTGGTATCCCTGGTGTCAGGAAATCTGCATTTTCACGACTGGAAGTGCACTCCGGAACAAAAACGCAAGAACAAGGAATTGGCTGAATTGCGTGGTGATCCCTGCAAATGCAGGAAGAAGAATATGTGCAACACCTGCAAGTGCGACATCAACGAGTGTCCGCTTGCGGTGTGGCTGCCGAATGAGGAAAAAATAAAAAATGGATAAAAAACTGCATATCGTCAGAGTGCGTGGACGTGGTGACGGGACGTTCTATGATCCGCAGGCAGATTTCCGCGGGATCTTGCCGAACATTGCTGTGCTCACACTCGGTGAATTGGAGGATTCGACAGAGGACCAGGAAGCGAAACAGGCGTACAAACACCTGTATCACAGTTTCCGGATCTTCCAGTTGAGACTGCTGGAGGACAGCACCCCGTTGAACGAGCAATTGAAGTTGTTCCATACCGCGGTGAGCACCGTTCCTCTGAAATATCGGGAAACGTGGCGTGCGGCGTTCATGGAAGTGCTGTTGTCGTTGTATGCATTGCTCATGCGTCGAGATCAGCCGATGCGTGGACGGGACTTCAAGGATCTCGTTAATGCCGCAGGGATGCTCAGCCTGCAAAAGAGACTGTCTCCGGAACACTATCGGCAGGTGTGTTCCTGGCTCGGAGAAGAGGGCGTGGATTCCACGTTTCCGGTATCGCAGGAGTCCACCGCCATATGTGAAGAGACAGGAGACAAGTTCACGAGGTTGCGGGACATTGCCGCCAGACTGGTCAACGCCGACGGTGCCGAAACATGGGAGGAGATGGCTGATTTGTGCGACAAGCAGTTCAATGCTGATGGTCTTGCCGACGTGGAGAACATTGCGCTGGCTTTGGCTTATCCCACCTACCGGCATCCGACGATGCGTGTGGAAGTGGAGGAGGAAGATGGAAGGTGATTTCATCGAAAAACTTCACCGGCTGTACGGCATAAAAGATCAGGTCCTCTATCGCTGGAAGATCGGACGAACCGCAGGTACGCGGTACTGTGTTCTTTCGAGCGTGAGGTTCGAGTCGTTGTCCTGTCGTGACGGCGATATTGCGTTCAGCAGCGCTGCAGGATATCTGCAGTATGCATACGGCAGACCTCAGATCATCTTTGCTGACAAGGACATCGTGTTGAGTCTGTCTGGTTCGCGGGCCGGATGCAATTTCCCGTCCCGTTTTCGGCGCGATGAGGAGGACGTCAGCAAGGCGCCCAACTGCGGACAGTACGATGTTGGTCCCAACAGCCCGTCATGGTTGATCAACAAGGTGTTGAGCATGGGTAATGATCCTTATTACAACACCTTCAAGATCGTGCAGCCCGAGTGGTATCGTTCCACCAGGATGCCGGAGAATCTGAAACCGCTGTTCAATGCGGAGCTGATTCATGCCATAGGCGGCAGCAAGGGAGATCATCTGGAGAAGCTGGAGAAACTTTTCCAGCAGAATCTCGACAGATTCGGCACATACGAGGAGGAAGGTTATGTGATACCGTTCGATCTCGTGGTCGCCGGAGGGCGGGTCATGTGTGCGACCAAAGGACTTTACGGTCGACATGGCGCATTGCACTGCATGGACGGCGCCCAGTTTCGCGCCGAGATGGCGAGACTGCATTGGCATCTCAAAACAGGGGACTCCTATGGAACAGAGGAAGCGGCTGACCTGGGGAAGCTTGCTGCCGACGAATAGTCCGGTTATCCTGCTGTGTACCGCCACTACCGGGTTGAAACCGCCGGAGGGCAAGTGCATCGGGGTTTGGTATCGGATATTCGACGTCAGAAGTCAGATAAGCACACAAGATTGTCTGATCAGAGACCTTTCGGAAGAGGAGCTTGCTCAAGGATCCGAGTACCATAAAATTACTTCGGAGTTTGTCCGGGTTCATGCTTTGGACAAGGAAGCGTTCCGCAGACGTTGTGTTGAACTTTTCGGTTCCGCCACGCTGTTGACGTTCAATCCGAAGTTCCAGTCGCAGTGGCTTCCGGAAGCCGTCGGGCATCTGTTTGATCTGCCGTTGCTATTGAAAGGAGCCGACATGCGCATATGTATGACGCCTGAGGATTCAGGCAGTCTGCGTAACGCGGAGGCATTTTTCATGACAATGACGTTTTCGCCGAAAATCCAGGAATCCATGCGTTGGCATGGTGTCACTGAGGCAGAGGCAGAATTCCCGGTCGAGTCGAAACTCGTCGGCCTTTTCCATCTTTTCCGGGCTTGGAAAAACTTGGAACTTTCGGTGCAGGAGCCGACAACTTGATGGCGTCGAACATGGCATTTGCACGATTGACGACGCACACCTCGGGGATGCCTTCGTTGTTGATTCGTATTGCTTGCGCAACGACGGAGCGTGATTGCAGCACGACGTTTCCCGGTAGGGCATGGATGAGTATGAAGCCGTCCTTGCCTCCGGGATCAACGAGGGAGGCTCCCTGAGTGTCCATCAATCGCCAATGTGCGGAGTTGACGGAGAGCAGCACACCATCCCGAGAAGAGGCATCAGAATCTGATTCCTTTACAAAGGTGAGCGACTGCTGAGTAAGTTTACCAAATTTGTCAGGAGAATCGAATAATGGATACATCATAAGTGATGCACGTTGGATCTGTGCAGTTCCGGGATCGTCGGTAAGGATACTCTCGTATTTACCAACATCGATTCCCGGTACCGGGTCTGTATCAACCGTATAACAAAGAAGTGACATATGTTTGATTTCGATATGCCTCCCATCTCATGGAGGGAAGCAAGGATTCCCAAAAAATCCGGGGGATTCCGTAAACTGGAGATCCCCAACGACGAGTTGAAGGCGGTACAACGTACTATCTTACAATACTTGTACCGTAACAAACGGCTTCGTCCGTCTGCCATGGCCCACGGGTTTGTTCCGTTCAGGAATACCTGCACGGCCCTGACACACCACAATACCAAAGCACCGATTATTCTGTGCATGGATATCCATGACTTCTTCGGGACCTTTCCCCTGGAACCGGTGCGGGGGCGAATGCTGTCTGCCGGGTTGCCGGCTACTGTGGTGGACAAAATCCTGTCTGTCTGTACCTACAAGGGACATTTCCCTCAGGGTGCTCCGACTTCGCCGTATCTTACCAACATCGGAATGTTGGACACCGACAGGGTGCTTGCCGCCTACGCGTCGCGCCATGGTTACATCTACACCAGGTATGCCGACGACATTACCTTCTCTCTGAAGTCGTCTGAAAGGCCGATCAAAGGACAGGCATTCATTTTCTACGGCGTGGAGAAGATTCTCAGTGTGATGCTGGGTATTCATCTCAAGAAATCCAAAAGTCACATCATCGACATCAAAGGTCGTGCCGCACGTCGCGTCACCGGTGTCGTGGTGCGCAAAGACGGGCTTGGGTTCAATGCACCGCGGAAAATGCGTAAAAACACTCGCGCCGGTATTCATAACCTGGCGGAGAAGATCAGGAAAAATCGAGGCAGGGTTTTCGACGAGGACCATCTGAAGTGGCGTGAACTGCTGGGTTATGCCAGGTACATGGATACGCTGCGCAGTTACAGCCCGGAACCGCAGGCGGCCGGAGCCGATCCGACGATATCTGAGATCGACTGGCGCTATCTGTGTCGGAAATTCAATTACAAGAAAGGATTGGAAGATGGAAATGGAACAATTCCCGATTGATGACGTGATCCCGGTGGATCATGCGCATCTGATCGAGGACCAAAACCGCCTGATCCTGCAACATGGTGGGGTGGTTACTCGCGTATTCTTCAACAAGGTATCGCGGATGCCGCTGGATCATTATCTGAAGCACGAACTGCCGAAGGCTGACGGGACGACGAAATGTCACCTGATCCGAGACTACAACCACAATAACATCACCATGATTCTGGACGATCACGTGGCGGTGTATGATGTGGCTTCGATCGAGGAAGTGTCTTTGAAAGATTTGGCCGACAACCTGATCACGACACAGAATCTGGAGCTGTTTCCAGATATTCCGTATCAGATCATCGGGTACATCAAACAACAGGACTGCCTGCTCGTCACGGTGTATATCCCAGCCAGTTGGTTCAATTACAGAGCTGCTGACGTGGATTCGGTGCGGGTGATGCATCCGCCGCTGTGGTTCAGAATCAAGCTCAACAATGCCGGAGCCCTGCTGTCTTCCGCCATGGCGGTGGTGCGAACCACAGAACCGCGATGGAAAAATACGCAGCTGTACAAATGGCTGTTGCCTAACGTATTTCCGAACAATGAAATATGTTTGGGATGTTCCCAACTGTCCGGGGGCATCGATAATCCCACGAGCGGCCAGGCAATCATGTCGGTGTATCATCAGGTATTCGACAGTTTGTGGAACTACCATTTGTTCAACAGCGATGATGCCGACAAGGCCGTCATGGCTGCATTCAATGCATTACCGAAAAACAGGGTACCGTTCGAGGGTCTGACGGACAAGGCACACAGTGCCACCGCATCCATAAAACGCATGCTGTCCGTGCTGCACCAGCCGGAAGGTTGGCGACAGATAAAATGGCCCGAGAATCAGTTTTCCGCCGAGGACTTTGTCCGAGGTAAGGGAGGTAGGTGATGAGACCGAGTATTGCCGGCCGCCACTCCAAATTGAGGTGTGTAGAAGCGCCAGTCATGGTTACACGCGCCGGTAAAATGCTTTTTGAGGATGTTACGGTGTATTATCCGGAACTGAAAGCACTGGCGCTGGCTTTCAACAAATCCAAGGAGACCAGACGTATGAACATCTTGGCTGAACACGTCAAGAACGAACGACATATGGCTGGGGAAATCAACACGGAGGACCTGGATATAACCGTCCTCGACAACAAGTAAAGGTATTCAAATGAAAAACATGATTGTGGGCAGCGATGGCTGTCTGATTCGGACTCAGTCCAAGCTGATTTCCGGATGGGAGAAGTGCGACGACCTGAAAGTACTCAAGGCGTATGCCAAACCCCTGCCCGATGGCTTTCAGGATGGGCTGAAGTGGATCGGAGCCAAAATTCCGGTCGAACTGATGCGCCGCATGTGGGCAACAATGAAAGAATTTCCTCATCGGGAAATCGGATTCATGTTGTACATCAACAGCGAGAGTGGGGAGTGGTATGTAAAGTGCCCGCCTCAGCGCGGTTCCGGCGGCAGCGTCTTCATGGAAGACAAGGGAGAAGGCGTTCCTGACGGATTCGCCTGGATCGGCACTGTGCATACGCATCCCAACATGGGCGCGTTTTGGAGTGGCACCGATCAGAATGACCAGAAGGCCAAGTACGGGCTGCACTTCGTTTTCGGACTTGACGACGGTGTGCCCAAGCGGTGGAAGGTGACGATCTTCACACCGCGGGCGTCGTACGATCAGGAGATTCTTGACGTAGTTGAAGCCCTTCCGGATGACCAGAATCTTGGCGAGCCCGTCAAGGAATGGCTGGAGGTGTTGAATAAGCCGCTGCCCGAATCCGCCGAACGTCAGCGCTGCAATGTCGCGTGGTCTACTCCGATGTCGCCCTCGATGGCGTCGGCATTGCTCACCAAGCCGACGCTGTCGATACCTTCCGGGTCTTACTCCGATCCTTCTCGCGAACGCAGAGCGCTCATGACCGATGTATTCAGAGAGGGATGGGAAGAGGTGCTCAAGGCACATATCGATTCTCTGTTCGGGCTTCTCGATATGTGCGAAGATTCTTTCCCCGAACTTATGATATCCGACCTGCTCGTTGAGCAAATGTATAATCACGGGTGGCAGGATGCGGTGATGCAGTCATTGATGGAGATCCAGTCCGATGATGGATGGAGTTCTGCAGAATTGCGCAGAGCCTACGACATGCAACTTGCCGAGGGTCAGGATAAGTATCCGCCGAATGACGCTGATGATGACCTGTGGGATGTGGGCTGCAGAAAGGCTTCCAAATGCTGAACATATATGTGATCGGCTGTGGAGGAATCGGAGGATATCTGCTGGACTTGCTGCCTCAGGCACTGGCCAGTGCCAGTCTCGATGCAATACAGGCCAACGGCACCGACATTACCCCCTTGCTGGAGAAAGCGGGTAATTGCTATATCCAATGTGTTGCCGACAGGCTGGTATTGATCGATGGCGACTCGTTCAATGCCCGCAATGCGCTGCGCCAGGGAGCAGGAGCCGGAGGCAAGCTGGTGACGCGCCTGCGGAGGATCAAGGATTCCATGCTGATGCAGACCTATCTGCAGGGCATGCATCTTTCAGGGGTCGATGGATACATCACCCCCGACAATATGGAGGATCTCATCCCTCGCATGGCTCCCGAAAACCCGGATAACATGCCGGACAACGCGTTTGCCGACAACTCTGGTGGGTTTGTGCTGCCAGGCCGCAAACACTATGCTTCCACGGTAGTGTTCCTGTGCGTGGACAACGTCAAGACTCGGTACGAGGTTTCCAAATATATGGAGACATTCGATAATTGTCTAGTCATCAATGGCGGAAACGAGCGTACCACCGGGCATGTAACCGTGTATGAGAGGGTTGGCGGCATACCGCTTGATCCCAACATCATGGACATCTATCCCAACATCACGCCGGATGCCGACAAGCGTCCGGACGAGTTGGCGTGTACTGCGGTAGCCCCCAAGCATGACCAGATCGCGGTCACCAATGCGATCGTAGCCAACGTGATGGCGATGATTTTCATCCGATGGCTCGCCAACGGCACCATCAACCGGCAGATAACCCGCAAGGGATCTGTTGTGGTGGAACGCAAGAATGAAGTCGTCATCGACATAGAAACTATGACGATGACTCCGTTGTATCACCCGAGAAACGATGGGTGATTATAGTAAACCAAGGCCAACAAAGAAAGGAAAAGGAAAATGGCTCAGGTTAACTTCCATGTCAGGTCCAACCGCATCTCGCAGATGGAGGTGGACGGAAACAAGACGGTTGCGGAGATCCGTGAGATGCTCGCGCAGGCCGGTTTCGATGTGCGGGAATCGCACGTCACGATCATCCGTAAGGACAATACGGCCTTGATCGGACACACCGATGGCTATGTCCCGGGGAATACCGACATCGTGCGTTTCGACACCTCGACCGTGAATCTGCCGCTGGCGGAACGGGCCTATCGTGAGGCGGGTAATGCCTGCTGCGAAGCCTGCCGGCAGCCCGATGCTTCTGTTCGCGTCGGCGGTCATGTGCTGAGTGTCGAGGCCGGCGAGGACGGCAAGACCGTGGTCATCAGGTTCCGGTAATCCCGGAACCAGATGGGAGTATTCAACAAACAATCAACAACCAAATGTAAAAACACAATTTTTCAAGAAAGGTATTTCAAAATGAAGAACATCACCATTATCGCCATCGAGAACAACGTCACCCGTACTTTCGTCGCCGCCGAGGATGAAACTCTCCGCTCCGTGTTGGAGCATGAGGATGTCCTCAATTTCTTCGACGCCGAGGCAGAGACCATCCGCAGCCATTTCGACACCTACAACGGCACCGACATGTCGAACGAGGCGGTCGCCAGTGCGCTGCTCAACGCCGTCGTCAACGATGGCGACGTCATCGAGATCGATCTTGCCGGCAGCGAAGAAGCGGGAGAGGACAACGACGCTCAGGGCGGAACTTGTGTGGTCGCCACCTCCGGCGGCATGCAGGAAACCGAAGTTACGATCACCGAAGGCATGACCGTGCGTGATGCGGTCTACAGCGAGGCCGTGCGCACCCGCTCCGGCATGACCGACGCCCAGCTTTCGGCCAGCAACTTCACCATCAACGGTGAAACCATTGCGGCAGCCAACCTCGGCAGTCGGCAGGTCCGTAACGGAGATCGCATCGTGCTTTCCCCGCATGCCGCCTGCACCAAGGGCTGCCGTCGGTAATCCGCACTATGCGGACATGGCAGATACACATTCCAGTACGTCCCAAGTGCGTACAGTCCACCGCGTTCAGACGCGGTCAGGGCGCGTACGCACCTAAGGACGTAAAAGAGTGGAAAGCCAAGATACGCCCGTTCATAATGGCCTCCTGCGGGGGGCCTCCCACCAAACTTCCGGTCGAGATCGTAGCACTCAGATACATATTCAAGTACCCGCAGAGCACGCCCCTGAACGTCAGAGAGTACATCCGTGCCGGAGGACTTGTTCCTTACCTAAAGGCCGCGGATATTCATGACAACCTCAACAAGGGCACGATAGATGTCTGCAAAGGTATCGTATTCGAGGACGACAACCTCGTATGGCGGATCAAAGGCACGGTGGAGAAGGTGTACGGAGAACAGGACGGAATGTATCTGGAATTCCGCGAATGTCCAGATGTCATGCTGATAGACGGACGGAAAGGAAAAGATCTTGATGAGTCTGCTGACGAAATTCAAGACGACTCCGGAACTTTTGGCTGGTCGTAAGGATCTCCATCTGATTGTGGATCTGCTGTGGCAGAGAGGACCGTTCACCCGTACCCAGGTGTATCGGAAAATCTCCGATATGCTTGGATCGGGTGAGCTGGTCCACATTTCCGATCTTAAACTGTCCCAGATACGCTGGCTTGTCGATGCACTGCAGTTTGAATTGCAGAAAGTCGGAGTACTGCGTTGCAAGGACTGCAAGTACAAGTTCGTAGATCCGGTTTCCGGATTGTTTCGTTGCTCCAAATGGGGCAGTTTTTTCGAGAAGGGCGCGGTTGACATTGTCCCGTGCGAGGATTTCAGGAGAATAAAAAATGATTTTTCCATCAACCTTCAAACTTGACTGGTACGGAAGAATACTGGACGTTTATCTTCCGGTCGGGAAACGGAATACCAAAGAGTATCCGGAGTTCTACAAGGATTCCGAGGTATATCTGAACGCACGTCAGTTGAGTCAGCGTTTCCCGTACAACCCTCTGTGGATGTTGCTGCACAGGCAAAATACACTGAAACACGACGTCAGAAAGATGAACAGATTGCCGCCTTCCACCGGCAAGCACAAGATCAAGCGAGATCAGACGCAATCGGATAGAGAGTCCATCATCGGACTGCTTTCAGAGGTGCTTCAGCCCGGTGTGAAGGGTTCGCGGCAGGGGCGCTACATAAGCATTCAGCAGCTGAGAGATATTCTCTATCTCGCCATCGCGAATTGGAACAAGCTCAAGATGCCCAAATCCGTGTACATCGACAGATGCTGTGCGTCTCCATCTGACGCAGATGCGCTGTACCTGTCGACCAAGGAGTGGTTCAGTGCCTGGTTGAATCTGCTCACCTCCGATCTGCCGGCAGCAGAGGGAGAGGCGGATGCGCTGTCCTATTACAGGGATTGGGCAAGGCAACTGGTGCACCGGGATCATCATCCGGAAAACTCTTCCGCGATGCTTCCGGAGCGTATCATCCCCTACGCCGGTGAGGACCGCGTGGAACTGCAGCTGGCTCCCGTGCAGAGTGTGGCACAGCAGATGGCGTTGAAGCCGGAAGATATCATTGCCGATCCGCATACCACACTGACTTTGAAAACCGAAGTGGTAGTCAATCACGCAACCTCGGAAGAGATACATGAAATCATGGAGCGCATCCAGTTGCTCGATGATTCCGGAGCCAAATTCTCGGTAGGAGGGATGGGAACGCTGGTGATCGAGATCACGGTTCCCACTTATTGCGGATATCCGATAAGCGATGGAGACCACTCGTTGTCTTTGGTCACCGCGGCGAGACATATCGACACCATATTGCGACTAGTTGAAGTAGCCCGCAATATGCAGGAAAGTCAGCGGCATGTGGAAAAACTGGCAGAAGCCTATTCCGGGAGGTGAATATGAAACTTGCCGATGTGTTCGCAGACATAGCAGCAGAAGCTCCTGAAGCCACCAAGGTACGGCTTGAGGAGAACATGATCCATGTAACTGCCGCTGTGGTTTATGTTGGACCGGTGGAGTCCGAACATCAGCGTGCATGTCCCAACGGCAAACTTCTGCCATATCTTCCGAACAAGCCCAGACACAAGAATATCACCGATGTGGATCATCTGCGTCCGGAAAAACTTTTCAGGCCGGAGTCGGTAAAGTTGCCGACGGAGGTGCTGGCGAAGTATGCCGTGGAGGGTATGGCAGGCGATCTGTATATCACCTTCGGCAATATCCCGGGTCGTACATTCGAGCTTCTGTTGATGGTCGCCAGCGAGGTAAATGATAAGAAGATATGGCGCATCGTCTGGCGTTCGGAAGCATCGGATCATTTCAAGATAGCATACAAACGGTTTCTCTTGTCGACTTTGGAACCGCGTCTGTGCAGTGACTGTATTTCCGGTGAGTATGATTGGAAGATCCAGACGTCGTATCGCGTCAATAATCCGGTATTGGCGATCAACAACAAGACCGAGACCTTGTATCATCTTCTGAAATACATCAAGGACCCTGCCGCGCTCCCCGATTTCATCGTCGATGATGACTACGGACAGATATATTGTCCGGATGGCTGGAAAGATTCCACTCGGGATTTCACAAAACTCAGAACGGCTAAAGCCAAGGAGGTAAAAATGAGCGATGTAAAAATGCTCGGAAAACTGCCAATGCCCGATATCGGGACGGCCAAGAAGAAAGAAGAGGCCGGCGTCGCACCGGCTGCGGATCAGTCTGCCGTGACGTCGAATACCGTCAAGCAGTCCGCGGTACAGGAACCGTCGCAACCCGCTGCTCCGATATCGACGTCGAAAGTTTCGGACACCCCTGAACTCCAGACTCCGCCAGCGGAAGCAGTCCAGCCGGAGATCGCGAATGCTCCCGCCGAAGAGGAGAAGCCTAAGCGTCAGCGTCGAATGAAGCAGGCCACGACTGTGGGATTCAACTTCGACGAGGTGATTGAATATCTCGGGCATCCGGTAACTCTTGGCGCGGCAGATATTCCTGCGGCGGTCAATGAGGTGCGTATTATTCGTGATCTACAGATCGCGGCAGCACGCAGGATGGCTAACATCTGTACCGGGCTGAACGAAATCGCCGGCCCGGCGATGGAGAAGTGCGGTAAGATCAAGGATCTGATGAACAACTAAGCAAGAAAGGATAAGAGCGTGTGACTCTCCTGTCGAAGGTGGTCACACGCTCTTATTGTTTGTCATGGAGAAATTTTTTAGTTCCAAATTCAGGAAACGTGTGAATGCTCTGCTGGATGCGGCTCAGGCTCAGGCAACACACACTCCTACGCTGGCCGTTGAATATAATTCCGGCGATCATGTACATCTCGGAAGGGAGGCAAAACTCAGTACGTTAACTCCGTTGCCACCTGGGCTGGAAGTGATTGTTGGTGATCACAGCAGTGTTTCCGAGCTGCTTGTTCCTTCTGTCATGCATGAATGCCGCATCAGCATCGGTAAGCAGTGCTGGATACACAACATGCGCATTCGATGTGCGGTTAACATGCCAAGCGGGATAGAAATATCCATTGGCGATAACTGCAGATTATATGATGTAAGTATAAGCATCTTTGCGCATCAAGTATCGCTTACGATAGGCAGGGATTTTCGTGACAGCCATGGTGATTTTTCGTTGTATAACTCTCTGCGGGTCGGCAATCGCGTTTTTTGTGACGGAGTCTCCATTCAAACTCCCTATGACATAAAGCGGAGGATACCGCGATGTATAGGAGATGACACGGTTATCGGAAGGTCAGGGTGCCTTAGCACCGAGTTGTCGCAACTTAGCGGAATAACTACTTTGCGCTTGTGCGGTGATGTCGGCAAGCGGAATATTATTCTTGCTGACAGCGCCAGTCTGTATAAGACGGGAGATGATGTCACCGCGGTATTCAAAGGGAAGACGTGTGCTATGAAGCATATATTGTATGACGGAGCCACGCTTATTTCCACCCGAGAGCTGGGCTTCCAAAGTGGTGTGGACACTTCCATCACTGTGGGAAGAAACGCCATATGCACAATCAGGTCTCAGTTTTATGACGAAAACATTGTGGTGCATCCCAGTGCAGTGGTGATGCTGTAACAGGAAAGGTAAAGAAAATGGCATTGACCGATTCTGTCGTGAAGGGCCTTGGTGCACATGTAGAGGAGCCCAGCGGAGTAAAACTGGCCAACGGGTGCATCAAGACCGCGGACGGCTTTATTGTCGTACCGCGTTCACGACATCGTGAGGGTCTTCGCACCGGAAGACCGACAGAGTTGGACGAGACACCACCGTCGGAACAACCGGAAGTTGGGTGTTCCGGTTCTTCCGCGGCTTCGGTGGCACCCACGTCGGAGCGTGAGACGGTGACGTTCGGGTTTTCGTCCATGGGGCAGATACCGAGTCAATACACCGCTATAGGTACCGGACCTGATTGTGTGGTTTTGGGAATGATCCCGGGATTGTCGTTCATGCCTCCGGTAAGCACTGGCGAGGATATAAAAATGTTCTCGTTGAGCGTTAGTCAAGGTATGTTTGCCTTCACCGGCCTGGAATTTACGTTCGGTGACGCGACACGTTATATCGTGTTGCTGAAGGTAAGTTCGGAACAGGCTTAGAAAACAGCAGGGAGAAAGAAAATGGATAAGAATTCGAGTGAACACAAGGTCTGCATCTACTGTGACTCCGATGCACTTCCCGGTACCGAGCCGCCGGTTTGCGAAGTGCACAAGAACACAAAGCAGGCGTCCGATACCCCGGTGAACCTGAAGGATCTGGAAAGTCGTGAGGGGTAAATGGGTGATATCATCAATTTCATCGTCGGCTCCGCGGTGTTCTGCATCGTGTTGTCGGCGGTGACTCCGTTTTTCATGGCATTGAAAATAATCATAAAGGAGTTGTCGAGATGACTGAGTCGCAAAAACTTGCCGCATCTTTCGGTTTTACCACCAAGGGGTATCCGGCGCCTCCACAGGGAGTGCACAGTGTTCAGGATGCTTACTACAAAGCCGAGGATAAGCGTCCGGCAATCACAGAGGTGGATTCGAGTTGGCAACCTGCGCCTCCGCCTGCCGTAACCGGCAGTGCGAGTGAGGATCGCCAGGCGATCTTGGATCGGCTTTACGCCGAACGCGATCGGCTGTTGAAGTCTCTCGATGAAGTCAATGCTGAAATCTATCGGTTGCTCGGTCAGCAGTAATTTTATCCTTGGGTATAAAAAATGAGCGGCGAGCAGTTGAGTAAACTGGCCGCGGCTGTATTGGCCGATGCCACCGGAGATAAACCGCAGGGCGTTCCGTTGTCTGGTGGATTGCGGGCGTGGTTTGAGTTCATCGACTACCGCGAAAAGCCGAGGATGGCCGTCGCTGTGAAGAATGCGCATGGGGAGACGTTGTATCGGTATATTTCGAAGTCGTTCTACCGCATGTGCGCGTTGAAGAAAGTGCCGGCATAATGTCCCGCCCGACGATGGCTATGCCGCCGGCTGTTTACAGCTGTGTGAAACGCGTAGGTGTGAAAGAATTTGCGCGTTCAGTCGGTATCAGCAAGAAAACACTGGAATCGGCAATGTGGCGGGGACGCATACTCCAATCATTATATCCCAGATACGAACTGGCGTTGCGGCTCTGTGCCGAAAGGATCCCGGAGCGGGATCGCTTTGCCGAATTCAGAGAAAAGCATCCGCGGATTGCCCGTCGTTTATTGGTTGCTGTTGGTGAAATGTTAGCAGTACAGCCGCAGAAAGTCAGTGAAATCGAATGTCATACACCTCTGTTGAGAGCATGGCGCGAATTCATGAACGCCCGGGCAAGAATGGAAAACATCTATGAGAACATAGGAATAAAAATGACGAAAATCCTGAAATTCACCACTCCCAGTTGTCCGCTGTGCAAGCAGCTGGGAAAAATGCTGGGTAAGCTGACTGACGTGCTGGTCGAGGAGCATAACGCTCTTGAATCGCCGTTGGCCGCCCAGTACAACATCACGACGGTTCCCACGTTGGTGATACTGCGCGATGGTAAAGAGATCGGCAGAACGGTTTCCATGACCGATCTTACAACGATTCGCGGAATCATCAACAAAAAGGACTGACAAGATGTCGCTTACACAGATTGTGAAGCGGGACGGGACGACCGTGCCCTTCAACGAGACCAAAATATCCACCGCCATCGAGAAAGCGCTCGCCTCCGTAGGTATGAAGAGCGATCGTCTGATGAAGCTCGTGACCCGCGATGTACTTACTGCACTTAAGGATCATGAGGGAATACCCACGGTCGAACAGGTGCAGGACATCGTCGAGCGCATGTTGACCAAACGCGGGCTCTACGCGGCGGCTAAGTCATTCATTCTCTACCGGGCGCAGCATGAAAAGATGCGCGACGGTAAAGAGCTGATGATGGATATCAGCGGTCTCATCAATGCCTACCGGGACCAGTCCGACTGGCGGGTTCACGAGAATGCGAACAGTGGATACAGCTACAGCAGTTTGCTGAAGCATGTTTCCAGCAGCGTGATGGCCAAGTACGGTCTGATGGAGCTGTATCCGCCGGAGATCGCTCGTCATCATATCGACGGTGATTTCCACATTCATGACCTGCAGTGCAGCATCATTCCGTACTGTGCTGGTCACTCGTTACGGGATCTCTTGCTCAAGGGTTTCAAAGGAACTCCAGACAAAAATACCGCAGGTCCGGCCAAGCACCTGGCTCCGGCGTTGCAGCAGGCGGCGAACTTCCTTGCCACGTTGCAGACCGAGTGGGCGGGGGCTCAGGCCTTCAGTTCCTTCGATACTTACATGGCCCCGTTCGTGAAAGTAGACAAGGAATACTTCGCCAAGCGCGGTTTCGCCAACTGGGGGTATACCGAGGTCAAGCAGGCGCTTCAAATGTTTTTGTACGTGATCAACGTCGCCTCGCGCTGGGGCGAATCGCCGTTCACGAACATCACCATGGATCTAGTCTGTCCCCCGGACATGAAGGACCAGCCGGTAATCATCGGCGGTGAGTACGTAGACGGTCTCCATTATGGCGATTGTCAGGAAGAGATGAATATGCTCAACAAGGCGTTCATCGAACTGATGATGGCCGGGGACTATGAGGGCAAGCCGTTCAGCTTCCCGATTCCGACGTACAACATTACGTCCGAGTTCGACTGGGAAAGCGATCTTTCTCGGGACCTGTTCGCACTGACCGGCAAGTATGGTATTCCGTATTTCCAGAACTTCATCGGCAGCGACATAAGTCCGCAGGACACCCGCTCGATGTGCCCCATGGACGGTGATACGCCGGTGTGGGTCAAGGCTGGCAGGGGCATCCATATAAGAAAGATCAAGGATGTTTATCACCAGCCGGGCGGATATGTTGAACCTTTCCAGACATTGCTTCCTGATGGCAGCTGGGTTTCCGCCAGGGCAACCAGGCAGGAGCCGACAGACGTCATCGAGGTGGAGCTGTCAAACGGCGATAAAAAGACGCTCGGAGTGGAACACATCCAACCCATCGTCAACCCGGATGGAAAGCTCGTCAGTATACGTGCCGCAGAGATTGAAAACGGGATGTATATTCCGTATTCGCTCGGAGGCATGGATACGGGGTGTGTGGGCAGCTACGATCTCGGATATGTTGTCGGGGTGTATCTCGGCGACGGGTCTACCGATGAGATCAACCGAGACGGGGAGAAGAATATCATCTTCTCGCTGTCGGCCTCCAAAGTCGATAAAACAGGTAAACCCGTAGCTGAGCGAATACGCGAATTTTTCCAGCCCATGGGCTTCGCAGTCACGGTCACTCCGCACGAGGACAGTCCGTTGATCACCGTAAGAGCCACAGGTCCGGCGTTTCATGTCATATCTCGCTTCATAGACGGAAATGACGCGAATGACAAAAGCATGACGCGCTATGTGTTCAATATGTCCTCGGAGTTCCGCCAAGGTGTGTTGGATGGCATACAGGATACTGACGGCTGCAGAGTCCGTCGCAGAATCTACACCTCCTCTCCTGCCCTGAGAGACGACCTGTTCAACTTGTGCTACTCTTTGGGCATCAAAGCCAGAAAGGTGTACACGGATGTCCGGGACAATCGGATCTCGCCCAACTCCAAGCCTGTGTACAGAATCGACTATACGCTTCGTAGCGGGTACGGAGAGCTGTATAAAGAACTGGGCGGTTATTCTTGTGTATCGGTGGTGTCAGTCAAGCGGGTGAAAAACGGCAAGGCGCTCTACTGCTTTGAGGTGGATACGGACGAGCATTTGTTCGTACTCCCCGGCGGTATGGTCACGCACAACTGCCGCCTGCGTATCGACCTGCGCGAACTTCTCCGCAAGACCGGCGCGTTGTTCGGCTCGGGTGAAAAGACCGGCAGTATCGGCGTGGTGACGCTGAATATGCCGCGTCTCGGATACCTCCACCAGGGCAACGAGAAGACGTTCTTCGCGGCCTTGGAGCAGCTGATGGACGATGCGCGGGATTCGTTGGAGATCAAGCGCAAAGTGGTCGAGCGCAGCCTCAACAGTGGGCTGATGCCGTACTCGAAGGAGTACATCGGTTCATTCGACAACCACTTCAGCACCATCGGACTCGTCGGCATGAACGAGTGTTGTTTGAACTTCATGGGTGTGAATATCGCAGACCCCAAGGGCAAGGACTTCGCAGTCCGGGTCCTGAAGTTCATGCGTGATCGGCTCTCCTTCTATCAGGAGGAAACCAAGCACCTATACAACCTGGAAGCCACTCCGGCCGAGGGCACCTGCTACCGGCTTGCCAGAGCTGATAGGAAGGCGTATCCGGATATTATCACCGCCGGCGGAGATGGGGAGCCGTACTACACGAACTCCACGCATCTGCCGGTAGGTTATACGGATGACGTCTTCAAGGCTCTCGACCATCAGGAAGAGCTGCAGACTATCTACACCGGCGGTACTGTGGTTCATGTGTTCCTCGGCGAGGGTATCCAGGATCCCATGCAGTGCATGAAACTGGTGAAGAAAATCGCGGAAACCTACAAGATCCCTGCGTTCACCATTACTCCCACATACAGTGTGTGCCCGGAACACGGGTACATCAAGGGCGAGCATAAGCGGTGCCCGAAGTGTGTGGAGGTCGAAGTGTCCGGGGAAGAAATCATCAAACAAATGAAGGAAGAAGGAAAATGAAAGAGAAAAAGGAATGCGGCCAGAAGACTGCGGTGTTCAGCCGAGTCAACGGGTACTACCGTCCGGTGGAAAACTGGAATAAGGGCAAGCAGTCCGAGTTCGCTGAGCGCAAGGAGTACGAGAACGGCAAGGAGTGCGCCTGCGCTACCGGGTGCTGAGAGCCAGTAACACGCGAAGGCGGCGGGATATAAAAGTCCCGCCGCCTTCTTTTTGCGGTCTTGACAGAGCGCCCGATGGGAGGTTATATTAGACCGTAGCTGAAAGAAACGGAGGAAATGATGAAGAGTAGCATACTGTTGTGCGCGGCAGTGCTGTGCATGCTGTTTGTCGGATGCCGCAGCAAAGCCCCGGGGATATGTGATTATGATGATTGTCCGCTGATCGCGGTCACGGCCGACAGACATTATTGCACCATCCATTGTGCCGAGGATATGGAGAAGCGGAATGATAGCGACATGGCCCACCGGTGTGCGGTGGTCTGTCAGGTGTGCGGCGAGAAGCTCGACCCTCCGCAGTGGATCAGGGCAAGGATCGTGTACTGCAGAGGTTATGAGTTTCAGCCCTCGCAGTATAATTTCTACAACATCCCTGTCTGCCCCAAGCACAGTAAGCACTGTATACGGAAATCGGTTTATCCGGTATTTATCGTGTTCGGGGGCAGAATCGAATATGTACTCGATAAAATGCGACCATTCGATTTCAGCAATCTTGAAAGCGGTTCCGATGATCTGTTTGATCATTGTCGGAGGAAAAGAAGTCGTCAATACGAGGATTGACCGTTCCATCTGTGTGTGGCTGAGTGCCGATCTTCAAGGATAGACGCATTCTCTTATATGTATCAGTGCATTTTATTTTACGTAGGAGAAATGTGTTATGGCCGCTGAAGCTTTGATGCCTAACGACCCGGCAGCCATTGTTCGTAAGGGGTTCGCCGATGTACCGGCACAACCATATAGTTATATTCTGGGCAGGTTGCTGCGGGATCCGGCGTACACCTTGGCAGCGTACATCAATCCCCAGAAAGCGTACAATGGCAGTCTTGTCGGAGTTCCTAATCCGAGAATGTCTACAAAAGGTACGGACTGGTATTATTGGCTTACGCAGGGCATCAATCCCCGGCATGTACGGGAGCAGAACGAAAGAGCCTGGGCGGAAATCAACAAGGATGCGGACACGCTGGGTATTCCGAAGGATCATATCGTCCGCGCCAATCTTCCAGTGGTGTACCCGTTAGATGGCAACGGTAATCCGGTTCCGTTGAGGCTTAAGACGGTGGATGACCGTACCGGCCGGGCCGCGAGGCGTTTGCGGCGTGCAGGCAAGGATCCGGAGCCGGGAGTGTACGCCGGAGATTATTACGACTCGGGCAAGCGCGGATTCTCTCCGGAAGATGTGCTCCTTCCCTCGTGGCGACGCAAGTTCGTTCCCGGGACTCCCGAATACAACCGGATACTGATCGGCACGAACAATGCCAACAGGCCCTGGGATGAAACGCGCTCCTACTCCATACCGATGACCGGTTATGTGGATCTCGACCGCAGAGATGACCTCGGGACAGTCACCGAGGAGGTACTGCACAACTTCAATCCGGCGCTCCACCACGGCGGCAGCGGTGCAATTCTGCGTTGGATGTTGTCCGGACATTACGACTCGCGGAATCGTACTGTACCGAAAATACCCGGTCTGACAGAGTTTGATATTCTGCCGATGTTTGATTCCCGCCAAAGCAGTGATGTTTACGTTAACAGACGTTATCGTTCCGGAGCCCACCCTACGCAGTTGGGTTACAATACGCCGGTACATACTATGGAAAATTCCGCTGGAGTTGCTGCTCTGGTACTGAATGAGATGGGAATGACTGGCAAAGAAGCTCCTGGAGGTTATGCTGCCTTGTTGAAGGGTATGATCGACCGTGGTGCATTATTGGAGGGTTTCGACGGTAAACTGTACGAAGTCCCCGGTGCCAAGAGGTTTTTCAACAACAAGTTCACCAACGAAAATACTGGCTGGAACGAGTTCATTGATAATGAGAACCGTTTCCGAGAAGCTGAGAATACAGTGAAAGCGCGCCTGCAGAAGGCCCGCAGTTATCTTACCGGTGGTTTCAAAACTGGTCTCAAGGCGGCGCCGTTGCGTACACTCGGCATGCCCTTTCAGAAGGCGCTGCAGGAGGCCAACAAGTATGGTTGGGCATACGAGGGTGCGCGCTATGCTCCCATGTACCGTACCAACATGGATAAAGCCGTGAGAACCGCACGCTTTGGTCCGGATCCCAGAGCAGTCGGAGCATATATTCCACCTCCCGCTGCCGATCCTAAGTAAAGTCAAGTTCCCTACCCTTTTCACCCACGGTAGTTAACTACCGTGGGTTTTATTGTATATACACACATCAAAACCAAGGAGGAAAACCAATGTACAAAATTGCAGAGAATGTCCTGTCATGGTGCAATGATCCGGAGTCCGGAGCGCAGTTTCAGGCGATGAATATCTCTCGCCATCCGTGTCTCATTGGCAATGTGTGTCTCATGCCGGACACGCATGAAGGTTACGGCATGCCGATAGGCGGCGTGGCGGCATTTGAAAATGCCGTCTGTCCCAACATGGTCGGCGTGGATATCGGCTGTGGGATGCTCGCGGTGAGGACATCCATCATCGAAAAACCCGGTCGTGAGGAGCTGTGTCGGGTCGTACAGAAGATACGAGCGTCCGTTCCTGTCGGGACTTCCCATCAGAGTACACCGCAGCCCGACGAATTGTTCGACGAGCCGATTTGGAGCAGTAACAGTGTTTGCGGGTTTGAGTGCGAAAATGCCAAGCGACAACTTGGTACGCTCGGCGGTGGCAATCACTTCATCGAGCTGCAGTGGGGTGATGATGGGCATATGTGGCTCATGATCCATTCCGGCTCACGTAATCTCGGTAAAAAAGTTGCCGATTATTACAACAACATCGCGGTAGAACTCTGCACCAGATGGCGGCAGATCGAGTGCGTCAGGGATCAACTGGCTTTCTTGCCTCGCGGCACCACGGAATATACTGATTACATGCGCGAGATGAACGCCTGCATACGTTTCGGTCAGGCCAATCGTCGACATATTGCCGATGCCGTGATCCGCGCGATCAGTGAGGTATTCAGCAGCCAATGTCCTGATTTTGCCGATCCCATCAACATCAAGCACAACTACGCCACTCTGGAACATCACTACGGCAAGGATGTCATGGTACACCGCAAGGGCGCTACGCTTGCCAGGAAAGGCGTCATCGGTATCATTCCCGGGTCACAGGGCAGCTGCTCGTATATCGTGGAGGGTCTGGGTAACGAGGCGTCGCTTTGTTCCTGTTCACACGGAGCCGGCCGCAGAATGTCGCGTTCGCGCGCACGCTCAGTGTTGAGTCTTGAGGACGAGGTTGCCAAGATGGATGCTTGCGGCATAGTGCATGGCATCAGCTGTGCCGATGACCTGGACGAGGCGCCGTCCGCGTACAAGGACATAGACACTGTCATGCGGGAGCAGGCTGATCTGGTGAAGCCGTTGGTGCAGCTTAGCCCGTTGGCGGTCATCAAAGGATAGGAGGAATCATGCATCATTTCAGCGAAAACGACAATCTCATCGCTGGCATTACGCCCTTCACCACCATCGACTACCCGGGCGAGCTTGCAGCAGTGCTCTTCGTCCGCGGCTGTCCGTTGAGATGTCGATACTGTCACAATCCTTCGCTGCTCGGCACTGAGGGCGAGCACATGTCGGACAACTCGGTGTTCGAGTTTCTGGAGCAGCACAAAGGCAAGCTCTCAGGCATCGTGCTTTCCGGCGGCGATCCGCTGCTGGCGGCACGAAGGCAGCTTCCTGGCATCAATGAACTCATCGCCCATGCTCACGCCATGGGCTACAAGGTCAAGTTCGACACCAACGGCGTGTGCTATACCGAGTATTTTAGCGAGGAGCCGTACAACCGTGGTAAGCAGCTGATAGCGTCGATGGACTACATCGGGCTGGACATCAAGGCTCCGGTCGACAAGTACACCCTATTTCAGGGCAGCCCACAATGTTTCAAGAATGTGCAGGCCTTCATCGAGGACGTACTCGAAAGCGGCGTCCCCATCGAGGTGCGCACCACCGTGCACAAATCACTGCTTGACGAGCGCGACCTCGTCCGGATCAAGGAGGAGATCATCGATCCTTACGGCCTGGGAGATCGGTGGTGGCTGCAGCAGTTCCACGAGGGCGAGCTGTATGACAATTCAATCAATAAGGAACCGACGTATTCTGACATTGAACTTACCCGGATCGCTGGTGAACTGGGGTGTCGGATACGCGGAGTAAAGGAGGAATAAAGATGGAGAAACAGAAACTCAAGTTCCATTGTTCGGAACCTAACCTTGACCAGCTGGTCAAAGCGCATCCCACTGATGCCGGGTACGACCTGTGCTGTGCCGAACACACCGTGACCGTTCCGGCACGCGAGTGGGCGGTGATAGCTACCGGCGTGCGCCTGGCTATTCCGGAAGGCTACGTCGGCATTGTCAAGCCGCGTTCCGGTCTGGCGGCCAAACAAGGCATCGACGTAGGTGCCGGCGTCATCGACTCCGGATATCGTGGAGAGGTCAAGGTGGTGCTTTTCAACCATTCCGATACGGATGTCCAATTCCAATACGGAGATCGTATCGCTCAGTTGGTGGTGCTCCAACTTTTCACCGGAGATTTGGAGAAAGTTGAATCCACGGATGATCTGCCGGAAGCCGATCGTGCGGAAAAGGGATTTGGAAGCAGTGGAGTATGAATGATGCAATACTTTTCGGAGTTTTGCTCGCAGTGTTTCTCGGATCACTGCGACTTTTCACGAGGTGAGCCATGTACAGATTAGATACCATCAGTCCCGAGGCTGGACAGTATCTTCATTTGGTCGTGATGGATGTACATCCTTTATTCACTGATGATTTGAGCATAAAAAGGATATCTGTCAGTCCCGTGAATGGAAGAACATATCGGGTTTATATCGGACTTTCCGATGGCAAAGACGAGGTGGTGACCATAGACAAACTGGTCCATTTTAACCGGAGAAATTTCAATAAAACTTCCTGTGTTCCAGTGTTTTCGAACATAACTTACGAAGAGACCTCTGACGGGTTTGACGATAATTTTCTCCATATCGAGTTGAGTGCGCCTGGAACTGGGGATACGCTGCTTGTTCGTATGCCCAGTTCCGATTTCCTTAGGCGGCGAGTGTGGTATGGAGGTACAAGTATCGGTATGTCTCCTTGGGAAATCAGATATTCAACGCCGCTGATGTTTCAACTGTCCGAGTTGCTCAACTCACCGGAACACTTCCGGAAGGTGCATCTACCCGGGTATTCCTCGGAGCAGGTAGCGCAACTGGTACACAAGATTCCGGAGACGATCGGTCGTTCCGATGGCTGTCTGGCGATATTGCGTAAGGCCAGAGTCAAACAACTGACACTGCAGGAACTTGCCCGTAAGTATCGTGTGGACAGCGACAAGCGTGAATTGGCCTCGTTTATCGATCCTGAGGATTGAAAGGAGTTTATGTGAAAAATGTTTGAAAAGTGGCTGTTGAAGTTGAAGGAAGGTTTGGAACTTCCGTGCCTGTTCGTCCCCCGGAGGACCTCTTTTGACGAGGTGCCGGATAAAGCGTATGCGTACCGTTATGAGGCGTCCACCAGCATAATGACCGGAAAGGTGAATGCCATCCAACAGAAGGCATACTGCAACTACTGCGGAGATATTTGGCTGGCCAGACCTCTCCGAGTGGGTAAGTTCTCGTGGAGGGAAGTCGTCAGCATTCTTCCGCGGTAGCTCCAAAGAAAAAGAAAATTCATTAACCCGGCGGGGTTGAGCGATCTGCTCCCCCGCCTTTTTTGTGTCCATTTACAAGGAGTATTGTAAAAATGTTCAGAAAGAAATCCGTATCCGCATCCGTTTCCTCGGCGTCTATCGTTCACCCCGGCGTCTCCAAGTCCGATTTGCCCAGTCGCACCACCGTCTCCGTTACCCGAGAGTCGAAGCGGCTGCGTACAGAGCACTTGCGTTATATCCGGCGTGAGGCGGCAGCGGCGAAGGCGCAGAAACTTCAAGACTTCCGTGCGAAGACCGAGGCCGCACTTCAGGTGTTCGACGACACCGCCGTGATGGTGCGTTTCGCGGATATCCTCTCGTCTCGCGGAGGGGCCTACATCCAGAAGCAGCTGATTGACCTAATCATCGGGCGTCTCCGTGACGGACGTACCTCGGCCAAGCACAATGTCATCGGGATCGATCTGTCGAAGATCCCTGAATTCATTGCCCTGAGGAGTAATTTCCAGAAGTCCAGGGATGCATTGAACGAGGCCTACGAGGCCGGAGTTCAGAAGATCGAGCAGTCCATCTCGGATGTCGTCGACGGTGTGTATCTCGACAGCATGCCGGACGAGTGTGCTGAAAAGGTGCGGCTGCTCCGGGAACTGCCGATACCGGGACTTCCGCAGCCGGCAGTGGTGTAATGTACAGTAAAGCGGTGGGGACACTGTGTCCCCACCGTACGTCTGGAGGTAATGATGGTAGACGAGGAAAAAGGCGAACTTCATATCATCTGGGATGTGAATGATATCCGAAATTACGCCACCATGTGCTTGGAGCCGGAGACGTGTCAGGAACTGTCGCACGAGGACGCGCTGAATATTCTGCACGAGCTTGATCGCGAGCACGACAGCAGTCGAGGCATCACCTGGAAGGTGGTGGAGTCGAAGATACGTGAGTATCTGAGGAACAAGGAAACCGAATTGCAGAGGGCGGTGAATTATGGCAGCTGAGTTCGAGTTAAATGGCAAACAGTATACGACGAAAGAGCATTTCGCGCGCACTTGCGCAGGCTGTGTCTTTGCACATGGAGATCATTCGGAATGCGCCGAAGCACAGAATGTATCCGGTAAGTCTTGTGGTTTGGATCACGTAGTTTTTATCGAGGTTAAACATGAATGAAGACGAATATCTGAAAGCACTGCTGCAGCGCAATCCGGGATTGAACAAAGGCGACGACGATACTGTCACGCTGAGAGTCCGCGGACTGAAGGCCATTATCCGTCAGGCTTTCCAGAAGGGACGGGAATCGGCGTTGGGTGATCAGAAAAATTACAGTGCCGCAGGTGACGGCAGCAGCGGTTCCGCGCTGTTCGATAAACTTTTTGGAGGAAACCGAAATGGACAAAGCAGCTTCTTTTGATCAGAAAAAGGCAGATGATCCGGTAAATCACCCCGGTCATTATTGTGTTGGAAATCTGGAATGCATTGAGGTGATGCGCAGTATCCACGGCGATTTCGCGGTGGGTTGTTTTGCCCGCTGTAACGCCTGGAAGTACTTGTGGCGCACCAACCGGAAAAACGGCAAGCAGGACATTGAGAAAGCCTTGTGGTACTTGACCAAGTACAATAATGAGCTTTCCAACAGTACCGATGAGGTTAAAGCCGCCATTCGTGTTCTGACATCTTGTGCCATAAAAGTCGGCGTGCGCAGGTCTTCCGGGTGCGGTACGGAATCCGCGGAAATGGAACTTTGCAAGGCATTCAGGAGACTGCATGATCTCCTCGGTTTGAGCAGCGACTGGAATCCTGTGAGCGGCACGCTGCCCAGTATATTGGGGGAGGACAAGTAAATGATGCAGAAGGCATGCATAAAGACTCCCAATGGCACTGCGGTGGCCATAAGCGTTGATCTGCACAAGGTGTTTTCTGATGACTTCAAGGCCATCGTCAGAACGACGTTGGTGGGTAACCTGCTCAAGGAATTCGCCGCGGCCAAGTGCAATCCCGAAGACACCAGTCACAAGGGAGAAGCCTTCCGCAACACGGTATGCGACATTGCGGAATATACCGCGGCGGCAATCCAGCCTATGATCAATGAACTCATGGAGGAAATACGTCATGGCGATGTTCTCGATCAGGAGCTGGCGGATATGGGCATCACCTTCGCCGATGATAAGGAGAAGTAGCAATGGGATTGATGATAGGTAAGACTGGAGCAAATCCTACGATTCCGATTTGTCCATACTGCGGCAAAGGAAAGAACGAGGTAATACTTACCGGATTGGCCGGTGAGAAGTGGGCCAAAGAAAACGGACGTCCAGACGGCCAGATGCCGATGTATGTGCAGATCGAGGGTGATGTTGAACCTTGCGCTGAATGCAAAAAGAAGGGCATTGCGATAGTAGAGATGGCTCCGGACACCCGGAAACCCACCGGTAAACGGTGGCTGGTGACCAGGGATTACATCAAGCGTACGGTGAAACAACCGCTGCAGGATCAGATTCTTAAAAAAGGTATCGCCTTCATTGATCCCGAGACCGCCGAGTCGGTGGGATTGCATGCAGCACTAGAACAGGAGGGTTAAACATGAGCTGGGGTACTTATTACAAACACAAGGGTTATCTGTCTCATATTTGTGAGAATGAGTTAGATAACAAATACGATGAGTGTAAACAGATCAATGATATGATCTGGCGTGAGATACTCTCGTATATGGCTTCGACGCCTCCCGCTACGGCGAAGGACTTCGAAGGTAATGAGTACCCCTGGCCCGAGTTTATCGCAAATAAGGTGCGGGAGTTTCGTGAAACCATTGAGGAGAACAATCACTTGATGACACGAATTAACGACTGCATTGAAGCTCGTGAAGACAATCCTGAAAACGTATGGTCGTAGGTGTATTATGGATTTTGTGTTTTTCTATTTGATCGTGACTGCGTGGACATGGCTCGGCAGACAGTATATGCTGACATCTGAAGATGACCGTCGCGATTATTTTCGTAACGGCTTTGCCGAGTTCATCAGATGTCTTGGCTGGCCGTTGATGTTGATTAACCACAAGGAGAAAACTAAATGAGGAAGTTGGCAAGCATCAGAACGATAGAGTCTCTCAGTCCTATCGAGGGCGCGGATAAGATCGAGTTGGCTCATACCGGTGGATGGCAATGTGTGGTCGGCAAGGACCAGTTCAAACCTGGTGAAGCTGCTGTGTTTTTCGAGATCGACAGTGCTTTGGCTCCAAATGATGAGCGTTATGCTTTCTTGAAGCCGACATGTCTTAAGGAATGGCGGAACAAGGACGGACAGCTCGTTGATTCCTGTATACGGATTCGTACCATGCGGTTCCGTGGTCAGATCTCGCAGGGGTTGTTTATGCCCATTCACGATTTTCCAGAGATTGTGGATAGGACTGAGGGAATTGACCTTACTGAAGTACTGCATGTACGGCATTTCGACCTGATCAAGGAGCAGGCCGATACCATTCTCGGCAAGGTAAAGCTCGCTGGAGACATCTATGGTAGTTTCCCATCGGCATTGGTCCCGAAGACCGATGAGGAAAGACTGCAGAATCTGATGGACTATTTCGAGACCAGGAAAGATGTAGCCTTTGAATGTACTGAGAAGTTCGACGGATGCAGCGTTACCTTTGGGTACTCCACCACGTTGGAGGATCCATTCTTTGTCTGTGGCAGAAACAACCGTCTCAAGGACACGGGAGAGAATCTCTACTGGCGAATGGCGAGAAAGTACGATCTGCAGCATCTTCTGGAGCAGTGCTCCAAGATGGGAACTGACCTGGCCATCCAAGCCGAGATAGTCGGTCCCGGAGTCAACGGCAATCGGGATCAATACACCGAGCATGAGATACGGGTATTTCGTATCTACGACATGCAGAAGCAGCAGTGGTTGACTCCTGAAGCGCGTCATGCATTTTGTGAACGCCATAAACTGCCGCATGTCAAGATCGTCCGTGATAACTGGGAGGTGTTCAAGGAGTTCACATCGTTGGATGACTTCCTGAGGTTCGTTGAGGGCAAAACCGATCGGGGGCATGAGCGGGAGGGCATGGTGTGGAAATCTCTAAATGGTCGTACCAGCTTCAAGGTCATCAACAATAATTACTTGCTGAAGGAGAAGTGAAGTGGTTACCGAAAGCATGATTTATTGGATATTCCGCCTAGATTATATCCGTGCATTTTGTATCGGAGTTGCGGTAGTATCCAGTGTTGCTGCTGTTTTGTTGCCGTTTGCTGCGATGGATATCAACAGTGACGATGACCTTGCAAAGCGATGGAAACGGCGTCTGTTTCGATTGTCGGCATTGTGCGCGGTGTTGTTTATCTCGGCCGTACAAGGATCAATATTCATACCCACCACACAAGAGATGATCTTAATCAAGGTGATTCCTGTCATCAGCAATTCCAAGTTCATGACCGAACAATTGCCTGGTGAAATGAAGGAATTTTACGACCTCGGCAGAAAGGCGCTCATCAGTAATTTGAAAGGTGCGGTCGATGGACAAAAATGAACTTGTAAAAACTTGCGTGGCCTGTGGTAAGTGTCAGGGATACGAACTGTTCGCCTCGCAGGGTGTTCCCGATGGACTGGATTGCGAAACCGCCCGAAAATGGGCGGAGTCCGGGACGTTGCGGAACAACGTGCGGAGCAATGTCGAAGCCGACGGCAAGTTGTATCATGTGTACTACGGAGCCAAATTCAACGGTACTCAGCAGGAATTCGTCCTCGATGTTCGGGCGAGTAGTGCCAGGGAGGCCTGTGCAGAATGTAAACGACTGGTGTTCAAGAACACTGGACGTAACGCATTTACACCGCAGGCGGTGCTTTCTGACAAAAGACCCAAATGGTACTCCGAAGCTAAAGTGCGTAAGGGGTATCCTCCTCCGAAGATGTGACCATGTTCAAATTACTGAAATTTGTGTGTATTCACTGTGGCTCAGATGATGCGCATGTACGTGAGCATTTGCGTGCACCGATGCTTGTGAAGCAGTATATCGCAGTAAGTACTGATGGCCAATGTTGGAAAGGCAATAACGCCCTGTCCGAGTATGACATTGACGACACATCGACTCAGGTACCTAAAGTGGAGTTCTTTTGTAGCAACTGTGGGCGTCCTATACTGGCAAGACCAATGGACGTCAAAGAGGGACGTAAGGCTCTTTTTGAATTTTTGAAGACATTGCCCTGTAACCAGAAGGAGTAGATAATGTCTACCAAGCCGGAAAGAGATAAAGAGGGCTGGACGTGGTTGTGGAACGCCCGTAAGGATCATTATTTCCGCAATGGAAGAAGTCTTTGCGGGCGTTGGCTGTGCCTGGGAAGTGAACTCTACGACTCCCCGAATCCGTTGGCAACTTGTGCCGCTTGTTTGAAGAAACTTGAAAAGGAGAAGAAAAAGTGATTACGACAACACAGATGTATTGGATCACACGTGCCGATGCGATACGGCATGGCCTCGTGGGGATAATGATACCAATCATTCTTCTATTTGTGCTGGCTTCGGTGGGTAAGATAGTTACGTTGATCGAGCAGACGGTCAGCGGTGACGAATCACCGTTGGCCAGAACTATGACGCGACTTTGGGTCGGGTTCTCCGCGGCACTTATACTGGTGATTGGCGCGGAGATGTTCACACCCACTACCAAGGAACTGGCGGCGATCATCGTTGTGCCGAAGATCGCCAACTCCACGCTGGTGACGGAGAAGATCCCGCAGGAGCTTAGCGAGTTGTACACGCTCGCCAAGCAGTATATGATCGAAAGTCTGAAGGAAAAGAAAAAGGAGGCAGAGAAGTGAAAATCGTAATGCCCAGCGTGGAAATCATTCCGCGCATGGACCCCATCAAGAAGATAGAACTGTGCGCCCGTGTGGCGTACAAGTCCGAGGACAAAATCACCGAGGATTCCGCAGAACGCTTCGTCAAGCGCCTGATCGAGCGGGGGCATACGAGTGTGTTGGAACATGCGAGAGTACTGGCTCCCGAGACAGCCCTCAGTTACTGCCCACCGGATGCAGAACGGCCGTATGGATGGCGTGATCGAGTGAAATGGTTCAGTAGCAAGGAGTATGGCGCCCAATACCACGTAACTTGGTGGCGTACTTTGAATGCGCGTGATTTCATTGCGCTAGGCGGAACCCTCGAGCAACTCAAAACGCTCGAAGAAGCCGATGACTACATGTCGGTGCGATTCACCTGCGACCGTGCCATTGCCAACGAACTGGTGCGCCACAGACAACTAAGTTTTACTCAGTCATCAACACGCTATATCAACTACAGAGAGGGCGTGGAGTTCGTGCTACCAGTGCCGTTCGGCTGGACGGCGTATTCCGAAGTGGTCACCGACCTTCGTCCGGCCTCCGAGGATCCGCTGTATGCCGAGTGGAAACAGGCGTGCTCATATGCCGAGCGTGCGTACATCCAGATGATCCGTCATGGCGCCACCCCGCAGGAAGCGCGCGACGTGCTACCATTGTCTACCAAGACCGAGCTTATCATGACCGGCATGTACAAGCAGTGGGAGGACGTCTTCAAGCTGCGACTCGACAAGGCCGCCCATCCGCAGATGCGGTACCTGATGAAACTGCTGGTCAACCTGCCGGAGTTCCCGAAGGATAAGATCCACGTGGAGGACAAGACCGATGACTGACGCGCATGGCGTAATAGCAGGATTGCTGTTTCTCTTTTTCGTTATCCAGTTCATAGAGCTGTTAGCGTTTGAGCATGGCGATCGCAGTCAGGCGATGAACACTGGGATTGTGTACGTCGTACTCATCGGCGCTCTGGCGATAGCCAATCTCGTGTGCTGGATGAATCCGGACGTCGCATTAGTCGGGTTGGACAAGCGTGAGATAGCCATCATCCGCGAGTGCCGTGCCGAACAGACAGTTATCAAAGCGCAGCAGGAGCTGCAGAAATTGAAACAGAAAGGAGATACTGATGGTAACGATCAAAATCGAGACGGACAACGCCGCCTTCCACGATGACGACGGCAAGCCCAGTGCGTATGCTCAAACACTGGAAGTGGCGCGTATTCTGCGTAAGTTGGTGCACGAACTGGAGTCCAATTTGTCCATAGGATCTCACGTGTATGCTACCCCGCTGATGGACTGCAACGGCAATCATGTCGGTGACTTTTCCATGGATCCCCCTTGCAATGAGGAGGACCACCATGAAGAAGCGTAAGCGCGGATACAAAGTCTACGTCAGATTCAGTCAGGTGACTCCGATCATCGTGGATGCCTACAGTGCATCCGGCGCGCTGAAGAAGGCCTTGGAAAAAGCCAGCGCCATGTCTGTGGTCGGCGAGGAAGTGGAAACGGTTTCATGGATTTATCTGGAAAAGGAGAAAAATGAGTAACTACAGTGGTGATATCGAACTTACTTTCAAAACGTTTGGGACGGTGGTTCCTGATGTCTATGACTTTTTCGTACAAAACACACTGTCTGTGCTGTTGGACTGGCCTGATCTAGCAGCGGATTCGGTTTGTCATCCGGAATCCAGTGCATTCGGACGAATTTGCATATACTACACGGCTTCCAATCTTCCGGATGTTCCAACGTTTAAGCGGTTGATGTCTATAAATGATCTGCAGGAGTTCAATATTTGGTACTCCGACAGCGATATGACTGATCGCGGTGAATTTCATTGGAGTTTTACTTCTGGCAGCAAAGAGTCTGAGGTTGTTGTGTGGACGCATCTTCAAGAGGCGTTTAAACGACAGAAGCTGATGGCCATGACGTTTAAGTGCTTCAATGAATATGAGTTGGAGGAATTGTACCAGAAATATCGCGATATAGATCGTATTGACGTTCCTGTCAGGAATCCCAACGATCCCTCATTCCAGGCGATCATGGAAGCGCTCCAGCATCATCGGAGGCATGTATGAGTGATATTCGTAGTGTTCCTCCTGAGAAGCTGTTGGGGCGTGGCGTGTGGGTGTGCGTCAACAACAAAACCGATGACTGGGAAAAGCGCATTGTTATCAAAGCATTAGTGCCGATGAGCTTGGAGCCCATTCTTGATAACGGTGTTGGGCGTTGTAGGGCCTACGTTGATTCGGTGACAGTACGCGATCGGGGCGGACAGCAGCATTTTGTTCCTGGGCGGGAGGCGTTTTTGCGTAAGCGTGACATTCCCTATGTAGGAGCATACACCGAGGCTGCAAAAAAAGTCAGGACTGCACTTAATGAGTGCAATGAGAAGATCGGGCAACTGAAGACGAAGCGCAGACAGTTGATGGATAAGCTGAGATGGCTGTCGGTAAGACGCGTCGTGAAAGGATAAAAATGGATACGCTCAAGAAAATCATGCAGAATCTCACGGAGTCGATAAACAACAGCACTGCGAGTTTCAATAACTCGTTGGACGAAATATCGGACTGGTTGGCGCAGGACCCTACCGCCAGTCCCACTCTGCGGGGCAAAGTTATTGAGATCGCAATGATGCTCAACAGTCTCGTCGATCGACATTCCGAACTGCTTTCCAAGGTAAGTGATGTGCGGAGGTGAAGTGATGCCTAAAACATATGTGGCCCGGAGGTATGATGTAAAGTTCCAGAGCTGGCTTCAGTCCAGTGAATGGGATGAGATGTGCGTAACATGGGCTGATCTCTATGAGGCGTACGTCGATTCGGACGGCTGGGATTGCGACTCAGATCTTGATGCCGGCTGGTATGAGTTCAAAAAGGCCGATGTCCGGAAGCTGTTGGAGGTGCTGAAAACCTTCAGATGTTTGAACGGTTGGTTGTACGCTCCAGGAGAAGCATCTCCGATATGTCCGATCGCTACGCGTGATTATCTGGAGGAGTTGTTGCTCATCTCAAAGCACGTCCCTGGATTTATTCGAGTGGAGGTGAGATGAGTACGCAAAAGTACACGGTCGAGCTGAGTACCGACAACGTAGAAGCAATGAGACTCATAGAAGAACTCGGCAAGGTGGCCAACGTCGTAAAACGACCGTACTGGGACGATTATCTCAAATGTCATTGTCCATCGTGTGGAACATCAGCGCGGATCATGCGCAAGTGCGAGGATCTGAAGATGTTGGTGCCGACGTTCGAAGAGTCACCCGGATTTGTCGGATTGGACTGGACCGAGTGGGAAAGTCAGCCGGACATTGGCGATACCGAACCGTTGTACGTCTGTGAAAACTGCGGACATGTACTCTTTCGAGGCATCACCGAGATCGATGAATGGTTGAAGGAGCATCCGCAAAAGAAGGAGGAATGATATGGGACATTTAGAGGATTTGGTGCCCCCGCTGGAGTTGTGCGAGCAGCTTCCTGCTGGGGCTTTCAGCGACAGCGCCCTGGTACATGTCGAAGTGCTGATTAAGGATGGCTTGGTCAACCTCAAAGGCATTGTTCCTCGGGCTTGCTTGAAAGCATGTTACGATGGCACGCTCGGCACCGTTTTCGGCACCGTTCTTGCCCCTGCTCCGACTCTACAGGAGATTATGGACGCGCTGTACACGGATGCCGAAGGCACCTGTGAGTGCATCAACTGTGAGCGAGATATGCTAGGATGGAACGTGGATACAACATACGAATGTCACGATGACAGCGGTTACGGGTCGGACGATGGAACGGAATCCGATGGATCCAATCCTGCCGCCGCTGCGTTGAGGCTGTATCTGGAAAGGTATGGGAACGATGGAGCGTAAGTACCTGGTGCCGTCGCTCGAACTGTGCAAGCGACTCCATGAGGACTCCTCGCCGCCGTACTTCTGTGATTCGCACTTCATGTGGTGCGAGGATGATAAGGGCGCGGCCGTCATCGAGCGCGACAGTTCGTGCCCGGACGGCGGCACGCACCGCATCGGCTATCCGGGGCAACTGGTCTATCCGGCGCCCACGATCGGGGAGCTGATGCGGGCGATCATGTGCCAGGTGGGCAAGCAGAAGACCGTGGAGTTGAGAGTCATCAACGACGGCAACCCGCATTGGTTCGTGAAATGCCAGGTCAAGGACAGCCTGCTCGACTACCTCGAGAATACTGAGCACGGCCCGGCGCGTCCCGAGGATCAGCTGGCGCAGACATGGCTGATGCTTCGCGAGGCTAAGCGACGGAGGCGTGTAAGAAAGGAGAAACAAAATGGATGAGGAAAAAGAAAAGGCGCAGTGCCTCAACTTCTGGCCAACCGGGAAGCAGTTGTCGCTGCTCACGCTGGATTTACTGGTGTGCGGCATGGTCAACAAACTGTCGCACAGTAACGAATACTGGATGAAGAACCTCGACGTCGTTCGCAACGCCGATCGGATCACGTTGTGGTTTCACGGCACTACCGGTTGCGATCAGTTCTGGCACGAGCTGACCAATTTGTGCACCTATGCACATGAGTGCGGTGCGCTGAAGGAGGTCGGCGGCGAGCTCTGGTTTATTCCAACGTTGGGCGGACAGGAATCGATAGTGGCTGGTCCGGGCTATCATCTGGAGAGACTGGTACGTAAGCGGGTGGCACGGTGGGGAGAGGAGGTGCCGGTGAAGTTGGACGAGGCACTGGGGACCGAAAAACCCGTGCGACCGGATAACGAGGTAAAGCTGGGTGTCGTGCAGAAGGTGTGGGAGCACTGCAATGAGTGTCCCAACATGCGTGTGGCATGTGTCAGCGATACGCCGTGTCCTTCCTGCATCCTGTCCACTGAATTTGATCCTCCGCCGGCAGGGTGCCCAACGATCAAGCAGTGCAAGCTCGACAATCGGCCGTGCGACCACAGCTGCGATGGACATAAGCTCTTCGCGGCGAAGCTGGAAGCGGGAGACCAGGTATGAACCACGACTACGCGCATTGTCAAAACGGGTTGTGCCCGCTGCACCAGTCCTGCCACCGGTACATTTTGTACTTGGAGGATAAAAAGGGCAACAGCCCTGGCTGGTGCAGCTATTCCAGCTTCAAGCCGGACAAGAAGGGCGAGTGCGAACATTACATCCCAGAGGATTGGAAGGAGAACGACTGATAGCTTTTGTCATTGTAATCTTGATGTGTATTGCGCCGGTATTGGAGTTGGTGGCTGCCGCCAGCGACAGGAACGAGGCTCGCAACCATGAGGACTACATGCGGAGGATCAAAGATGCCTACCATCGGTGAATGCTATCATGCGCTCGCGGTCAAGATGGCCGCGTTGATGGGTGATCTGCAGGAGGTCATGGAGAAGTGTGAGGATCTTCAGGACGCTGCAGACGATGATGGGCTGCCGTATTATGAGATGCAGAGCTGCGTTCGGTATGGCGGGACCGCGTTGGCGGCTATGGTTACCTACGCGGATGAGTATCTCAAAGCGGAAAAGAACGTGAAAGGAGAAACTAAATGAGTTTTTACGTTTATGCACGGTGGCGCTTCGAGGTCCCTTACCACACAAAGGGACAGAAGAAGGCGCTTATCGAAAAAATCAACCTCGAGCAGCTGATTGCACGGTTGGAGATGTTCCCTGCCGACAGCAATACAAGTCTCGAAGATGTGCCCGAGTGCAGTATGCTGGTCATTGATTCCAACGGCACTACCGAGATCAAGGCTGATTTCGATGATGTCGTGGAGGATCTTTGGTACCGGCTGCGCTACGAGAACAGTGCCCAGATGACCGGGTATGTAGTGACCGACAATTCAGAGGGAGCTTACTACCGTGGAGATCTCACTTCAGAGGGAAAGCTCGATTATGAGGACGTTCGACAGTTTACTGATTTCAAGGTAGATGATCTGCGTAAATTGCTGAAGATCGCCGACATACTGGACAAAGAACAGAGCGGCCTGGGTAAATTGCTCAAAGTTGCTGAAGTTTTGAAGGAGGACGAAGAAGATGCCGAGTAAACTTAAATTCATATGTCCGCAGTGTGGTTGCACCGAGATCGAGGCCGTGCAGCAGAACGCGCAGGTCTCGCAGAAGGTCGAGCTGGACCGCGACGGCAGCATCGAATGGATCGGTTTTCCGGCGATCAGTGGTGATGACATCTTCACCGAGCGTTTTCAGTGCGCGGCGTGCGGTAAGGTTTTGCCGCTGCATTACGGTGATGGTGACGAGATGGATCAGCTGTGTGAGTATCTGGAGTCACAAGACTACAACCGGCCTATTACAAGGTCTAAACAGGAGTTATCCGCTATTGCAAAGGCTGTGGACGCTCTCGTGGATCAAGCCAAGGAACTTGCACAGATGGAGAATCTGTTTAACGAGGATTCCGATGAGTTGAAAAAGTGCTTGCACACGTTCTATGAGCGACGCGACGAGTTATATGCGGTTATCGGCGGTTGCGATGAGCTGCTTGAGTCTGTGAATGAGGCTGAGGAGACTTCAAATGAGTAGTAACAATCCGCAGGACCCCGAGTACAATCCGTTCGATGACCGCTCTCCGGAGGACAGAAAATATCCGCAACCCAAGTTCAGCATCGGCGAGGCTGTATATTGGCTATCAAGTGCTGCTGATAATGGTTTCATAGTGACGCTGGTAACCGTCACCAGTATTCGGTATTGTGCCGATTGCGGTTTTCGTTACGATGTAAAAGAAAGCGAGGATTGTTATATAGTAAAGGAGTCCCGCCTGTTCTCTACGCCGCGTGCTGCAATGCGTCAAGGTATGCAGGAGTACGAAAAGCAGTTGGAGATGGAAGAGAAAATCCGACAGGCGAAAGCATAATTGTGTTCCCGCACAGAGAGTTAAACAAACAAAAGTACAGGTTGCTTGCCCTCTCTGTGCGGGGCTTTTATTACAGAAAGGATTGAAGCATGAAGGTTATCCAAATAATAAGCTGTCGTGAGTACACTGCCCATCGTCCTCGTGCGCGTGTCCTCTTGCGCCGGGTGTGCGACGCCGGTAAGTGCGAGGAACTGGAGATGCTGCTGAACATGTGGGCTCCTCACGGCTTTACCCAAGAGGGGTGGGACAGCTTCCTCACCGAGCATTACGACCACATCTTGAACAAACTGATGCTGGCGGAGTCCGAGTCGTGAAGTTGTTGGTAAACCTTTTGTTGTTCACTGGTTGCGTAGTTTTGGCGGTCATCACATTATCGGTGATCGCCTTTTCTATCTGTTTTGATTCGATGGTGGAGGACGTGGATGGTGGCTAAGACAATCATTTACGAATTGCGCATAGACCATACCAATAAGTTCTTCTGGTCGTTGGCCCGCATCAGGGCGGCCTTAAAGAAGCTGCCGGAAGAAACTCAGTTCAAATCGTACGGCGGTGTTAAGCTTTCACGTACCCAGGCATTGTGTACGCGGTGGTGGAAGGAAGAGTTGGACAAGTGGGGTATGGCATCGTTTATTTGTCGTTATGACAACGAATGTAAAAGTATCGATATCCTGAATCATGAGGTGAACTGATGGAGTGCATAAAATATATCCCGTTTGCCGCGGTATGTATCGCCGTGGCATTCGCATTCGGAGGTACAGATTGACAGTGGAAAGTATTCTCGGCATCATTGCGGCGGTGCTGTGCTTTTGCGTGATTCGGCAGTATTACTACAACATGGTGTTCGCCAAGAGCATCAAAAAGTTGATCGAGACGGTCACTCGCGACAGTGTCTCCGACCTATTCATGAACAGTCAGGATTTGTCGGAGGCGAGCCTGCATGACCCCCGCAACGAGGAATTCGCAAGGTATTACAAGGTCATCGAGGCGGAGCATGTACATGCGAAGCGTGGATGGCCGCGTGGAACTTGGATGGCGTCCAACAAATTCGGTGAAGTGATAAAGAGAGGAACGCTATATGTCGAAAGATTGCAGCAATGAAGTCTTGCCGAGCATTATTCATATCCCGGTGGATGATATGCCGAAATTACAGGAGATAGCTCCTGTAAAGTGGACTGGCTGTCGTTTTTCCCTGTTCGGTATCACAATAAAACCCAACCGCACAGTGGAACCTGGTACGTGGGTTGCCGTATATCCTGACGGTGAGCTACTGGTGGGAAAAATAAAGGAGGATTCGTAGATGTCTAAAGACATTCTGTCGGAAAAGCTTAAGCCCTGCCCTTTTTGCGGTAACAATGTTTTGCACGTCAGGCACGCTGAAATAGGCGGACTGCAGTACGCAGCTCCCGGTTTTATCAGTTGTGAATGCGGTGTCCGCATGCCTGGTATAATGCTGTGGGAAGCTGGAAAGGATGAGGTTGCAAACGCAGAGGCATGTGATGCCGATATGGTGCGTCGCTGGAATACAAGAAAGGGGAATGACGATGGAAATCAAGACCAAGTATGATATTGGAGATATTGTGTGGTTGACCAGGCTTGGGCAATTTCAACAAGGCCCGGTGCAGGGCAAAATTTTCGAGATACGTATAGACAACTTCGGCAGTATTTCGTATCAGACCTGTGATGATCACATCTTCTACGAGGAGCGGTATCTGCATGACAATGAAGAGGACGCTATCTTGGCGCATGCCAAAGCACTTGTAAGTTGTCAACAGCAGGTGGTGGAAAGTTCTCGCGATACTTTGAGATACTATGAGCGACTGGTACAAGAGAAGCAAGCAGAACTTGAAAATGAGGAGAAAAGACTTAGCTTCTATAGAGAAGTCGCAAACAGCAGTAAGCATTGCGGGTCTTGTGTGTACTTCAAAAAGAATGCTTGCATTTATTCACACCCTATCACCGCTGTTAGCGATGCCAGTTCCTGCCCCATATACGAAGCAAGTGAGGTTTGTCCATGAAACTACTGCCCACAAAATATACCGTCGGAGATAAGGTGTATTGCACATCAGAGTACGCCAAAGAGGAATATGGAGTGATATGCGGAATAATTTCCGCAATCAAATACACCGAGTTCGGCGGCAATATGTATCAGTTCAGGAATGCCTATGAGTGGTATGAGGAGTGTGAACTCTACGATACGGAAGAGGAGGCCCGTAGTAAGTTCAACACCGATCTTCTCAAACGGTATCAGGAGCGCTTGGAGTCTCTGGAACGCGATCTGGAAGGACATAAGAGTGTTGTACAGATCATCAAGAGACACATAGAAGAGGTAAAGGATAAAATCAAGCAAGTAAAGGAATGGCTCGATGGCAACACTGGAAACTAAGTACGGTATTGGCGACAAAGTGTATGTGATGACCGAGTACGCAAAAGACATGTACGGTGTGGTGTGCGGAGTAATCGATAGCATTCGCGTCAGCACCTTTGGTCGTCCTTGTTATCAGTTCAAAGGAGGGTACGATTGGCACTTGGAAGATGAACTGTATAAGACTTGTGCGGAGGCTGAGAGTAACAAGACTCGTTCGATGTTGGCCGCTTATCGTTCGACTTTGGCGCGCAATAACAAGGAGCTCGCCCAATATCAGAACGCCGTACAGCACCTTAGCGATCATCGGAAAGAGTTGGAAGAAAAGATAAAGGAGCTGGAGAAGAATGAAGAAACGGGTAAGGATTAATAAGTATTGGCGGCACAAAGACTTTTTGTGTTTGTTGATCCGGCGTTACAAGGCGCGTCTTGGTTGTTTCGGTGAGCGTGAACTCCTTGCTTTTATGAACTCCAGAGATTGGTTTGAGCGTCCGTGGAGTATCAAGATAAAACGAAAGGGCAAACGATGAGCAGAGATTATCTGAAGTATCGGGTGTGGGACACAGAGAAGAAGGAGTACATTGGAGACGATACCGATGCCGAGCTGCGTGTCGACGGCACATTGTTGCTCTATCGTAGGGCCCTGGGTGAGCGCTACGTGGATGATGACAGTTATGACGAGTGCAGACACGCTGTAGAACGTTGTACTGGCTTTAGAGACGACCGTGATATACCCATTTATGAGAAGGATCGCATCAAGGTTGAAGATCCCATAAAGGGAATCAAGGAAGACACCGAATACTATATCGGATGGTTCTACGGGTGTTGGTATGCGCTGGGTGTTCACGGTATGAGGAGACTCTCGGAGTTGTTGGAAAAGCACAGTGTAGTTGTATTGGGTACTGTTCACGACAAGGAGGACTAAAAATGTTCAAAATCTTTTTGCTTTGCCTCGGATTGCACTTTTTCGCCGATTACACGCTGCAGGGTTGGCTGGCACAAGCCAAGTGCACGGCGTGGTGGGAGAAAAACGCTCCTGATCCGTTGTATAGGTGCGACTGGTCCTGCGCCCTGCTGTGTCACGCGGTGTACTGGACGCTCGTCACGTATGCACCGTTGATTTGGCTGTGGCCCGGACATACGGCCAAGTTGGCCGTGTTGTTGTTCCTTAATATCATTGCTCATTGCGCCATTGATGACCTGAAGGCCAATCGTCATCACATCAATCTGTGGCATGACCAAGCGCTACATGTCCTACAGATAGCAATGACGATGTTGCCGCTTGCTGCTTTATTGCACTAGGAGGGGCAGTATGGAGATTAGACGCTGGGGTGACTATGAAATACCCGCGGGGTTGACTGATCCGGCAAAACAGATCGTGACTTTCGGAGCCTGCTGTTTGAAGGGAGACTCCGAAATGAGCAAATGCTGCTACGGGGACACAAGGGTAGCCTGTAAGGATTGCATCTGCTTTGCAGCCAATCGCAGTCACCTGAAGGATATGCTCAGATACCAGGGAATACCCTACAACTACATGCCGGAGATAAAGCCCGGTTATGTAATCGGCAAGGACATGCTTCAGGGGCGTGTCTGGGTGTTTGTTCAACAGGTAAAGGGCACCGAGGCAGAAGGATACGTGCTGCAGGAAGGTTGCAATCGTGCAGGAGACGCTGCCGTTGTACTGGTCGGATTGGGGTGGATACCCTTCAGCGATATCGTCGAGATATACGCACCTAGGGTTCCTGTTGTTTCTACGGTTGCTTTGATGGATCTGGTACGCAACGGTGAGTGCAGTTTCATGGATCGTATCTACAGGAGAATCAAGGAGGAGTACGAGGTTATGGAGTTGACACATAGACAGCTGGAACAACACTTCGGGCGCAAGATCAGAATCGTGGAGGACGAGAAATGAGGAGTAAAGAATCCAGTCCACTATAACGGGGCGCTCGCAGCAGCTTGTTTGTGGCGTTTGGCTGATTGTTACAAGGAGGTAGAATAGATGAATAACTTAACGACGAGGGAGTTTTGCAGGGATTTCGGGGCGTGCCCCGAGGGCACACGCTTCGCGCTCAAGTTCGAAACAATGAAGGATTGTTACGCCGCTTTGCTTCGCGGCGAAGCGGGAGAGAAGTCCGCAGGATGGGCGGTTTGGACGATCACGCGCGAAGGAGTGATAAGTGACCGCAACTTGCGACTGTTCGCCGTGCGTTGTGCGAGGAGAGTGCAACATCTGATGACGGATGAGCGCATCATCAAGGCGCTCGACGCGGCGGAGCGGTATGCCAACGGCGAAGCGACGGACGATGAGCTTGCTGCCGCCCGTGCCGCCGCCTATGCTGCCCATGCCGCCGCCTATGCTGTCGCCTGTGCCGCCCATGCCACCGCGAGCGCCGCCGCCTATGCTGCCGCCCGTGCCGCCTGTGTCGTCCATGCCCCCGCCTATTACGCCGCCCGTGCCGCCGAGCGTCGAGCGCAGTTGGAGATTCTCGCCGAGTTCGGCAACCCGTTCGAGGAGACGAAAGATGAATAATCTCGAACAACTTGTGCCGCCGCCGAAAATGTGCCGGGAAATACCGGAAGGCGCGTTCGCGGACAGCGCGCTGGTGTGGACGCAGGGCATAGACGGTATGTTCATTGATTTCCGCGACGCGCTCCCAGAGGATGAAGAGGGCGATTTGCCCGCGCCAACGCTAGTCGAGATCCTTAAGGAGGGCGGCGCCCGTATGGAGTTCGAGATCGCTAACCTGCTGCTCATGGGCGGCGAGCATGCCGACACCATAACCGATTCGGCTCTGGAGGCGTGGCTGGACATTCAAAAGGAGAAGCAGGAGCAGCCAGATGACGCAGGAAGAGACCCGTTTGATTGAGATGCTTCGTCGCGTACCGAAAGGGTTTATGTTCGGAAACGAGTATATGCCCGGGCAATACGAGATCGCCGACCTGCTCGAAGAAGTGCGGGATGCCATCGAGCGCAGGGATAAGGAACAAGTTATCCAGGCTCAGCGTTTTTGTGAGGAGTTCTCGAAGCGCGAAGCTGCCGAGGCTATAAAGCTGTCGGAGTTGCGTAGAGAGTCTTACGAGGGCATCTCGCAGGTCTATTCTGGGTTGGTCGACGATCTGGACAAGATCGCCGATGATTTGAGGAAAGGTAAAACGTAAAGAAAGGAGAAGCGGAATATGGAGGAGGATAAGGAGTTCTTTCCCACCACGCCGCGATCGGATGGTGTGAAACGGTTTTTCACACTTCCGGAAAAGCAACCGTTGTCGCGGGGGATGGCAGTGCTGTATAGCATCGGTTACGTGGTGGACAAGTGCATTACCGTGCTGCTGATCGTACTGTGGCCGCTGCTGACGCTACTCACCTGGGCAAGCTACTGCTACTTCAACGTCAGGACAAGACAGTGGGTCTGTATGGAAAAGGATGATCAACCGTTGGTTGATTTACGCGGCGGAGATGGTTCAGACTTTGTCGAGGCGTTGTTCATTACTTTTTTGGGCAATATTGCCGTCGGTGGATGTTTGGCTTCGTTGCTCGCCGTAGGTTGTTGGATGTGGGACCACCCGCGGATATCAGCTGTTATTCTCGGGAGTACGGCAGTGGTAGTAGCACTGTCGTATTGTGAGCATGTGTACTTAAAAAATAAAGGAATGAAACATGTCTGACTACCAGATCTGTGTGGTGATCGATGGTGATGACGTCGATCTCCGGGCCAACCGTGAGAAGTTTCGTATCTTGGAACAGACCATGCGGGACAAGATGAAGGAGCTTGGATTGGATAAACCGCGGTGTGGTGTGGTCAGCTGCTGTACCGAGGTTCCTAAACCGCTGCGCCACTACTGCCCCGAGTGCGAGCAGGAAACGCTGGTGATGCTCATATATGAGAACGCCGACGTTCAGATGCTGCTCACCAACGAGTTCGGCAACATTGTGGAGAACCGTGACAATGTGGGTATCGAGCCGGATGAAAACACTTCTGTCAAGTGCGTCTGTCACAACTGTCGGCATGTGTTTTGTTTGGATGTGATTCCGGAAACGGTTGAGCAGTTCGAGGAGATGTGCGGAAAGGAGGAGTGCCAATAATATGAAGCACTTTGATCTCCTGATAAAAGCCGAGGAGCAGCTCAAGCGTTGGAAGTGCAGCCCGATTGTAACGGAACTCCATACTTGTAACAACACCGGAGAGATCCCAGATACTATCGGCTGGACTTGCAGGGGTTCTATTCTCTTCGAGTGTAAGGCCAGCAGGGAGGATTTCCTACGGGACCGTAACAAGCTGTTTCGCCATGATCTTCCGGATCGTGGGATGGGAGATTTTAGGTTCTACCTCACCAATCCCGGCGTTGTTCATTCCGCCGACGAGCTGCCTGCCGGTTGGGGATGCTACGAGGTTAACCCAACCGGTGGGAAACCACTGTTAATCCACAAGTTCGGTGTAAAATACCACTGGTCGCTGCAGCCACCGTTGTGTGGCAATAAGCATAATGAGATTATCATGCTGAGAAGCGTGATAAGGAGAAAAGGCGGTTATATTTCCAAATCCAGTTTGAAGGAGGAAGTATGAAAAACTTCACTGTGCATATGAAAGTCACCAAAGAATATAGCTTCACATTGCCGGCGGAAGATCTCGACGACGCATGGGAGAACGCCAAGGAGGCATTTGACCTCAATGATGCTGAGGAGATATTCTCAAAGAAAGACATCATCAACATCGTGGAGCAGAAGTAATGGACAAAACATGTGAATCCATCTACCAGGGCAAACCCTTGATTGCAGTAGGCAGTACGGCGTGGGTGATACACTCGTCGAATCTTGTCAATGGCCCGAATGTGGGGACTGCGCGAGTGTCGAAAATAGAGATCACCCCGAATGGCGTGTATTATTTGCTGCATGGCGATGATAATAACGTCACGTACACCAAGAGCGCAAACCATGTTTTCGGCGATCGGGATGCCGCATACATGGCGGCTCTCGGGTGCATGCACGAGGCTTGTCACCAGCAACTTGAGCAGGCTGAAAAAGCTATTTCCGAAAAGAAGGAGGAGCTGGAAGAACTCCTGAAGATCCGGGAGCGCATCAACTCGATGATGACATCGATGCCGTGGAGGGACAACTGATGGTGCAGAAGAAAACCATTGGTGTTGGTGACAAGGCGTTCTTCTACGAGATCGATCCGTTCGGCGATGGCGACGTGTGGGAGGGTCGTGTTACTACGGTTACTAAGGAACATAGCTATGTGTTGATCGTCAACGATAAGCCCATATATGTCCCAGAAGCCCGTATTTTCGACTCTAGGGTCAAAGCCAAACATGCTCTCAGGAAAGCGATGATCAATAGTCTGGAGCAGAGACTTGACAATCTGCATGGTCGAGTTGAGGATTTGGAGCAGGCCTTACGGTTGATGAAGAAGGTCCTCGGCAATATAATTATGAAGATGAAGGAGATGTGAGATGTCCAAGGAAAACATCGAAAGCGCTCTCATCCCGCACAGAGTGGTGGAAGACGTGTACATCGGTGACATGTCTCCACTTCGCGCCTGGCGATTGTACCAGAGCTTCGTCAATCCGGGATACGTCCCGACGCTGTGGTAGATCGATGCGATGTGCGCCAAGCTCGGCATGACGCGGAACGAGTACATCGAACTCGAACTAAAAAAGCATCCCGACCCGGAGCTGCTGAAGAAGGCGGCCGATGCGCTCGGCATCACGCCGGAGCAGCTCGACGTGCGCGGTACGTATTTCGGACATGCGAAGGATACTGAAAATGCCTGATTGCACATCGACGGGATTTGCGTCGTGGGAACTCGCGGCCTGGCATGCCTGTGCTGACATGTACGCTTTCTACAGTAAGGCGCAGGAATGCGGAATAAGGAGTACGTATGGAAGAGCAACTCAAGAATATCGTTCCTGACCTGAAGTTGTGCAAACATATCCCGGAGGGCGAGTTTGCCGACAGTGCCCTGGTGTGGGAACGGAACATCGGGCTGGACAGAACGGAGTATGAACCGGTCGTGAACACGCGCAAGGCCGCGCTCGACCACAACATCATCTGCCCTGCCCCCACTTTGGAGGAGGTGCTGAAGAAACTTCCGCTCGCCATGTGCCGCCAGTATTTCGATGACGGCGATTGGTGCGTAGGATTGAATCACGTGGTCGTATGCGAGCCCTGCGCCGCTTCGGCGGCACTGCAGCTGTGGCTGGCGCGACAGAAACCGAAACCCTGAATAAGGACAAAGCAATGAAGAAATTCACATTCATCGAACTGCTGACCATCATCGGCATCATTCTCATCATCGTCGCCATGTTGTCACCGGCGTTCCATTCCTGCAACGCCAAACGGGTGAACGACATCCGCGAGTCGTACATCACTCAGGACGCCGACGTGCGCGTCAACTCCTACGAGTGGTTCTACGACATGTACCATCAGATCCAGGCGACCAAACGCAAGGCCGAACTGGCCAAGGGCACTCCCGAGGAACGCGGCATCCGCATGGTGCTCTCCGGCATGATCGAGGAGTACAACGCCAAAAGTCGGATGACAGGTACGAAGGCGCAGTGGAAGCCGCGCGACCTGCCGTTCGAGATCACCGAGTAACAAACAAACCAAGGAGGAAACAACATGAAGAAGGTATTCGGAATTCTCACCATCGCCGCTGCAGCTGTCTGTTTGCTGTGCGGAGCCAAGGGCGGCTGTTTGGACGAGCCGCAGGACGTCGAAAGACAGGAACAGCGTCGCAACATTCAATCGGCGCAGGCATCGATCCCGATCCCGCGGATGACGTATTATCAGGAGCGTCGCACCATTTCCAAGTGGGCGCAGCGGTGGGATACGCCGAATCTGCCGTGCTACGTCTATCTCGTATCGTACGGGCGGATCATCGGGTACTACGTCACCAATGGCAAGCCGTCGAGCACCCGCAGCTACATCCTGCCGGAGTACAAGCACAATTACCACGGAAGCGGTAACTGCTGTCTGGAGCCGACCGCGGATCTGGACGGTACCTACGGGCAGAACAACCCCGGCATCCGGTTCTTCACGGCCGAGGGCACCGCGGTGGAGTGGGCGGGAGACGGCGCGAGCTACATATACTCCGACGCCCCGCTGCCGGTGAATGCGCCGATGCTCAATCAGAGACCCGCAAAATGAAGCGGGTCTTCTGGTTCGAGTGCCGGTACTCCGATGTTCTTTCCGATGTAGTTATCCGCACGTGCGACAGTCCGATCAAGCGCGTGGACAAGGAGGCTTGCCTCGTCCATACGACCGACGGTCAGGCCGTCCCGTTGGACGAGGGGCTGTACAAGTCCCCGCAGGATGCGCTGCACCACGACTGCATGGCACCGCTGCGGGTGGATATCGAGGAGGCCAAGTATGGTTGCATCACCAGTGTCTACGGCGCCGGATTCGTGTACAAGGAAAACGTCGATGTCAAGGCTCTGTTGAAAGCCAGACTGAAGATCGCGTTGGAGTGCACGGCGTCCTGGAAAAGGCATGTGACCGAGCTTCGTACCGCGCTCGCGGACAAGTCGAGAATGGTGGCCCGCGCCGAGCTCGCCGTCAACAACTCCGTCAATATGAAGGAGGAGGCAAATGGATAACTATGTCTACATGGTCCGCAGTGCTTGGTATGACGAGTACCATGTGTTCGGCATATACACCACCGCGGAAGCCGCACGTGAGGTCTTGAGAAAATATCTTGACGAACGTACCATGATTGGATTACACACCTATAAATGGCGAGACGATAATACCGTTGATGAGTATGCTCGCATTGACCACATTACTGAGGATGTGTATTGCAATGAGTACAAAATAATCAAAGTACCGCTCAATCAGTGGACAGAAAAACCCGAGGCATGGAGAGCATGAAAAAGAGCAGAAAGAGAGTTTTTTGGTTCGAGTGCCGTTACTCTGCCGCGGTTGTTGATGTCGAGATCAGGAAGATAGACGGTGTAATCAGGTCCCGTGATGAATATTCCATCCATACAACGGACGGCAAAGAAGTCCTGCTTGATGAAGGACTGTATAGATCTCCTCAGGACGCAAGCGACCACGACTGCATGGCGCCGGCCAGGTACTATATCGAAGCCAACAAGGTAACAAATATCTACGGTGCCGGATTCGAATACGAATCTACTGACGATCCGGAACTTGTGTACAGGACCAAAGTCAGAATAGCTGAAGAATGCACCACGCAATGGCGCATTGAGGCTGCCGGGTATCGCCGTGATCTTGACGAGCGTGCCGTAGAAGTTACCAGGGAGGTGCTTAAAGCAGGGAAAGGATAATACTGATGTCTAAACGACTTTTTTGTTTTGCCGTGGAGTATACGGAGTCGCTGTCCATTTTCAACATCACGGTCAACATGGACGAGGAGGTCGATCGCATGTCGTCGGGGACCTACCTGGCAAAAGACGGTCTGACGAAAGAAGCCTGGAGGATACTGGACTCGCCTTTGCAGGTATTGGCAATGGATCATCCGGCAGATCACCATACGGTATATCCGCGGTTTCGAGACGAACTGCTGCATTGTCGTGGCGGGGCCTTTGCCTATAACTCTGATGATGATCCTGAGTTGGTTGAAAAGGCCAAACGTCATATTCTTCACGCGGTTACCGATCCTGTTTCGGAAGTCTGTGCAAACCTCTACAGACGTGTGTTGGCGATATCCGATAAGATATTGGTTACCAACGACCAAATCTGTCAGCATCACTAAGGGAGCTACGTCAATGAGTAAGTACGTGTTTTACTTTAGGTGTTCATTTACCCAAGATCCTGAGGATTTGCGCATCGACGTGGTGGACGATCTTGTTAGAGAGTCTACTGGCAACGGTATTGTCACAAAGGGCGGCAGGTATGTGATTACCAGTCATGGAGGAGTATATCCTACGTTGAAGGCAATGAAAAATGCCATCAAGCAAGGATATAGGCACGGCAGTGACATCCACGTATGTGATGATGCCGGCACGTTGATGAGGCATCACTGGTTTGGCTTCTGCTATGACTCAGAAGATGATTCGGAAGATGTCGCTGTTACAAGAGCACGTGTGGCCGATATCTGTACCGCGGCATACCTTGACATGCTGAAACACCAACGCGAGGTCATTGATGATATGACGGTCAAAGTGAAGGATGCTGTAGCTATGGTAAGAAGGGGAGAGATTCCAAGGAGTGTTATCAATGAATAGACCTACCATTTATGCCATCGACTTCGATGGTACCATCGTGAGGGATGCCTGGCCAGGTATTGGTGATCCTATTCCAGAGGTATGTAATCTCATCCTGAACATCCAGAAACGCGGGGACAAATGGATCTTGTACACCATGCGCGAAGGAGAGTTGCTGGATAAGGCTCTGAAGGAGTGCGAAAGGATAGGTCTGAAGCCGGATGCGGTCAACGACAACATCAAATCCATGCAGGAGTTGTTTGGCAATAATCCGCGGAAGATATATGCCGATGTATATATCGACGACCACAACGCCGGTGGGCTGCGACTGGACAACCAAGAATCGTCGAAAAGTACAACACCTTTTTGCGATGATTGTCGGTATCGGCTTCCCATATGGCCGAATGACATTTGCGTTTACGGTAATATGAGTCGTTCCTGCAAAATTCTTCGAGACACAAAAGATCTTTGTGGTCCGGAGGGTAAATGGTTTGATCCTAACAAGGTGGTACCTGTGTAGATGAAATCTTCGGTAGACATGTTGTGGGAGCGTATTTTCGCAGAGCCCGACATTGGGACAGACCAGTGGAGACAGCGCACTCGACAATGGTTGATGGACTTCGGAGCAAGTCATCGTGATTGGGTTTACTGTCGCAGACTGAAGCGAAGGGACAAACGTAAGAACACAAGGTTCTGGCGTACCAAGCAGGTCTGTGCAACATGGAAATCACATCCGCGCATAGTATCCACTCCGCATTCACCTGGGATGTCTGTATACGCTATGGCGTTTGGCGTCAATACAGAGCAGTAGGTTTTAAGAAAGGAAAAGATATGAGTTGTCGGTTCTGCAAACACTGTAAACCGGCGCCGGAGGGCGCGGATTACTGCGATATGGACGTAGAACATATCATTACGCCGGAGGGTGTGAAGACCGAGAATTATCCGCGCAGTTGGTGTGGAGCGTCCTTGGAGTATTTCAGATCCAAGAACAACGGTCGGTGTCCGCACTTTTCCAAATCATGGTACTGTAGTGGTAATTGCGGATGTTGCGGCGCCCTTCTGTGTGGAATACCGGCAGTGTTACTGCTTTTGTTTGTGTTGTTCGTATTATGTAGGTAAGATCATGTCTGCATCGTTGGCAAAAGCCTTTGGGCTTTTCAGTGGATTGCTTCAGTACAGGTACTACCACGCCATTCACATGGCATTGGAACATTACGACGATCCGGATGCGGTGGTGGCATTGTTTCATGATCTGGTGGAGGATGGTGATGTAACTTGGCAGCAGATAGAGGATGCCGAGGTACTGAGTGACGAGCAACTGGAGGCCCTTAAAATTCTTACGCATGACAAGATCATGACTTATCGCGATTACATCTTATCCTGTGTGGGTAATCCCATAGCGCGAAAGGTGAAATTGTGGGATGTCGAGCATCACTTGAACACCAAGGACTCACTGGCTAACTGGTTGGAGCCTAAATACCATAAAGCGAGAAGAGTGTTGATTGGAACCAAAACCGAACACCAAGGCTACGGAAAGGAGGTATGATGCTACGTATACTGTTGGTGTTGGGACTCACGTTTGCGCTGTGGTGGACTGTCTACAGGTTTCTGCTGAGACGGTTCATACGCGTACGCAGTGAGTTGGAAGACGAAGACGAACCCTGCGAGGGTCGTCTTTATGAACTGAAGGAAAAGCGAAACAAACTCAAAGCCGACTGTGCGGAGGCGCAGAAGGCAGCCGCCCGTAAGATCAAAGAGGCGGAGAAGATCAAAAAAGCACTATGAGCAAAAAGAAAAAGGAGGATAACAGAATGAATCAGAAAGGTATTGTGGCTATCATAGCCGTGGTCGTGGCGCTCGTGTTGGCGCTCATCATCAGCAATGTGTTTCTGCACAGCAACAACGTGCAGAACTTCCAGGTCATCCAATCCATTACCGGTGACATCGAGGTTCGTCATGACGGTGGATACTACTTCCGGGTGCTGCCCAAGATTTGGACGTACCCGAAGGTCAACACCGTGTTTTTCTCCAACGAGACGCAGGAGAGCAAAGAACGCGACGGCGTGCAGGTCCGCTTCTCCAACAAGGGCGAAGGCGATGTCTCCTGCCAGGTGGTGTATCGTCTGTACACCGAGCAGGAATCCATCAAGCGGATGCACAACTATGCCGGCGGCAATATCGATGTGGTCGACAACCTGGTGTTGTCGAAGCTTAAGGATATCGCCATGACCTGTGCCGCCAATATCACTTCCAGTCAGGCCATCGAGAACCGCGAGGAGTTTGCCAGCAACATCCGAAAGCTGTTTGTGAACAATCCGGAACTCAAGGCTACCGGTATCGTTGTCGAACAGTTCTCGATCACGAAGATCAATTTCGACAAGATCACCACCGACCTGTTCCAGGCGCAACAGAAGGCAGACCTGCAGAAGAAGACCGCGGAGGCCGAAAAGCAGAATCTGCTCATGCAGAAGGAGCGCACTGTTGCCCAATATGAACAGCAGGTTGCCGAGTCCAAGGGTAAGGCCGAGGTCGAGAAGATCAAGGCAGTGACCGACGCTCAGCGGCAGAAGGAACTTGCCGAGATCAAGGCTCAACAGGAAGTTGCTGTTGCCGAGCTCGCCAAGAAGCAGGCTACGGTTGAGGCCCAGAAGAAGCTGGAAGTTGCTGAAATTCAGAAAAAGGAAGAGGCTGCCAAGCTCGAAGTCATCCGTATTCAGGCCGAACAGAAGGTGGCCGCGGCAAAGGCACGTGAGCAGGAGATCAAGCTGTCCGGCGCCATGACCGAGCAGGAGAAGGTGCGGCTGGAGATCGAGAAGGAAACCCGCATCGGAGTGGCCAAGGCGTGGGCCGACGGCATATCCCGTATGACCCTGCCGAGTACGGTCATGCTGGGTTCCGGAGCCAACGGATCTCCGGTCGGCGATTTGATCAATTTGATGACGGTCGAGAAGGCCAAAGCACTTGCCGCGAAGCCGAGCAAGTAAGACATTCATCGAACAATGGCCCTATAGAAAAACAGGCCAATATTTCTGCAAACACCGGGGTAACTCCCGGTGTTTGTTTTTATGCCCACAGTGGGCAGAACAAATCGGGCTTTCAGTCCGTGCCGCCGGAAGCGGTAATAATCATAACGAGAGTATGAAGTGGGTAACAACAGAAAAAGTATCTTCCATTTGTGGAAGTCCATAGGTGCCACGAGAAAATTGCGCAAGATGGGCGCAGGACGTGGTGTGTATTGTCTGTACTATGAAATAGACGGTAAGCCGCTATACTGCATCCGCTGTACCAGACGTGATTCAAGGATAGTGGCTTATACGGATCTGGAAGGAGCGTACTCGCTATGGAAATATTGTCCCTGCGCACCAAGGGTTGTGTCACGCTGGGGATGTTGAAAATTTGACAGTCCTTCCGATGGATACGGGAGGACTTTTTTTTTTACTCTTCGTCAGTCAGGCCGAGAAGGATCTCCATCGCCAGCACCACAGCAGGGTCTACGCATTCACATGGAGTGTACTCTTCGTCTTCGTCCGCCTTCAGGAATTCAGTTAGTTCCAGGACATCCCCGAACATCGTTCACACCCCTTCATGTCTGCCGGTGATTCCATCTGCCAACAGGCGTTTCTTCAGTGTTGCCAGTTCCTGCTGAAGGAATGCCTCGGTGTTTCTTATGGACATGCCGATCTCTTGGGCCACTACCTTAATAGGCCATGTCTTTTTGCCCATACCGAAAAACAACTCCACAGCCAATTTACCGCGGTCAGACAGTTGATCTATGTGTTTCTGCAGAGTTTTAACGAGCATTTCGTTATATGCAGCATCCTGAGGATCCTCGCATTCTGCACACAGCACGTCTCCAAACGTAAGTTCTTCATCCTCTTTGATTTTCTCATCTAACGAGCACGCGTGTACAGCAGCGTATTTGAGTGTCTTTACTGTGCCGAGTCCGATGTTGGACAGTGCGGCGAGTTCTTCATCGTCCGGCAGTCTGTCGAATTCACGTACAAAGGCCGCTTTTGCCTGTTCTATCTTGTGCAGTTGTCCTGTGGTTTGCGTAGACAGTTTCACTGCGTGCGCTTGTGCAGATATCGCCAAACGCATGGTCTGTTTGATCCAGTATGAAGCATAGGCTCCGAACTTAGGGCACTTGGAGGGATCGAAGCGTTGTGCTGCGATGATGAGTCCTAGATTACCTTCGGATACGAGATCCTGAAATCCAAGTCCGCAGTATTTCAGGTCGTGGGCTATCTTCACAACTAATCGCAGATTACCGGTGACAAGTTCGTTGATTGCGTTGGTGCGCTCTTCAGGAGTACCATGTTGGATGATCTCTGCGAGTTCCGTTTCGCGGGAACGGACGATGCGCGGGAACTGATTGATGCTGCGTACGTACCTGTTTACTGATTCGATCGGCGCCGCTGCTGTCTGTGTCATGGTACTTCCTCCTACTGTATGGCTATGACGCTGATAAAGTATACTACTTAAAGTTGATAATTTCAAGTCGAAAACGACTTAATTTCAAAGGTTTTTTCGGCATAATATAATGGAACGAAAGTTCCAAAAGTAAATTTTGTACTTAAGTACAAAATCAAAAGTATAACCCAAACACAGGAGGGTACAAAAATGAGTATGACCGCTACGTTGTTTCTGAAACTCGAAAAGGAGTTTTGCTCCGAAACATATTTTGACTTTCATGGCGTTCCGGCGCTTAAGCGCAAAATCGCCAGTCTTCGCAAGTTCATTCAGTCGTGCAGGTCATGGCTGGACAAAGAAACCTCGGATGATCTCAAACTAAAGCTCAAGGCTGCTGAAGCCGAGCTCGACCGACGTCTGAATCCCGACATACCTTGTCGGGACTGCCGTCAATATCGTGTTGTCTGGAATTACCTGGACAATTGTCCGGAAGAGGTTCGGAACTGCCGTCGTGCATGGCAGAGTCATCCCTTCAAATGTCCGCGGAGAGTACACGGCGAAAAGAAGGAGGGCAGATGATGGACTGGAGTGCTCTTTTTCAAAAACCAGCGCGGGAGCGCAAAGCACTCCGCGAACTGGATCTTGCGGATAAACTGGTCAGTTGGGGGACGGATCATATCTGGATCGCCAACGCCAAGTACCCGGTCACGTACATCAACGTGGCCAGGGACGTTGTTGACGGCGAATCGGTTATGCAGGCCGGAGATATCCGGTTCGCATACCGTAATAATGACAACCAGTGGTTGGATGGTATTGCCAGTCGCTACAAAACCGATGCGTGCATCGGTCATCCTGCCGCATGGCGGTGGGAGATAAAATTTTTCCACTGAACAAAAAAAAAAACAGGCTTGGGCAGTGCCGTTAAACTGCCCACCGTCCAGGCGGGTCGTTCCCGTCTGCCGATGAGCCAACGATCCGCAAAACAGCGGTAAAGGCGAAACGGTAACGTCGTTACGGTCATTGTTCAGCCGTAACGATTCACAAGTATAACCCAAACATAAGGAGGGTACATCATGAACGTCAACACCAACACCATTAACAACAACGTCATCAGCTGCCGTGATCTCGAGCTTCCGTTCAACGAGGCTCTGCTCACAGCCAACGAGAAGCTCTTCATCGAGAAGGGCTGGGACGGCGAGGCCTGCCTCAAGACCGCGCTGCGTTTCGAAGATGTGGTTGCCGTCCACGACGGCGAGTTCCACAGCGATGAGGTTCTGAGCCTCGCGCTGTTGGTAGTATTCGCGGGGCTGGACCCCGAACAGCGGATGCGGACCCGCGATCCGAAGAAGCTCATGGACGCCGACCTCCGGGTCGACGTGGGCGAAGGCCTCCTCGACCATCACGGCGCTCGTGCCACCACCGGAGTAGCGGCCTGCAGCCGGGTGTTCGCGTTGTTGAGAAACACCGGAGTTTTCCGTAAACTAGCGCTGTCGACCAGGGCGGTAGACGCCCTGGTCGACCTGGTCGATCGGGTAGCCGCGGTCGACACCGGCGATCCCAATGCCGAGGGGCACTGGATCATCGACATGGTCCAGACTTTTAATCGGGCCACTACAGTAATAACTGGAGAAGATTTCTTCGACCGCGCCGTAGCGGCGGTCGTCGACGCTCTTCAATGCATCATCGGCATTGCCGATGCCGAGGCGATCGCAACCAATGCGGCGCTTGATGCGATCGTGGCCGCTGACGGGGATGCCGTCGTGGCATTCCCGGCGGAAGCCCGGGCGGCGAAGTGCAAGGAGCTGTTGTGGAAACACGCGAAGGACTGCGTGTACTACGTCAGCCCCGAGAGTCCTGACGATTGGCGCATTCTTTGCGCCGCGGCTCCGGAAGTCAGCCCCGCGGACGGAAAGGCATTCGCTTTCTCCAGCCGTCGACTGATCCCGGAGAGATTCCGAGGACTTCGCGGAGAACAACTCTCGGAGGTCACCGGCATCGACGGAGGCATCTTCAGCCACGCGGCAGGTTTTATCGCGGGTTTCAAGACTCGCGAGGCGGCAATCCATTTCGCGGTGCTTTGTCTCCGCGACTGATTTAATGATCGGGGGGCCGGAAGAGGTTCGACGGGGCGCAAAGCCAAAGCGCAAAGCTCCGGACAGGGATTCGATTCCCCTCGGCTCCACCAATTCTTTCATGGGGGCGCGGTAGCTCAAAGGTAGAGCTCTCGACGCTTAATCGAGCGGGTGAAGGTTCGAGTCCTTCCTGCGCCCCCGTCATTTTATAAATCAATATGGACGTCATCCACGGTGGGTGGCGTCCTTTTTATTTCCCAAAGTATAACCAAGGAGAATAAAAATGAAGAAGGTTTTTTCAATGTTTTTGGCGCTCATTTGCGCCGTTACCGTCTTTGCCGGATTCCCGGCCAACATATACATCGCGGATCCACAGGACGTCGCGTCCGTGGTGTCCAAACTGCAGAAGCAGCAGAACGCCGAAACAGTGTACGTCGAAACCTTTATGCAGGGTTTCCGCGCTGGCTTCACAATAGCCAGTGACAAGGAGTTGGGAACTCTCGAACTGCGGTACGTTCGTAAGAAGGTAGAGGAGTTCGTGGCTACTAAGCTGGTTCCGGTCCTGAAGCGGGATGGCTTTTATGAAGACTGGCGAAAGGCCCAGTTTGATCCGGAGCAGATCTTCATGGTCGAGGACGTTGTACAGATGTATCTCGATCATGAGGCTTACTCCCCTAAGGAGCTGATGGCTAAAATAGAAAAGCATGTGGCCATCATGAGGAAGAAGCATCCTGTCATAAAGATGATGGAAAACGATCCCAAATACGTGGGTATGATCGTTATCCTGAACAGAGATATCGTCGCCCACTTCAAACAGGACAAGTGATCATGGCCAAGGTCAAAATGGTACTTTGTTTCGCGGTCGGAGATTTCTTCGACTTCGCCGGTTGCGGTATTTGTGCGGCTCGTTGGTACCTGCGCGGTGCCAATTGCATCAAGGGAGGTGACTACAATGAGTAACCATCTCACTTTTGATGAAGCAGTCAACGACGGCAGTTTCATTCTCAGGTTCCTGATGCAAGGCCTGGAGACCGGTAAGAGCATTACTCCGGAGCAGGCCATCCGCAACGGTGAGAAGATATTCGCCAAGATCAGGGCGAAGGGCATCACCGGAGCAGATGTCACCTTGCTACGTGCCTACAAGGCCATAGTGCAGGCCGAGTACATCATCAGGTCTTGTCCGGAAGACGCTCCGTTGCCGGCGCGTATTCTTGGCACTCTCGCCAAGGAAACGCAACAGGCGATCATCCGCACTTGGACCTTCAAGGGTCCTGGTAACGACGACCGGTGTCGCGACGCCAGGTTCCGGGCATTGAAAGAGATAGAGTTCAGGTTGAGGGTCATTCAGCAGATCTTCAACAAACTGGGCTACGATATGGGGGATACGGAACAATGAATAATCTCCCTGCTTGGACTCAGGCACTCTTGCTGATTACCGGTATTACGCTGATAGTTATCGGCGTAGCCGGTGCGTTTGACAAGGCCGAGAAGGATTACGAAGATCCTGATCGGTGGTAATGTAAAGTATCTCGGAAGCATGGCGCCCTATCCCCATTGGGGCGATCTCCTCCGTGCTTCCGAGATTTTTCTTTTAAGTATAACCCAGGAGGGTAAACACAAATGAGTGAAGTCAAAAAAGAGCAACCCACGTTGATCGAAGGCCGTTGGTATTGGGTGAAGAAACATCACGCGGTACCGGAATGCGCCTTGTATGGAACCAAGGACGGCATCAGAGGGTTCCATCTGATATATGAAGACGACAAGGTCTACCAGTTGGAAGACTTCGAGCTCTTCATCGGAGAGGCAATCAACCCGGCGTTGAAGAAAATATACAACATCCTGAAGAAGGATATTAAAGCCAAGTTGGCCGATGTGGAGCTGCGCATGCTATATAACCACGTTTGTCGCAACACTTGCGTGGTGGAAGGCTGTCCGGAATCCCAGATGAGGGAGTGTTTCCTCGTCAGAATGAAGAAAAATTTGTAACAGATGTCGTTACTTATTGTCGGGAGCCATCGTTCCGGCTCCCTCCAATAAGTACAACATCGTAAAATGCCTGCTTACGCAAGGCTAGACAAAGGAGAATCATGAGATGAAAAATATAATCAAAAAAATCAATGACTGTGTGGAAAATATAAAGAAAAGCCTACTGCCGCGGTGTATCCACAAGTGGACTCTTTACAGAGGCCATTATTATGTGGACAACGACGGAAATCGTCATGTGGTGGTGCGTTGCAACAAGTGCGGCGCCATGATGACGTCGTTCGGAGTACTGCGTCCGGAAGAGCTCATCAGCGTGAAGGAGGCGTAGTATGGGATTCAAAACATTTACTTGCGTCATCTGCGGCTAATCTCTCCTAAAAGGAGGATTAAAAAAAAGGAGTAACGACATGGATTTCAAGCGCATCATGAAGTACATCATTCCGGTTGAGAAGCAGATTCCCACCGGTGATGTCGATGAGCAGAGTCTGTTTTATCAAAAGGTCGAAGGCCGGTGGGAGTTGGTTTACGACTATTATCGCGACAGTGCCGGTCATGAGTATGAGAATCAGAGAATCGGTAATCTTCCGCGAATCGAAGATAATCTTCCGCACAACGGAATTCGTACGATCAATCCGACTGTTGATTATAACGGTAACATGGCGATCGTGATCGAGGGAACGATCTCCTATGACGGCGATAACATCATGAATGACAACTTCCGTCTGCGCACGGAGATCAAGGAGCAGATGATGTTCGAAGTTCAGCGGATTTTCGACGAGGCTCGTAGCCGCATTCGTGAGCAGAAGAAACGTCTTGACGATCTGCTTGCCAAATATGAGCATCTTCCGATCAAGGGCTAACAAACAATGAGGAGATCAAAATGGGATTCAAGACTTTCACCTGTGTCATCTGCGGCAAGGAAGGACTGACGAAGCGCAGCAGCTATGCGGTAGGCGTTGGTCGTGCCTGCAGGGAACACCAGGAGGCGCAGGATGCCAATAACAAACGGCAGGAGGCCTGTCGGAAGGCACAGGAAAAGCGAGATGACATCGTTGCCGAATTACGGAAGATGAATCGTCGTAATTTCCTGCCCTGTGATATAGAGCAGTATGATTTCAGATGTCTGGAATATCTGGAGTCGGCCGCGTCGGACAACACGACTAACGGCTTCATGACTGAAATACTTCCGTTGTTGAGACAACTCGCGAAATCTCCATATGCATTCTACCCGCGACACTACACCCAGATGGCCCTGGATGACATAGAAAAAATGCTTGACGAGGACAACTGCCAGATGCACTTTGTAAAGGCGGTCGTGAAGAACGCCAAAGATGCATTGCGTCGGGACAGTCTGAGACAGTTGAACAGCAATCTTGTCGCCCAGGTGGAGAAGTGCTTGTTGGATTGGTGTCGTGCCACTGTCGCAGTACTGAAGGCGCCTGTGGAGAAACGTACTCCGATAATGCTTGAAGCAGTATTGAAGACGTTGAGGCAGGTCAGGGAAACCGAAAAGCAGTTTTCTCAGCTGGACTATCGGTTGTGGGCCTTCACCGATGACACTTCGGTATATCCGGCTCACGTGGAGAAACTGCATTGTTTGCGCTATGCGATTGTATCCATGGGCGGAAGGCAGGAGAAACTTCCGGAATTACTTCGCATGGTGATGACGTTGCGGAAGTGAAGGAAACCACACGTGGAGACGGCTTGGATGCCGTCTTTTTTTTTTTTTACCCTATAGGTGGAAATATTAAAAGG